TGCGGCCTGCCAGCTTGATGCAGTCTTCGGTGCTCATCAACATTGGCACAGCAGCCGGCACACCAGCTTTACTTAGTTTTGATACAGGATCGCGAACATAAGCCCAATACGGCTCCATGAACTCAACAAAAGGCGTTTGTCCTGCCCAGGCGCGTAAAGCTGGCATTAACAGGAACTTAAGAAAGAGATCACGCGGATTACGTGACAAAGCCTTTAGTACATCATCCACTTTCGGAACGAAAAGTTTTTCAATTACATGACGTTGCGTATTTACAAGGTTGCGTTTAGATCCAGAGAAAACCTCACCCATACGTCGTTCAATGAAGGTGTCTTCAACAGCGTTCCAAAGGTGAAAAGCTGGGCTGTCTTTCTTTTCGAGCAGCTTAAATGCCAGCTTCGAGTCGGTGAAAAGGAGATGGGCGACTTCATGGTCAAGGAAGCCACGGATCGCGTTCATGAGGCCATCAGTGGCATCATCTGGCAGAGAAGGCAGGTTCACCATGCAAGGCGTTCCATCTTTATTGTATTCGACGTAAGCGCGGCTGCCGCGTTCTGCCACAGGAATGTCTTTGCCGGAAAGCATAACAACAACCTTGCGAACACTTTCACGAAATATCTGAACCTCTTTTCTAATTTTTTGTTTGTTTTTCATGTGCTTTTCCATTTCTTGTTTATGAAAACAATTTGTTTTCTGAGTGGTGATAATAACATTGCGCGCAATGAATGAGACCATTAACGCGCAGGCTAGTAACAAGGTTTGGATTTTAAGAAAGGCTAAAGAGAATTAAAGAAAACGTGTGACCAGATTGGTTTCGCCAGTGCAGGCAAGGGTGTACTTCATTTGCGCAATGCTGATGTGAAAACATGCGACGGCGTCGTCTCCGCAGTCAATGTCAATACCGTTGCAGCGAAGGATAATGTCCGAAACTAAATGGTAAGGAACGGCGATAATCATACCCACGCCAAGTGCCTTCAAGGAGGCGATTAGATCATCCATAAACAACCTTTGAGACAGTTCTTATTTATTGAGGCGGCATCTTATACGGTATGTAACAAAAATCAAAGGTTTTATATCAAAAATAATTCTCATTACGCCTTGAGATATGGGCAAATTCTGAATAGTTAGTGACTTACTTATCGTTATGCAGGGATAACCCTTTACTTACTTTCTAGCCGGTAATACACTCAGGGCAATGGTGCAAATGACACCTCGCTATTAATAATTATTTCGCATAAGTAAGCAGGATAAAAACTAATATGGTCGCTAAAAAAGGTAACCGCATTTCGGCGTTTATTGAGGGGCTAATTTTGACTTCCCCAAAGTCCCAGACTCAGATCGCATCTGAGATTGGCTACGAAAACGCAAACAACCTCTCCAACATTAAAACCGGGCGTCTGCCGATGCCATTGGAAAAAGTATCCCTTCTCGCAGAAGCTTTAGGCACAGATGAGACTCGCTTCATGATGCTGGTGCTGGAAGAACGATATCCGGTCATCCACCAATTCATAAAGAAAAACCTCCCTGGTCTAAGTGACGAAGAGCGCCAGATAATCAATGCCTTAAGAGACAAAACAAAAACATCCGGCACTCTTACAGATGAAAAGCTCAAGAAGATACTTGCCGCAATCGAAAGTTAACGACACCAAGCCCAAGGCGACTGTTTGAGAGATCCAGGCGGTCGCCTTTGTATTTGTGGCTCAAATCCTCCACCCCCTCGCTTTCGACTATATTAAACAAAAATACTGAGTATTTGTACAGTGCTTCTTGCATCTGATCTATATAGTCGTGCCTGTCGTACACACGGTCTATACCTTCAAGGCTTTGATTTAAAACCTTTCTTGATACATCACTCGGTACATCCAAACTTGCCAGACAGCTCCTTGCAGTCCTGCGTAGATCACGCGGAGTGAACGGCTCAACCGCCAGCATTTCTGGTGTTTCGAGGATTCGGCGCAAAGATTGGCTGATGGCCACCTTTGACATCGGCCGCCCTGCTTTCTTGTTAGATGGGCATAGCCATTCGCTCCCCTCACCCGCGGCAAGCAGCCGTTCGATACAGAGTTTCATAATCGGGCTGATGGGCAACCGGTGGTCTCGATTCGACTTGTTGCGACGACCCTGGTTCCATATGTTATTGGTGAGATCAAACTCAGCGGATTTTGCACGTAGGATCTCGTCAGGACGTCGAGCAGCAGCGAGCGTCAATCTGGCAGCCCAGCGCGTCACCTCGCAGACTTCGAAGTAATCCCATACATGCCAGAACACCCAGATTTCAGCGTCTGTTAGCGTGCGCTCCCTGGGCTTAGGGTTTGAGCCACCAACTTTGTTCAGTGGAATGTCGCCAACTGGTGAGTTCTCCAGATAACCCTGAAACACACACCAGGCGAGGAACTGCTTCATTATTGAAAAGACACGTTTTCCCTGAACAATTTTGCCTTCCATGATCAGCGGGTTAGTCAGCCGGTTAACGACCACTTTGGTGATTTTGGACAGAGGAAGATCGCCAATTTTAGGCAAAACATGTATCAAAATACAGTGGACGCCAAGCTCGGGTCGGCGGCGAGTCACTAACAAAGATAGCCGAGTGAAAAGCATGAATGCTTTCCTGAATGCCGGGTCGGAATCACTGAAATCTTCCAGCTGGTCAAGCGGCGACTCGATGACGGTCTGCAAAAACGCGATCGTCTCTGCGGAACAGTTCTCTGCTGCCTTAGCCAAATCAAAATCACTGCGCATATGCGAAACCTCTTTTTTAGGGTCAGCATAGCTCGGATTTTACAATGATTCCATACTATATAAGTATGGAATCATATAAACGCGCTAATTTTAATTTTATGAAAATTTTGTGGACATAGTTGCGGTTCATGCGTAATAGTCTATTCGAACTGAATAGCTAGAATGCAGAGGCGATATGAAGCAGATTCGTTTTAAAGTGCTTAGGCCAGGCGACACTGTTGTGAGCTTCACTAAGCACAACCTTGTAATACAAAAAAGCTCAGGTGAATTTTTCATCTACACACTTACTGGCGTTGAGGAGGGTAAGCCAAACTTCTTTAAAGAGTACGAAGAAGTTACTACTTTTACCTCTGACCTTATTGAAGAGGGTTTTGCCATTGTTCGCGACGGCAATGATTTCAAAATTTTTCAAGTAAGCGATTACGATAGTATTGGCATACCTATTTTTGACAGAAATTACTGTCTCATAATCACGTCAGGTGTTGGTAAGATCCAAAGTTACGACACTGATACTCAAATCACTGCCGAAATCCCAGCTAAGGTCAAGAATAATGAGTGATAAATCAAAAGATCCTTGGACTGCCAATATTGGCATTTCTGGCGATAAGGAAACAGTTCAAAAAATAATAAAACTAATTGAAGCTGAGGAAGAAGAAGGTAAATTAACAGAGGTGTCTAGAATAGACGGGCCTTACGAGTCATTGCGATTAATGATGAAGCGTAGGCAAGAAAACTTGGCCCTCGAAATTAACGAAAGGCCAGAGGAAAGTGAGGACAAATAATGTCCAGACCATACGAGCACATTAAAGCGCAAAAAGAAAGAAAAATCAAAGATCTAGGGATCTGTCTTCTTTGTGCTTCAACTGAAAATTTGCAAGCCCATCACATATGGGAATATTCGAAAGGTGGCCCTTCTTTAATAGAAGGACTGATTACAGTTTGTATGGACTGCCATCAGCGAATGATCCATCTTGATGGTCAAATAACACTTTATAAATACGAGAATGGAATAACTATAAAGGGGAGAGGTGGTAGGTAAATATGATAAAAAAAAATCGAGGGGCTGCAAATTTAGCCCCTCTCTTTTTAAAATATTAACTTGAAGTTGTCAAATCCACCGATTGGTTTATCTTCAACGAAGATCTGGGGCACTTGTTTTACCGGCTTGCCAACAAGTTCACTCAGCTCTGGTGCACCGATCCCGGCGACCTGGATGTCGATGTATTCAAACGTCAGCTTGCCCTGGCTCTGTAGTTGTGAGGCCAGCTCCTTTGCTTTTTTGCAGTAGGCGCACTGTTCTTTGCCATAAATTTTCACTTTTACCATTCTGTTCATCACTCAATGTTTGTTTTAAAAGGTAGCCCTCAAGAGGCCAAATTTTTGCAATAGCTTTGCGGCGCGCCAGCTGGCGGCTCAACTCAGGATCAAAATTTTCTTTGCTAACACACGCATTCTCGCCCGTGACGGTGTAACCGTTGGTAAGTAGCAAATAGCAAAACGTATGGCGGTCGGCGGCAGTGTTCGCCCACCAAGCTGCATCGACGCCCTGGTTAGCTGATCGAATGCCGTCGTAAGCTGAGAAATAATGCTCTTCAGCAATCAGGCTCTCGATGTGCTCCAGAGTAACGCGCGGTGCGGTTAGTCCTTTGTCGAGCAGCTGCTGTTCCAGTTCTGCGTCTGTCATTTCACGATCACCCAATCTTCACTGAGCATATCGGTTTGGCTGGCCAGCCACGGTACGTTCTGCCCGTCTGCAGTACGCATATAGATGTATGGGAGCGTCATGTCACTGTCAGCGTCCGGGCGTTGCAGCTCAAGCCACATCCCTTTGCCGTTCCAGCCCTTGCGAGCCACACGATCACCCTCTTTAAGCAGCTCGATGGCGGTACCAAATGAGACGCCAAATGAAGCGGCGAAACCTGCGTCTGCGAGCGCCAGATACCCTCTCTGAAATGCTTCTGCCGGTGAAAATGATTCATAGCCGTCTTCATAACGAACAAAGTAGCCACCGACTTCAGGCTGATGGCGAGCTACCCAGGCTCGGCCAACTTCAATCTCAACGATGCTTTTGTGAAGACTCAGGCCGATTGCGGTGCCGGTGATTGAAGCGATTTTTGCGGCGCCAACCACCTTGATGCTTTGGTACTCTGGCAGTTTAACTTCTGACATGTTTGATTCCCTTCGTGAGTGTAGGCGTCCATTGCCTAATAAATTCGTGACAAGAATAGCCAAAAATATTTGGTAGGTCACTACCTACTAATGGTTTTTATAAATTTATTCGCTAACTTGCCGATAACAATCGTTGTTCAAACTATAAGGATTTTACGATGAAGACGAAGTATGCTTTTTTAGGGTTGGCCATCATGGGCGCCATTGTTTTCTTTCATGAAGACGCTAAGACAGATGACGAATTAATATCTTCAACCTATGATTATGGAAGGGACGCACTGCGAGCTGAATTGAAAGACCCTAATAGCTTGAAAACTCGTAACCTTACATTTAGAGGTCACCGTACTGAGGACGGTGGTATGGCTGGAGCTGTTTGTGGCGAATACAACGCAAAAAACTCCTACGGTGGATATAATGGATTTGCTCATTTTGTCGTCCAAATTAAGGTTGACGATCAGGGCAAATTTGCAAACTCCGGGGGTGTCTCCTTCCCAAAATCTATGTTCGAATTAATCTGTAAAGAGCGTGCAAGTAGCTACTTCTCATCATAATTCGTGAGCTATCAAATTTGCGAATAGCCAGCCTCAAAGAATATCGGGCTGAAGCTAATAGCTCCGTCTATAAATTTGTCTGCAAAGTAGAGAGTGAAGTGACGGCTTCTGCTATCCAACGTGGACATTGAAATGGTAACGAAAGAAGAGAGCGCAACGGTTTTAAACGCTCTGCTTACGAGAGGGTCTGATGGCTCTTCTTCAAAAGAGGAAGGCATCATAGGCATTTGAGCAACGTTATAGCGCTCGCGGCTGCTGAGAAAGTTTGTGCGTAACTGCATACAGCTCAGTGGCCGCATTTCTCTGCCATCTCCGATCACCTGAATGAACCGGCCAGGCATGGTGTTCTTGTATTGGATACGCTGGTAAGTGAAAGAGGTATCACTGCTCATCATCGACCTTTCAAATGCCTCCGTTAAGCTGGCCGGCATCCTTGTGCTGAAGCGATTATTGGCGTGATCTTCATAGCCCCGTAATTGTGCTTTGTACCTTTCAAAAGCATCCCAATCGTTCATTCTTGCCATATTTGCCTCAACAAAAAAGGGGCCGAAGCCCCTTTGGTATTTGCGCTATAAGTAAGGTTTGGAGTTCGACGATGTCAGCTACCGATTGCAGACATAATCTGCTGCGTACACAGCGTAGAGCGGGCTGAGGGACTGTTAGCGGAGTCTTTAAGTGAATAAATAAACCCAACCCGCTCTACGATGTGCTGTTCCCCCGGAGGGGAACAGACACGCAACTTAGTTCTTACCGGTGTTTACGGTAACGCCCTGGCGGTTAGATTCCGCTTTAGCGATTTCCAGACGAGTGTCACGTTCAGCTTTCACTTCGCCCTGCAGCTGAGTCACCTGCGCTTCGAGGAACTCAATGCGGTTGTCTTTGGCTTTGCTGTTTGCGTTCAGTTCAGCCATTTCAACACGGTGATCGCCCTGCAACTGAGCAATCTGAGCTTTGGAAGCAGACTCAGCCTGACGGAATGCAGAGGTACGCGCTTCTTCAACTGCCTGCTCATTACCTGCTTCAGCGTTCACTGCACGAGTGTTCAGCTGGTTCAAATCAGCAACGGAGATGGTCGCCAGGCCACGAGCTTTCATCAGGTCAGCCAGTACGCGGTCTTCGTTTTCGATAACACGCAGTCGCAGCTGGGCAGCGCCTTCACGCTCTTTGGTGTTGATCTGGTTATCCAGGTCGGCCAGCTGGGATTGCTTGAACTCAATTTCTTCGGCCAGGTTGACGTTAGACTGCGCCAGAGCTGTCAGCTCGACTGCAACCTTGCTCAGATCGGCAACAGCTTTAACAACGCCTTTAGCTGAACGGTCGGACGCGGTGATAACCTTTTTGACTTCTGACATGTGTTTTTCCTTTGTATTTTATATGTAGCCCTTCGCGGGGCATTGATACTGCAAAGCTAAAAATCTTGTCACGAGCACCAAGGTTAGGTGCGTGGTGTTGATCTAAACTCTGAGATGTATGGAATCATTACGAATCACCAACAAGGCTACCCATTCGCACTCTCAGCACACCATCTTTGTAGGCCGATATAGTTCCGTCGTGGCTTATTGTCATCGTCGAACACCCTTGCTTGACCGCTTCTACAGTGCTCGTGGAGCCGTAATCACCACGATTCTGCTGAATAGCTTTGACAAAGAGTGTTGCGGCCGCTCGCTTAAGCTCATCAACGTCTTGCATATCGATCCCTGAATTTGTGCTGGCTAACCCTGCCAGCCGGGCTACGTCTACGATTATTCAACCCAAGAATAAATGACATAAGTAATATGGAATGACGTAACGAGATAGGCGGAAGTGCCTTTAAAACCCGGGTGTTCATGTCGGAATTACCCCCACCCATCTCGTTACCCCATCGGTCGGGTGGCCGTGGCCACCGTCCCTGCGTTCCGTAATCAGACTCGCTCAGTCTGCTCCATTTCGATAACAGGGCTGGAGACTGACCCTGCTGGTGTTTGGCTATTACGCTACTGCCAGGTACTGAGTGTCGTTTGCATTTATTTTAAAAGTAAAAATAATCGCTCACCGCCGAAAACGAGAGCGACTATAATTGATATAATTAGGTAGGTAAATACCTATCTTACAGATTTTTCACTTTGACGGTTCGTTTGATCAGTTTCAGATCACCTAAGTTTGTGTATTTACAGCCGAAGTGAAACGATTATCATTGGCTTTTGGCAGCTAACTAATTGATTGGGATGCGTTATGAACAAGATTGCTAAGGTAGGCTTAGGGGTTGTTGCTCTTGTAGCTGCTGGAGTGGTTGCTAATTACGTTGATGCACAAATGGGGTTGAAAGCAGATCAAGAAGCCTGCCCAACCGTCAAATCTGAAGACGCTATCAATGCAGTGATTCAGGATGTTATACGCCCGGGAAACCAAATATTTTCAAAGTACAGCCTCGCGGCCAGTGATGTCTCAGTAGACAGCGTCGGTGTCCAGATTGGATCTTCCTCTACTCTGGTTCCTTTCCACATAGCCAAAGAGCCTGGAAAGCAGTTCTTCGGGATGTCGCGCTGCTCAGTGCTTAGCAACGTTGAGTACGCGAACGATTAAAAAAAGGGGGCTTTGAAGCCCCCTTTGCCATTACTTCTTACCTTTCAGCTGAATCTTGTGCTCGCCTTTAAAGTAAATTTCGTACTCTTGGCCAGGGATGGCTCGCAGCACATCAGTTAGCAGCTCACCAACTTTACCGCGGTTAACATCCTTGTTAGCGTCATAGCGGTCACTGAAACCAATGACCTTCCCATCAAAGCTCCAGTTGCCCGCCCTGTCCACGTCAAGGGTGCCACGTAAGTTCAGAGAGACACGTCCCAGATAACTCCACTCCCAATAGCTACTCTGGCGGAAGTCGTAACCGATGTTCTGGTTAATGTCGAATCGACCAATGCGGATGCTGTTCAGGATGTTGTTAACCGGCGCCAAATTTCCACGGTCGAAATTGAAGCTCAGCTTGCCGAGGTCGGCACTCAAGGAAGAACCGTCACCAAATGCGTAATGGTAAAGCGCTGCCAGAGGCGCAAATGCACCATTTGTCAGTTCGGTTTGGCTCTTTGGATCAAAGAATTTCGGGGCATTCAAATAATCAGCCTGGTACAGCGCGTGATTAAGTGTTGCGCGTAACTCTTCAGCATATGCGGCTGCACATAGCAGGTCTTTGACCTTAGCTGGATCTTTAAGACACTGTTCGAGTTTCAGGGCGGTCATCGTGCCGTTCTGATATGCCTGAGCACGCCGCACTCGCTCTTGTGGGCTTGGCATCCCCTGTCCGGGGTTGGTAATGATCGAGTAGTTGTAGGTAGCTGGCCAGGTTGGTACTGCTTCAACAATGAGGGTATCTTCAGCCATGATTAACTCCTTTAATCATATTGGTAAATGCCATCCTTTGGCCTAATCAATATTGCTCCGTTGGTGTTCAAAAACAACTATCAGAACTGGCTATAAGCAGCTTTTAAGACAAAACGTATAAGTCTATTTTCCTTATAAATCATCGCCCTGCATAAGCAGAGGGACAATTTCTTCTAATTCGGAAAGAGAAAGCACTCCTGACATCAAGCCAATACGCATTGGCACATTCATGCGCCCTTTTGCGTAGAGGAAACCCATAGCACCAGCACAATGCTTCTCCTTCCCAGACGGGTGATAGACACCCTCACTGTCGTGATAGCCCCCAGTGGGATGCGTTGTCTTATGACACTGGAACGGGGTCATGTCGTCGTCCAGCAAAGACTGTTTAATTTCCGCAAGGCGCTCTTCCCCGATCTCAATGCCATTCTCCTTCAGGAACGGGCAGTTTGCGCAGGGCTTCTTGATAGACAGAAAGCGTTTGAAATCCATTGTGGTTACTCTTTGATGGGCAATGCAGAAATGATAAAGCGCCCACGAGAGGCGCTTAAGTGATTGTTGACGGTGATGGTTATGCTTTCGGCTCTGGGGAAGCAGCTGCAGGCTCAGGCGTCTTTCTCATGATCCGTACAGCGTATTCTTTACCCTGAATTGTATAGCTCTGCTGCCCCTTCAATTTGCCGTATCTCATTTCTATGATGGTAAACAGCTTCCAGGCTAAGTCTTCTAACTTTGCAGTGCGGCAGAACAACCACAAGATAATCAATTTGGTGGCTTTCCCGCCCACCATGAACGCTGCGTAAAAGCCGCTCAGTAGAAAGTAAGCCAGCAGCAGGCCGTCTGAAATTGTAATGTCACCCATTGCGCTTAAATTCCTTAACTTCAACAACCTTGTATACCCGGCGCCCCATTGCGACAGTGCCGGTCTTCAGCTCCTGCTTGAGCATATCAACAATGAAATATGCCGAACCGAGCACCCCACCGATCAACCCTAATAGGATGTATGGAATCATGTTGTGCATCACTCTTTATCCCCAATGCGGTCTTCTGTATCACGAAGGCAGCTTGGCCACTTAAGTCGAGGGTGGCGCAGACTTCCATCTGGCGTGTATTCGTGGAAATTGACCTTCACGATGCGCCCCATGTATTTGTCCTGATTCAGCCAGATCTCATCGAGGTATTGATGTTTGAAGCCTGAAGCACGAACTTCCGTACCGTCCTCCAAACGCACAACGATTTTACCGAGGGTGTGTGCGAAGCCGGCATCTGGGTCGCCAGGCAGGAAGCCAATGATTTCACCATCTGCTTCATTCTCATCCTTCATTTTCCACCAGGCACGAGAGCGCTTAAATTCATAAACCGAGTTAGGGTCGTAAGCCATCTCCCCTTCTTCGTTCTCGTCCAAACGCTGCATGAATCGAGCAATGTACTCTTCGTGGCTATGGTAGATTTCAAAGGGAACCAGCACCAAATCACCAGCTGACTCTTCGCTTCTCTCATTGCGGAACCACGCCACCAGCGCAGCCTTACGCTCCTTCAGCTTCATGCCATTGGCTTTGTACTCTTTGGTCTTGGCCAACGCCTTCCACTCTGGCAGGAAGAAGTCGAAGATGTGGAACTGAGCGCCTACAGCTTTCACATTCTTTTTGCGGATCGCTGAAACGGTGCCGTTAAATGAGCCGACCGTTGCCTCACCATCAAAGAAGACGTGTTGATGACCGGTAGCACGAGCTAGCTCCAGCATTGCCGGTTTAAGGTGATCGAGCGACGTTACTGGATTGCCGGTGCGCGACAGGAAGTTAACTTCTTCTTCACCCACAATCACCTCGCTGATCACGCGCATCCCATCGAGCTTGATGCTTCCAATCATCGGCCACTTGGCGTGTTTGTTAGGCTTGAATGGGAACTTGTCACCCTTTTCCTTGTAGGCGGTGGCCAGTTGGACTTCAAACACTGGAATCGGTGCCGAGAAGATTTTGTTGCAAAGGCTGATGCCGACACCGGCCTTCGGATCTTTAAGCAGGAAACGACGAAACACGTCCTGACCAGCCTCACACATAGAGCCAACGATTGACTCAACTGCGGTTACGGCGGCTCCACCTGTCAGCTGACGCGTTGCCAGCTGATCCAACACATCCAATACCTTCTGGTCACTTGGCGTGGACACCAGCTGCGCCTGGGCTACGTTATACTTCTTGATGCCGAAGCGGATGAATGGATTGAGCATCAGCGACACGGCTTTTTGCTCGAAGTCGCCCAGCTTGGCCAAAGCCTCTTTCTTGGCATTGGTTCCCATCGCTTTGATGTCATCCAGCTTGGTTCGAAGGGTAATCAGCTTTTCCATTAAAACGGCACTCCTTGTACTGGCCCGTGTTGTGTAAATTCAGCGTGAAACTGCTCGATCGGCAGCGAATAGATGTCGCCGGTCGATGTCAATTTGAAGATTGCGGTCGGAACAAAACCTTCCATGGTGGCTTTTTGGTTAGCGAACATCACCAGCTCGTAAACCCCACCGTGGTCTTTGTTTGTCCACTGATGCCAATACTCGATGAGGCGTCGGAATCGAAGCGCTGCACCGGTTCCAATAGCGTCGTACCACTTCTGCACAATCTGGCCATTCACCTTGTGCTCAAGCGCATAGCCGTATGGTGAAACAGCAAGAACGCGACATTCTTCCCACGCTCTTTGCCCCTCCAAATCGACCATGAAATAAGCGCGCTCCCCTTCTTTGAGATCCGAAACTTTCATGTGTTTTCCTCTTGCACTAAGGCTGAGTGGAGGTCTGTAATAGCCTCGAACTCGCCCGTTTTTGTTGTGTCTTCTGCTTTTGGTTTACGCGACGGCAGAAGTGACATCGCGGATTTGGTTTTACGCTGGCCACCGAAACTGCTCTGATTGTTACGAGCTGCAACTTCAGCAACTAAAGCACCGTAATCTTCGAAGTAGAGCGATTCACCGGCGCGAACTTCCTCGACCATCATCTTCAGCGCTTTGCATTTGCCGCCGCGGATAGCCGTTACACATTCACTAAATGAGCCAGGCGGTAGCCGACCTTCTTTGAACGCCAGAATCGTGTGCTGGCAGACCGTATAGCTCGCTCTTGTTGGTTCCTTGCGGATCAGCACTTCCTCGCACTTCAGGCTGAACATGTTGTTGCCCGATATGGATGGAATCTTCGAAAAGTCGGTCTTTGAAACTGTCATTCTGTATCACCAAAATAGCTAATCACTTATTAACGCAATTATAAAAAAGCCCCATGCGGGGCTATAGCGTTTTTGTCAGGCTACCAGCTTCCCCAGCCAGACATGACGGCGTGTTGTCGGTCGCGGAAAGGCTTCAGAAGCTCTTCAGCGGTGTGCAGGGCGTATGATTTGGCTTCCTGCATCAACATTGGCATTTCGTTAGACATCTTCACCAGGCGACGTTCGTACTCGCCCATAACGCCATCGCAGGCTGAACTGCAGGCGTTGATAATGTCCTGCTTGCGACGATCGCCACCGGTCAATTTCATTAACGCTGGGAAGTTCTTCTCATTAGCCGCTTTGGTGGCGGTTCCTCGCCCTTCCAGAACCAGGTCAACCATGCCTTCCGGGACACTCATATTTGCAGTGTTGTCGTCGCCAACCACACTCGTTGCCCAGAGTTCTTTTATGGCCGAAGAGGACTCCACGCTTTCGCATTTTTCATCCATGAACTCAACGAACTTCCACAGGTCGTCACGGTGCAGCTCTTCAAGAACGGTCTGGGTCTGGACAATGTAGCCGTTGTAATAGGCAGCTGTATGGGTAACAGGTGAATCTCCCATTCGGCTGATAAAGCTGACGATCGCAGCGCATCGAGGCGCTTCATTTCCCACGCTTGGACGAACGTCGCCAACAACCATGGTGACCGTCAAATACGGATAGTCGGCCAGCAGCAACTTGCCAGCCTCTGCGGTCGCAATTCTGTCAGCTCCAGCCTGAATAGCCTGGACAACAACCGAGTCGAACTCTTCTTCGTTCAGCGGCAGCTTTGAATCTCTAACCAGCTTTGTGATTTCATGAGTGATATTCGGGTGCATCTTCATCTCTCTTATAGACTTTGGTCGCCATTATAATTAATGATTGGTAGTTAGCTACTTATTTTCTTAGATCAGACCAAAGCCGCTATTCCTTTTACCTTTGCCATTAACTCAAGCTGGCGAGTGTAGGGCTTCGCTCGGAAGTAGGCTTTGATGATTTCCTCAACAGATGCGTCGCCCGGGTCAACGCCCTCTTTACCCAAACAGGCTATCTTCACGTTAAGTCCGATCCCCACCAGCTTACGCGCGGCGGCCATTGTGTTTCGGATTGCCTGCTTCTCGCTATCCCACATCATTACGACGTTCTTCAGCCCCTTCGCTTTAAGCGTCAGGAATGCACCTAACTGATCCTCTTCGTCCTGCGTCGTTACGCCAGACAAGTGCATACCAAACGTCCCGATTGGCTCAACGTAATCCCGCAGCGTTGGCTCATCGAACAGCGCTCGCTTAATACCAATAACGTCAAATGCGCCCTCGCTCACCACGACAGTCTGTTTACCCACTGCGTTGTGGCCGTTATAGAGAAATTTACCTGAAGCCGGCAACGTCATGGGGAAGAGATAGCGGCGCTCCGCAGTGCCAGTAACGTCACGCCCCTGGAAGGTTTTCATCACGCCATCGAGGTCGTAAATTGGTATCAGAATACGCATACCGAAATCTTGGCCACGAACCTGGTCGTTGTAGACATCCACATAAGCATGTTTGCCCTCTACGCAGTATCGAAGGTCGAAATATTTGGCCAGCTCAGGCGTTACATTTCGCTCTACAAGATAAGTGGGCAGTTGCCCCTCGATCGGAAGCTCATAGTGACGAGGCAATGAAACCGGCCCTTCCAGCTCGACGGCGCTGGCCAGCTTCACCTCTTCTCGTTTCGGCGCCCAGCCCTGCTCCAACAGCGCATTGTTAACGTATTCCTCAAATGCACGGCGTGACTTGCCGCTGTAATGCTTCAGGAACACCAGCTTGTTGAATTGGATCTCTTCTGGGTGATCACCAGCAAAGCATTTACCGACGTTGTTGGTCAGATTGAAATACACCTTCCAACCGGAGCTGCCGCATACCGGGCACTCCTTGATGTTTATTTCACGACCGCGCGCGCTGACACCACCACGGCGATAGATGATGCCCTCTGTATCGAGCCACTGCTCAAAGTCCAGCTCGGTCAAAAGCTCTTTAATGTCGCTCATGCCAGCAATCCTCTCCGGTCATTATTTGAAGGCAATTTTGTGCGTATTAGGGAAGTTGGGGTATGATGGCCGCTCATGTGTTTTTCCCTTGTTGTTTTTAACAGGGCGAGAAACTTGATTTCTCGAATTGGAAATGAGGCGTGGCGATTTTTGCCACGCCTTTATTTTTAGATAACGTCGAGAATTTCCTGAATAAACCGCATCTGCTCCAGGTTCTGTTTCACTCGGATGCTGATGTTGCCTTTCTGGTTACGAGAGCCTGCAAAGTACAAGCGCGCTTCACCCTTCGTCGCTTCCTCTTCCGTTTTGTTGATCGAGATAACCAGGTCAGCGATACGCACCTTTTCGATGTTATCCGCGGCGTGCATCATTGTGGCCACCTCAGACGCCCCACCCTCTCGGTTGGTCTGCGATGCGGTTATGCCAGCGGCATTATGCTTGTCGAACACTGCGCGGAGATCGGTATAGATGCTTTTCACATCGGCTCGTTCATCGCCGCTGCGTCGAGTTGGTTTCATCAGGTCGGCGTAATCCACCACGACCATGTCAGGAATCATCCCGTTCGACTTCATGCCTTCAAGTAATCGATCGAGGTCTGCAGGTGACAAGCTGCCAGACGGTCTCTCAACAACCCACAAGTTACCCACGCCGGTACTGGCGCCCAGGTCAGCCAGCTTCTTGTGAACGTCGTCGCGCTTCTCGATCAGCTTCGTCATTTCGGTTTGAGAAAGACGTGCGTCGAAACGGTCAGACAAGATTGCCGTGTGAACTTCAAGCGAGACGTACAGGACGTTGAAGCCCTTTAACGTTGCGTTAATGGAGAACTCACCCATGGCCGTCGATTTACCAGACTTCGCGAAGCCCATGAAGAGAACCATTTCACGACGCCCCCACCCTTTCTGGTACAGCAGCCGATCCAGCAGCGGAATGCCGGTGGTGATGCTGTTTGGCACGTAATCTTCAGACGCCTCATACTCACGCTGCTTTAAACGCTCAGCAGCTTCGCCCAGGTAGTTGTAGATGCCGATGGTGTCACTCGCGCCCACCAGCTGCACCTTGGCCATCACTTCCATTGCGCGTTCGAAGTCACCCTTCTCTTTCAGCTCAGCCGCTTTGATCAGCGCGTCATCGAAAGCGATGCTCCGGGCAAATGTGGCAACGCGGTCAACCATGTATTTGGTGTCGGTTAGCTTTTCACCCAAAACACGCTTGAAAGCGTTCACCACATCCGGGAACAGCTCTTCGCGGATCGTCTTATCTTTCTTCGCGCGCTTCAGCTGGTCGAGAATGGCCGTGCTGGAAGGTGCGCTCTTGTACATGCGGAAGTAAGACGAAACCAGGTTAACCAATATTGCGTTTGCCGCGTTTTCAAATTGGCTCGGATCAACCAAATCACCGGCGCGCATCAGGAACTCCTGATCCTTGCAGTAATAGGCTGTTAGTCGGTTCTGGAAGTCATCATCAAACTCTTCTGACAATGGGCGTCCGGTATGGCAAATGGTGGTCATTGCGCCACCTCTTTAATCATGTTCATGTGCTTTTCCATCGTTCTAAACAACTTGTTTACTAAGTTTACTAAGTGGGCAAAGGCAATCAATTCAGTGACCGTGCTTCCATGGTTTCGTTAGGGAAGCGCTGTAGCGCTATGTGTTCGGGCAGTAGCTCTGTCAGCCAAACAGCGGAGTAGATGATCAGAACGCGACGAGACGGCTCACGATTTTCAATCTGCGTGAGAAGCCACTCAAAGTATTCTCGCTGGATTTCAGCGTTGCCCCCTTGCACGATTACCCCAGAAGAGCCAGAACCCCACAGAGAGCTATCCAGACGGGTTAACGCGCGTTTCTTCAATCTGTCTTCGAAGATCTCAATCAGCTCTGGCTGCCAAAGATGCTGAGGGCGTGGCAGCTTGTCCCAGAGACGTGATGCGGCGATCGATAAAACGGTGCCAATGAAGTAGCCGTAATTAACGCAGTAGCGATCGGCAAACTGACGCGCTTTCCAAAGTGATGTCTTGTTGGCGGCAGACTGATCCTGAAACGGAACTCGTTTTAAACCGGTGTTGAAAGGCGCACTCTGGAAGTCTTCACGACCGTGAGTGAGCATGATGTTGGCGTACTGGCGTTTATACTCTTCGGTAAAGACAGCTGTAGCCTGGAGTGGGTGCATGTCGCGGTAATCAAACCACTTAGTCTCGAAGAGGTCAGCTTCGCCTTTACAGCGAGACAGCCCTATGTTCTTAGCGACCCACTCATCCATGACGGCCGAATCCCACTCTTCCATGAATCCGTACTGGTCGTCGTTGCCTAAGCATTGGTAAAAAAAATCGCTCACAAGTAGGTAGCCAGTTAGTTATCCGTGGCTGGATAATAGCTAGTTACCAATCTTTTTTAAAGCAGTGAATGCAGGGAGTTTGGTGGCGAAGGGCTGGGTTGTGTTGTCTACAAACAACCTGCTTCCGTATATTTTAATATACTGGTCTTAATCTTTTATACAGAAGCAGGCCAAATAAGGGCTTTATAAATCCTTTTAAGGAACATTTACTTCATTATGAAATTCAAGATTCACGGTCTGCAAAATTGCACAAATAAATCATAGAAGGTATGGAGGCTTGGATTTGCTCAACATCACCAGATGCGATGGTGTACAATGTATCCTCTACTAATTGTTGGTTAAAGTAATTTATTAGCTGGGCGAAGGAGACTGCATTCTCGATACTCTCCCTATAGCCGAAAGTTATCCCCATTCCATTTATAACGTTGTAAATATTGTTAATGTATTGCTGATCAACAACTAATTTCTTAATTTCTTCAAACAGCTCATTTAGTGCAATGTAAGTTTTGGCCGCTTTGATTTTTGAAGCTGCTCTTGGATTGCCCCCTTGCTCTGCTATTTCAAAGTATTCAATCGCATTATTAGTGTTTTGAACTACCCCTTGCCCCAACAATGCCATGATCCCAATATTATAATAGGCGTTAGGCAAACGCCCCTCGACAGCTGCTTTGGTATAATAATGAAATGATTTTGTGTAATCCAGCGGCACGTAAGGGTCTTTGTTTCCTGTCGCAAACAGTACACCTAACTCTAAGTGAGCATTAACATCACCTGCATCAGATCTTTTTACAAGCTCGCTTAGTGCCACCAACTTACCGCCTTTGACTTCTGACGCTAATTTCACTGCTGATTTAGTTTTGAAGCGGTCGAAAAATCCCATTTTTTTGCACTCTAAATTGCGCCTTATGATATTTTAAGGCGCAGGGCTATTATTTTAGTAAGCTTTTATATTAACTCTTACCCATCAACTTGCGTTTTATTTCTTCGGTGCGGAATGAAACGTCACTCGCGTTCACTGCTTCAATGTTCAGCTTAATAGCCTCTTCGATTTCAGCCGGTGTTTTCTCTGATAGCTGGAAGATGGCCGCGCGGATCACGTCAGAACGTGTGAACTTGTCGAAACGAGGAATGACGGCCAGCATATCAATCAGCTCTATGTACTCATCTTCCATCGACATTGTGCGAGACTGAATCTTGCTTTTACCACGAGTAGGACGCCCCTGGGGCTTCACAGGGTTACGAAGTGGTGCAGCTGGTGTCACTGGCTGACTTTCTTGCTGCTGCGCTTCTGGCGCTGCTGGTGGCGTTACGCGCTTAGTCAAATCACCCATACCCTTCGCCATTATTTACCCTCCAGGTTAAGCAGGTAATCCACCAGCTCGATAATCTCTGCCTCAGCCTTCGCATCGCGATCGGCGCCGGTCATTTCGAAGATAGTGCGGCCAGACTCTTCTGCATCGTCGTACACGTTACGGGTGTAGAGGTTTACTGGCACCGGCTCGATACCAAATGACTCGATCACACCTTTTGCGTTAAAGATACGCTGAGCCTGGTTTGGCAGTGATGGACACTGGTTCATCACCCCTATGATGCGAACCTTGTGGTTGGTGTTACGCACGTTGTCCAGAACCGGGTCGAGATTACGCAGTGATTTAATGTCACGGCGCTTCGGGCGGAACGGAAGAAGGATTATGTCGGCCATCTGCATGGCCTGACGTTGGATTTCGGAGTCGAAGCCACCGGCGTCAATAACCACGAAGTCATGGCGTTGGCTCACCGCGTTGATGTGCTTCACAACGTCATGATCCACAAACTCAAATGGAATAAGCGCCAGGTCTTCGTTTTCGCGGCGCTCTTCAGCCCAGCCTGCGGTCGTCATCTGCCCATCAATGTCGGTCAGGTGACATTTCTTCTGCTTTTTAAGAACCAGCGCACCGGCTACCTGCTGCGCAACCGTGGATTTGCCGGGGCCACCTTTGGTGCCGCCAATCACAATGATCTTAGCCATTGTTTTTTCCTTGTTATGCGAAATAATAATTATGTGAAAACAAGTTGTTTTCTTATGTGCCTATTAGCCTAATGCGGGGCGGCCACGGTGTAAAGGCCAGTTTGTAGGCAATGAGCTGAATTTTGGGAATAAAAAACCCGCCGAAGCGGGTTCATTCAACTTGAAACGATTAGAACTATATGACGGCAGCTCTTTATTTCAAAAGGATAGTTTTTCCATCTGGATAGATTAAACTGGTGAAGATGAGGGATAACTGCACTTAAGTCCCACGCTATGAAGCCTCCAACACCAGTAGCAGAATCACCAAGTTCTTGTACATATTTTTGAGCGGTGCAGTCATAAATGTCCACTCTACCAACAACATCACGTACCGTTCCTGCCCACAAGGCAGCGCCAAACTCAGTTTGAGTGTTGTCGCAAGCTAGATGACCGTATATCAGAGCCAATTGGCGATAAATTTGTCCAGCCAAACCAACACCAGATTTCTTAGGGTCTACAAAAGCACCGCGAATCTGTTTACCAAATGCCTGCTGTTGGCTCTCATCAAGGAAAGAAAAGTCATCATAGGCAAAACGAGCCACTATAACGCCTTTATCTTCATCTTCCATCCCAAGCTCAATAATGGCCTTGACCACATCCTCATCACTTTCACCATTATCACGAAGTTCATCAATCTGTTCTTCAATAAAATCCGGTGAATGGAAAGCAAGTTCATAGACTACAGCTATATGCTTGTAATCGGCTTCATGGTATGTGGTTTCTACAATACGGTAGATAACCGTATCTTCTGGGATGACAAACTCATGAGTCTTAGAATGAAAAAACCCGCCTGACAGAGACGGGGCTTTAGATAAGTCTTTAGCGTAATTTCCGCCGATTAGAGAAGGTGCCATTCCTTTTTGCTATCCTGAGTCTTATCTTCGCTAAAGAAAATTTGTGCAGAAAACGTATTCTTCATGAAGGAAGCAACCGACTTCTCGATCAAGTGAAGAACCTCTTCATTCAGGCACAGATTTGGATATTGCTTTTTGGGCTTCACGGTAAAGCGCAGCTTGTCACCGCGGATTGCCAACTCTGCAAGCGGTTTAACAAATTCTGTATCTTGTGCGCGCTTAACATCACTCAACAAGGTTACAATGAAGTGCTGAGAATCTTTGTGGGTACGGCTTAGCATTCTGCGCACTTCTACAGTGTCAGGAAACAGTGAGCGCGTCTCAATAGTATCGATCACTCGCGTATTGTCGAGAATCGTATGAATTGAGCGCTGGCTCTTTGCTCTAGCTTCGCTATGTAACATTATATCCCACCTTAGCCTGGACACCCATGTGTCGCTTGGCAAATGCTCCACTCATGTGGAACCTATCAAGTCAGTTGACGACATCGTCAACTGTTCATTAAATCTACGCCATATATGGCTTTGTGGCAACCACAAAACTCAACCAAACGTTGAATAGTTCATTACAACAGGTAAGGAAAACCGGCGTCTCCAGATCCAGCGAGACGCCTTCAAAAGCACAACGCTACCGGGGCTTTTTCTCCCAATGGCACAACGTAGCGCCTTGAACGTTGTGGGAAAGGATCTCACGTTTTGTTTCCTGCGTTAGCTGATCGCTATGGCTAGCGTAAATGGGGTTTGCTGCGTCGCAGAACAACACCCCTTGGGCTGGTGGCTTAATCACGCATCCAATCAGCAGCAAGCTGAGCATCAACGGTAGCATCATCCGAGCTTCGGACTGCATTGATAACGTCATTCTTCACATCCAGTGTGTGTTGCAGGCGCTTGTTGTCTTCACGCTCTGCTTTGATTTCCATTGACCGGCGAGCAGCCCGGCCACCGAGGTAATAGGCGCCAGCAAGCACCATGATGACGGCCGCAGCCGTCAACAGGTACTGCTTGGCCTTAATGTAAAGGCCAAGAAGCATTACGCGATCCCCTTCTGGTGTTTGCGAACCTGAGACCAGGCGATGAATAGCGCAATTGCTACCGTGGCAACACCGAACACGATGCGGATGGTATCGCCACTGGAGATATTGTCCTGAGCCTTATCCATCGCATGAGTGATTTGCGGCGCTACGTCCACCAGCTGCGCGACACCAATACCGGCTGTAATCGTTGCGCCAGCAGATTCCTTAGTGACCGGAACCGCTTTAACGGCTTTGACCACTCGCACCACTCCGGCACGACGCAGGCCCTCATCGATGGCTTCCACTGAGTACCAGCTGTTTGCCGTCTTCAATGGGCCATTACCATTCTCATGGCGAATAATTGCCTCCACCAGGGGGCGCAAAGTGCTGTAGTCGTGAAGATCCACAATCATCTCGGGAGAGACGCCGACTGCCTTGGCCACCGCATTGATGTAAGCCTCAGTGTCGTTTTCATGTGGCGGCGCCCAGCGCTCAATCACTTCACGAACAGTGTCGATCGGTGAGCCATCACGAGCTTTACGCTTGTCGTGATAGGTGATGAGCGTTACTGCCAGAGCACGGATGCCCCAGGTAGCGTCCTTAAATGTGCAGAAACGCGGTTCTGCAGGGTTGTCCACCAGACCTTGCCACGGCGCGCCGCGGTCAAGATTACCTGGGTTGTTGTTTCTGATACCTCTTGGAGTAGCCATCCTTAGCTTTCCTCTTAGTTGCCGAAACCGTTTTTAACGCCATACGCCGCCAGCCCCAGAAGAAGAGCAGCGGTTAAAATGGATGTGATCTTTGAGATGATGCCGCCGAAGAATCCACTTGAGATGCTGTCTAACCGCGTCAGCAGTTTTTCCAGATTTGAATGCTGGATGCTGTGTTGTGCGGCAGTCATGTCGCCGAAGTAGGCTCCTAGCTGGGCTTTGACCTCTGCGCCAATGTCATCACGGAGATCCTTTCGCAAGTTCCCCATGACCTCTCTGGCAACAATTTGGGCAATGCGCTCCACCTGGTCTGGCGTCACGCCTCCCATCTCATTTGACATTTTTTCCTCCATGAAAAGTCAAATCTCGATAGGCGCAAATAGTATCAAAATGCAACAGGAAAGTAAGTAGCTAACAACCAAAGAAAAAGCGCCAACTGGCGCTTTTGGGGTTATTTTGAAAGGGGGTCACATTGGATTTCTTTAAACACTCTGTCCGAGACCCAATTAGCCTCGAAACTTACATCAAGGTCTGGCTCTGGGTGAACATATCGAGTGCCATTTTGACTGACGCTGACAGCATCAATCTTTATCCACTTATAACGGGTAAAGCCTGTAAAGTTCGAACCATACTTGCCGTAGCAGCTTACCTTATGTCTCTCGAATTTTTGAAGATCTGCGCATCCCACCACGTTTAAAACCAAAGCGGCGATAAGAAGCTTTGAGCCAAGTTTAATCATACCGCACCTGCCTTTTTACACTGATACTCAGTGAACAACTCTTCTCGCTGCCAGCGGCCATAGAAGTGCAGGACTAAATCACTTCTTACATGAACGTAACGATGCCCAACGTGATTAACGCGACGTTCGTCAACCTTCACCCAGTGTTCACCACCGGGCCAGGTTCCAGAGGTGTATTTCGCAATACAATCAACTTTCTCACTTTTTGAGTCGGGAAGTCCGGCGCAGCCAGTAATAGTGAGCGAGGCAAGAGCCAATGCCAGGAAGGATAAACTTAAACATTTCATGATATTGCACCCATTCGGTTTGAATGAGTGCATTATCCATTATTTAATACACAATAATAGCTAAACACCTACAATTGCCGTTAAAAAGTCACCTCGACCGTTTGGCCTACTCTTGTCTGCAAAGCAGTGTAGGCCGCATTGTTACTTGTAATCGCATAGGCACTTAATGATGAGTTATAAGGCAACGTAAATGCCGCCCCGTTAATTTTAATGACGACCGAGCCTGACATTGCGCCACTGAGCTGAAACAAAAGTCCACCAAATTGTGTGCTTGAATAGAGAGCAATGATTTCGCGGCCATTGTAGTTTCCGGTGATTCCACCAAAACCTTGCGCTTTGTGATAGCCGAACTCTACAAGCGGGAAAGGCTGAGGTCCACGAACGCCAGGTGGCAAAATTCCTACCTGCTTTTGCACGACAGTCAGCTTTACCCCTTTACTCTTGCCTGCCAATGTACTCATCCAAAAAGGAACCCCGACATTGATTGCCGGCCCTGCGGCCGACATCCAACGCTGAGCGGTTTCCCCAACTGCACTTGAGCCAATCCACCCAGATCCTACCGTCATTATCTGGCCTCCTTCAGCTCTTTGACTTCGGCGCGCAACTCCTTCACCGCCTCAACCAACATGCCGATGACACCGTTGTAGTTCAAGCGAAGGCGCTCTTCCTGAGTGGCATGATCGATGTCTGATGTTACCAACTCTGGCTGCACTTCCTGCACCTGCTGAGCAACGAGACCAGCGGATTGATCATACCCATCCATGTTCTGAATTTCGTAAAGCACACCGTCGATTTTCTCCAGCTTGTCCAGTGCGCTATCAATTTTCTTAATGTTGCGCTTGTTGCGGCGGTCAGAACGGATGTACACATCGTTAAAGTTACCATTGCCACTGCACGTCCAGGTGCCATCACTACCCAGATACGCATACGCATCAGTGCCATTATCAGTGCGCGATTTGTTGATCATGTAGATGCCGAACTGAGAGTTGCCCAAGCCACCCAAAACGTAATGACGATCGGCGTGCTCCTGACGAACGACTGCTGCGGCAGAGCTGGTGCCTACAGCGCCATTACCTTGCAAAGCAGCGCCGGTTCGCATACTGATCCATGAACCACTGGCCGTAGGGACGTACACATTACTGCCTGAAACCACACCACCGTTTGCATTCAATGTGCCACCTACAGTAACGATATGACCCATCGATACGTTGCCGGTGGTATTGTTCCAGTAAATCGGGCGTAACCCGTTCCAACTTCCGTCCGGATCACCTGAATTAGTTAAGAGGAAGTAGGTGTTGCCCCCATCGCTTCGCATGAAAGATCCGATGTTTCCATATATAATACGAAAGGCATTTGGCTCTGTAGAAGATATGGCCCCGCTTACCGTGCCGCCAGACCCAGGTAAAGCGCCTACTTCTGCCGCTGTAGGTTTATTACCTGCATGATAAATCTTCTGATTTGAGTACATCAGATCGCCGGTATCTTTAAGCTGAAGATACTTACCGGACTTTGTGTTTTGCAGGAAAACGTCGGCAGATCCTGAGCCAACTACTGCATTCGACTCACCACTGCCATTTAACGTAATTGTGCCAGCAGCACGAATGTTTCTGTTGGTGTACAGCTCACTGGCGTTAAGCTGCATGGTAGTGTTATGGATGTAGTTGTGAATCGTAACAACATCATCCGCGCCGCCATTGCCAACGTACCAACGTGCAACGTTTTTTTCGTCACGCCCCATGAGGTAAACCGCCTGAGAAGCCGCCAAGCGTCTCAGTACAAGAGCGGCGCCATTTGCTGCAACGGTCACTTGGCCGGTTACAGTGCCTCCAGTATTAGGTAACGCCTTCACGTCACCAGCGCTGATCGCAATGTCAGATGTGCCATCAAAAGCCTTGCCTGCAATCTTACGAGCCGTGATTAATTTGCTGGCGCTTGCCGCATTCGCGCTGATACCTAAATAACGGGTGTCGAAGTTGGAATAATCGCCAGGCAACACTCTGGCAGGTGTTGAGAACTCACCATTAGGTCTGAATGTGAAGTTTTTAGTGTTACCTGCTTGGTCAGTAATGCCCAACTCAAACACCATTGAATTAACCAGCCAACCGAGAGAAGCTACATAGCTCTTATCTCCTACGGTCACTTTCTGCTTCACCAGTGGGTGATACTCGCTTGCCCCACTCGAAGAAAACTCATTGAAGAAAGGGGCTTTCGTTTTCCACTGATCCCGATAGGCAAATGACTCAGCGTAATCAGCTGTTACCACACCACCAATGCTCAATCGACCCTGTTCGTCAATCTGAACTATATTGCTATTCCATGTTGCGCCATTGTCACGATTATCGACATCTAAGCGCAAACAGTTGCCGTCACCACGCCAGCGGAAACCAGCGCTTGACCCGCTACGATCAATCAAGGACAGCGTGGGCGCATAGCTGTTGATCGTGACACCTTGAGAGCCATCACTTGCAGAGCCATTCACAAATAGCGCCGCACCAGTCGAGTCAGCCACCGCGCCAGCTCCCGGCGCGTTCACGATAGCCCCTTTTGAGGCGCTAAGTGCTCCCGTCACAGATAGGTTTGAAGTGAGCCTTACATCACCCGCTACACTCAAACCATTTGCCATAGTCACTCTGCCGCTTGTAAGCGCTATAGAAATCGGGCGGAAGGCGTTATAGGTTCCATAATTGTCTTTCAGGTCGGTCAGCATCATGTACCAGTTAGCACCATCAATGCGCTGGAATAAGCCGTAGTTACTGCCAACCATACGGTATGAGTTAGCGGCTGTAGTTTGCACTTCTCCGGTATTCTTAATAGTGCCGGCAACGGCAACACCGCCAGTGAAGGATGGTGTGTCACTTGGAGCCAACCCTAAGCCGACCAATACTGCTTTTGTTAAAGCTGATTTAGTCCATAGGTTATCGGCATCGAGGCTCTTGGCCGATGCCGCAGCAGATGAGGCACTGGCGGCAGCATTGTTTTCAGAGGTTTTAGCAGCTGACGCTGATTTGCCTGCATTAGAGTTTGAACTCGCTGCGGCATTCTCAGACGCTTTTGCATTTGTCTCTGATTTCTTTGCGTTAGCTTCGGAGGTTGAGGCATTCGCTGCAGAGGTGGCCGCATTCGATGCAGAGGTGGCCGCAGCTGTTTTAGAGCTGGCTGCGTTTGTTTCTGAAGATTTAGCGTTGGTAGCAGAGGTGGCCGCAGCCGACTTTGAGCTGGCAGCGCTGGTCTCAGATGCTTTAGCCGCAGTCGCGCTCGATGCAGCATTTATTTCCGAGGTACTGGCGTTAGCCTCTGAAGCCGCCGCAGCAGATTTAGAACCAGCTGCTTCATTTTCAGAAGCCTTCGCGTTTGCTTCGGACTTCTTCGCGTTGCTCTCGGATGTTTTAGAGTTAGTTGCGGAGGTGGCGGCACTCGTTGCCGACGTTGCTGCCGAACCTTTTGAGCTGGCTGCGCTGGTGGCGGATGCTGCCGCGTTCTTCTCTGAAGTTGCAGCCTTTCCAGCAGAGGAAGTTGCAGAGTCTTGGGAGGCTTTTGCGCTAGTTTCTGAGGTGGCTGCAGCGATTGCCGAACCACTTGCGGCAGTTTCGGATGTCTTGGCGTTAACTTCAGATGCCTTAGCGTTTTTCTCTGACGCTGCCGCTTTGGTTGCGGAAGCCGCCGCTGCCGTTTTGGAGGATGCAGCCGCACTTACTGATCCCGCTGAGTTTGTCTCTGAAGTCTTTGCTGCCTTCTGGGATGCCAATGCTGCTGACGCACTTGAAGCAGCAGCTGCTGCGTTAGCGGCGGCCTTCAGGATCGAATCCTTGTTTGCGGAAAACCAAGCCATTGCCCCTTCGTGCTCAGATATGATCTGACGCAAAGCCTTCAGCGTGATCAGAGTTCCATCCTCAGCCAACAGCTGGGCATCCTGCCCCGAAGTAAGCCAAGAGCGAATAACACCTGAATCAATATTCATGCGTTGCAACTGAGCCGCAAAGCGCGCTGAAAATTGACTGATGTCACCCTGATAGGTGGTGATGATGCGGCATGGCGTGTCGTTCACGTTTTTGCCATCGTAAGGTTCTACGAGGGTAAGCGATGTATCTGACTCAACCGACTTAATTTCGTATGGCTCGCCTTTTTCACCAAGCAAGATCATGCCCGGCAGAACGCCATTTTCAGCCTTAGACCAACTGGTGCCGACACCGGTAACGATGTTAGAACCATTGATCAAGGTTTTAGTACCTTCCCTGTACCACATATTTTCTCCTTAACGCGTCAGCATTCCTTGCTTCGGCGGTTAAACTACGCTCCTGCGCATTTACATAAAGTAGGTGAATGGTTACTTATTTTTGCGTGAGTAGCAACACAAAAGGTCATGATTTTCATAGCTTTTAATTCAAGGTGAATATTGCCCCGTGTATATCGGGGCAATATTATTATATCAACCCCATTCGTACTCGAAGACGCCCATTCTCGTCATAAACCTCGATTCGGTTATTGTTGATCACCATGCGGCCGGTGCTTCCGCTGTTGCCATTCATCTCGAAGGCACCTCCTTTTGCAATACGCCAACCCGTTCTTCCCGAAACGTAGTTGGTGGATTGCAAATCACCAATTTTGGCGTTCACGATTGTGCCGTCTTTGATGTACGCACCATTCATGTAGGCAACACTGTTTTGCACCACAAATGGCGTGGTCACCTTGCCATCGACGGAGTTAACCAACCCGAAGCGGTCAGCGCGAATCAGGAACTGTGACAGCCCTGATCCGTCGATCCCCAGCGCCATGCCAGCAGCATACTTTTGGCCGTTTGAGGTGGAGGTCTCCATCTTCAACGTCCAAGATGCAGAAACCTTAGAGTTCACATTAGCCACGGCTTGAGAAGTTTGTTGAACGGTGGATGAAACCGAATCAGCTTTGGCGCTGACCGTATCAACTCGCTTGCCCAATGCTGTATCACCATTAGCGCGCGCTGTTTGCTCAGAGGTCACTGACGACTCAATCTTTCCGGCTCTGGATTTAAGCGCGGTGATGTCACTGGCCATAGCCGAATCGGCATCTGAACGAGCCTTCGTCTCTGTAGCAACAGCCGCTTTAATGTCAGCCGCAGTCTGCGTTTTTAGGGACGTAATCTGGCTTCCCAGCGCAGTATCGCCATCGGTACGAGCTTTTGTCTCAGTAGCTACCGCGGCTTTAATATCTGCTGCCGTTTGCGTCTTAAGAGAGCTAATTTGGCTACTGAGCGCGGAATCACCGTCAGTTCTTGCTTTGGTCTCAGTGGCCACCGCAGCTTTGATGTCGGAAGCCGTCTGGGTTTTCAATGACGTAATCTGACTCCCCAATGCGGTATCGCCGTCTGTTCTGGCTTTAGTCTCCGTGGCTACCGCTGCTTTGATGTCGCTGGTAGTCTTGGTTGCCAGTGTATCGACTTTGGTACTGATTGCGGTGTCACCAGCAGTTCGTGCCTTTGACTCAGTTGCGATCTGGGCGGTCACATCGTTGTTAACCTGCGCGCTGAGTGCGGTAATTTGGCTGGACAAGGCACTGTCTTTATCCGCCCGCGTCTTGGCCTCCGCTGCGATCTGCGCTTTAACGTTAGTATTAACCTGCGACTGCAGATTTGTGACCTGCTTCGACAAAGCACTATCAGCATCAGCACGAGCCTGCTGCTCGGTTGCCAGCGACGCTTTAACATCATCATTAACTTGAGCCTTCAGCTGGGTAAGTTGGGTAGTGACCGCCTCATCAGCACTAGCTCGGGTCTCCCTTTCTTCCTGCAACTGCGCGGCGATGTCATCACCGATTTCAGCTTTCATCTCATCGACACGCTTGGCTACCGATGAAACAGAGTCTGCCAAAGCCTGCTGGCTGGTGGTCACCGATGCGTTAGTTGACGCCTGCTGCTTTTTGTCTTCTTCCTGACGAAGTGCCAGATCGATATTCGCTTTTGCATTTGCCTCCAAACTCGTTGACCACTGTGATGCTGTTTGCTCGACTCCTGCCACCGTCTGTTTCATTTCATCAATGTTGGCCTGGCCGGTGTCCACCACTGACTGCATAGTGTCAACTTTTTTGCCGATCGCTGTATCACCATCAACACGAGCCTGTCTCTCTTCGGCGATAAGCGTTTTGCTACCGTCCAAAGCTGCCTGTGCCGCATCGAGAGTGCTGGCAACGGACTCACCCTGCTTCTTGACGGTCTCCTTTAGAGCCAAAACATTGGCGGTGGCATCGTCTAGTTCATCGATCGCCTGGCTAACTTTATCTGCCGTGTCCTGAACGTTTGCCTTCAGGTCACTCTGCTCTTTCTCCATGCCGTCGAACGAGTTTTGCATGTCGGTCACTGACTGCTTAACACCTGTGACAGACAGCTCAATTTCATCGACCGTTTTATTCAGCTCACCCACGCTTTCGTCGATCTTTTTACTGACCTCTTCAACAGCTTCTTTTGCCGCTGATTGGTTGATGTCAGCCAGAAGATCCTGCCCAAGCTCAGAAGAGGTGATTTTGTTCTTCAGGAACGACAGAACATCTTTGGTGGTAGCCTCGGTGCCGAGGGAGGAATTTGGCTGGCTCAGCATTCCGCGCTTGTTTACTGCGCGCACCCAATAAAACCAAGTTTCGTCATCGCCCAGCCCGCTATGGGTAAATGTCGTTGAGGCAACCGCCGCAATAAGAGACGCGGTGGTGAGATCGTTGGTGCGAGAGGCATAAACGTTAATTTTGTCGATGTCGATTGTGCCAGGCAACTGCCATGCCAGAACGTTGACGCGATAATCCCCGATCGCTGTGAGAAGCGTGGGCGCGTCTGGTGGCGTCATCGTTCCAAGAGTGGTGTACACCATGGAAATGACGCTGGAACGTCTTCCAGTGGCTGAAATCGAGTACAGCTCGATGTCATACATGCCATTCTCAGCAGCGTTTAAAATATCGAACTGCTCAGTTTTAACTTCTGTTGTAACCCAATCTTCAACAACATCGGAACGACGGTAGCGCAGCACATAAGAAGGTGACTTGCCCTCCCAACTCACCATCAGTTTTACCGAAAGGTTGCCTGGAGAAGAAACATATGTGCCTTCGGTCACCTGCAGGTTTTCAGGAGTTGAGAAAGTTGGATCGAGAATGGTCGTCTTCGACGGAACGAGAGTCGCCCCTTCATCGATCGCGGCAAACTTTGTTGGGTTGTGCTGAACACCAACGATGTCAAAGGCACCCTTCTCTTCATTCTGGTTAACGGCCAGCACACGCAGCAGCATTGGCTCCAGATTAGGCTCAATGACTGACCAGATCCCCATAATCGCCGGGTATTCTTCTTCAGTTAATGCCTTCTTGAAGGTGACAACAGTGTATTCGCCAGCGCCTTCAATAAGGTCGCGATCAATCATCTTGCCTTTAGCACTCAGGAAAGAGACTGTGTTCCCGGCTTTAGTCAGTTTTACAGAAGCGTCGAGTGTGATGCTGTTTTTGGTGTAGTTAACCAGACGCCCGGAATTTCGTTTCCCTGATCGGAACTTATCTTGCAGTTTCACCAGCTCGCCAGGCATGAGTAACGATGCGTCCATACCAGAGGTGAAGGTGATCAGATCTGTTTCCATGCGGTTGCTGTAAAGCGTCCAAAGCCCCACACGGTGAGCCTGGCCACGGCTTGTACAGCCGAAAGCTACTGATTCAGTTTTACGTACACCAAAACGCTTAATACCCTCTTCATCTTCAACGTACTCGATGTTCTGCTTGTACAGGTCATCTTTGTCGTTGTAGGTGATGAGAGCTACAGTTGCGCGGTCTTTGCGAGAAGAGCCTTTGTAGGATACTTTGCCAATGATGTTCGCAGCACTGAACTGCATGACCGGGCTACTTGGGCTATCTTGCATGATATTAACCATGCCACCAGCCCAGAAAATCATCCCTCGGAAAGTCGATACGATGTCCTGAAGAACCTTGTACGCCTCACCGCGTGAATTAATTACGGTGTTAATTGCGAAGCGCTTCTCCTTGCCCCCGAATCCATCATTGATCAGCTCATCGCAATAGCGCCCAATCTGGTAAAGCTGGCCGATGTTGATCATTGATTCAGTGACATACTCTCCCAAGCCATAGCGCTTACTGGTGAGCAGGTCGTACAAAATCCAGGCAGGGTTTTCAGATACCATTAAACGGAAGGTTCCATCCCAATCTCCCGAATACGTACCAAGCACCGGGTCATAGTTGGACGGAACGCGGATTTCCATACCCGAGACCAAGTAGGAACGCGCCGGCACAGAACTACCAAATTGCTGCGAGTCGATTTTAAGACCAACAAGCGCACTGTTCGGGTAGTTAAGTTTTGTGCTGACGATTTCGCCGTACTGACTGAGCCAGGTCTGATCCTGGATATAATCAGTGGTGCTATCAGCGGTCACGCGGCTTACGCGAATGCGATAGTTAGAGCCTGGCTTGGGCAGATCAAAAAGATATTCACGATAGTGTTTGCCGCTAGACTTTTTGCTCAGCGTAACGACATGTGAGGCATAACCTTGCGGTTTAATTGGCTTAAACGAGGTAGTGCCGTATGCAATCTCAAACTGGAATTGAACGGTCGTACCGTGGGTGTCGCCCGACTTCTGATCCGTTTTGGTCAGTTTCGGGAACATCATAATGACACGCACCTGGTCAGAGTCATCGTTGTCGATCTGAATGGTACGAGGGGTAGACAGCTTGATTTGGACGCCAACATCATGCGGTGTTTCAACCGCATCAAAGCCCTCGATCACTGCCTGATTCTGGGTTCCATCACGAAACCACCAGGTAACCCCATTGAAGTTACTGGTGCCGTCCGGGTTTAGAATTGGGACATTGTCGAGGAAAATTGACTGGCCGCCATTGATCAATCCACCAATCTTTCCCTCACCAAGAAGGTCAAGGATTGAGGCGAGTGATCGCGACTGAACATTATCTTTGTCTTCTACAGGCGTGCGAGCGGAACCGCCGCCTTTGCTGCCACCGCCAGAACCGGCGAGCAGGCGTCTTTCTTTAACAGTTGCCACCGAAAATCTCCCTTTTTGGTGCAATTTATGTGTGATCGCTGGCATCCTGCCGGCGATTGGCTGGGCATCAACCTCCTGTCAATGCCCAACTGTTTTACTTAATCTACCTTAGCCACCACCGAAAACGTCTAAGCCTGGCATAGTGTTTTGCACTATAGCATCTGCTCCACAGACATCTTGACACTGACAATCTGGGAGCCGACTAAAATCTCTTTACCGTAAATGAGCGGTACGGGGTTGCCTTGAGATACTGTATTTTGCGGCCCATCAAAGTAGTACGAATCTTTATTGTCAACGGTCGTCATTTTATTTGATGGCTGCTTGGACAAGAGCGCTGCGACACCACCGAAGGCCATAGCAAAACCAGCAGAAAACATTGCCAATGAAGCACCACCGGTAACTGACGATGCAAACACTGCCACAACCATCAAAATAACACCAACAACAACCTGAACCGCACCGACAACCTTTGATCCAGAGCCACGATAAATTGGTGTGATTCTGATCGATTTCATGCTGCCGTTATTTTCCATTTGGAACTCTGCTTCACTCATATCGTAGACTGCACCATCATGACGCTCGACGGAAATATGATACTTCTGATATTTCTTAGCGTTCATCTTCATCCAGGTTACGAGACCAGGGCGATTACAGTCAATAATACTGACTGCGCGCCGGACAGTATTTGCAGCAACGCGATGAACCTTGCCAAAGTTTTTACCTAAAACTCCACCTAATTCGACAGTGACAAGTTCAGGCTTATCCATAGCCATTTCACTCATTGTCTTCCCTCACATTAAATCCTTGTGTCTCAAATGGTGCGTAGTGTGCTTTTCGTACATCCCGCCATAAATTGCTTTACAGCTCAACCTATCCATTTGATGATGTAATATCATACCATCGCCAATGTAAACTGCACAGTGATCAGGAACTTGCGATGCTAACTGCATGAAGAAAATGTCGCCATTTTGACGTGGGGTTCCCGGTGGCAATCTTATAAGATCCTGCGACTGGAAGTTGTCGTTTAAAATATCAACTCCCTTTTCCCACCACGATGGGATATGCAACTCAGGGCAAACGCCAATAGCCACATTTTTCTCACGCTTTAAATAATCTCGGCACAGCAACCAGCAATCAAATACCCCAAATGCGTACGGTCTTCCCTCATAAGGCATTTCAAACCCAGATGGCTTGATCACATTTACATCACTAAAACGATACTCTGCATCAATTTCAGGATTGTAATTTTTGCTGATATTGATAATAAACCACGGCAACTCTGATGCTTCACAGCCAGACATATCTGCCTCAGACGCCTGATTATCCTCGTCAGTATGCGAATGCCAAACACCCACCACCTCGCCAGCTCTCTCCGCTGCAATTTGGTCTTCGGCGTTCATAACAAAATAGTTTTCAGGATCATCAGCGATGTTCCGGCAAATAATTAACTCATACTTGTTCGCTCTTGTATTAACAAGCAGGCCGCAAGCCTCATTCGGATATTCCTGTAAAGCGGCAAGGCGCATAGCGCCAATCAGCTTTTCATTCATCATTTCATTCTTCATCATGCGCGGTTTGCTCCGGGGAACCCGCCAAACGCAATGATGCCATTGGCAAAGTAATTAGTCCGAGCACGGCACGATGACAATCGTTTGGTGCAATAGTCGGCGCTGGCCAGTTTGGTTGGAGCGTCATTTTTGTCAAAGTAGGGACCGGTATAACCGCACTCAGCGCTTCGATACCGCCACTGGCAGGAGTTTTTGACGATCTGGCGGTTGGGTAGCATAACCCCCATCAAATCGAAGGCTGAGGCAAGCTCAAACTCAACAATCTCCCGATCCTCAAAAGTCTTCTGGTCGATGTACCACATCTCATCGGCAAAATGCTGGTTCGCGTCAGCTGTTGGGTTGCCCTCAGTAAAGTTGGCAGCATCTAAAAATCGAGCGAGCGTGACTCGACGAATCAGCTTACAGCCGATCAAATCCTCATTCGACTGCACTTCAGCCGAAATAATTCCATCGAGGTTACTCACCTGCAGTTTTGGTCGCGGTAACTTGCCCTGGCCATTTTTATCGAAACCAGATGCCGCAATTGGCCATGGTTTATAGGTTACCCCCTGCCAAATAATTGGTTCAGAAAGTTCGTTGGTGCCTGCATGAAAATACAGCTTCCCACCGCTGGTAGTTACTGACATATCCAGCTCAAACACTTCAATCAGCGCACTCGGTTGGAGCGACTGAATACTCGATGCAATAGTTTCCATTTTCTGTCTTCATCCTTGAAGATTAGCCCCCATCCTTGGGGGCTTTAATTACTCAAATACCTGGCGGAAAGTTGTGGTCAAGGTCGCGTACCCTCGTGAGTTTTTGACCTTATGGCTATCGCTCACCACGACAACCTTCTGCCCGTTTGGTGAAGTCCAGTTAAATGACTCCACCCCGCCGCGCGCATACAGGAAGTCGTCGATCTCCTGCATCTCAGCTCGTGTACCCTGAAATTGCAGATCCCAGCTGGATTTGCGCCAGTTCAAACCACTAGTTACACGTTGCTCATAACCCTCGTTGAAGGCAAGCCGGGTTACTTCCGGCTTCACCTCCTTCTCGGAATCAAACAACGGGAACCAGGTAAATGTCGTCCGTGACATTACCTACTCCTTATTTGCTTGTGCTGCTTAACATGCCGCCCGGTCTGCTTTCGTCGGTCAGTGTGTCAAGCACGACCGCCTTAACTTTGCGAGCCATATCGTTCCACTGAGAACCGTTGTCCGAGTTCTCAGATGACTTGCTGCTACCGTCACCGTAATTCTGAACAGTGATGGAAATCGCCACACTGTCGCCGCCAGCACCCTCGCCACCGCCAGTAAACGTCACCGGGATCGAACGGCCGTCTGGGAGTGGAACATACGCCTCTTTGTGACTGCCCTCGCCAAACAACGCCAGCTGCGGGGATGAAGCGATACCGCCTTTGGCATACTTTTTAAGAGGAACCACGCCGTCTGGGCCGAACACCCCGCCCTTGGCGTGCGCCGTCACCTGGAACTGGTTGGCATTTGGCTTGACCTGAAAACCTTTGGTTCCATCCTGCACCGTGCTGGCCGAGTTTCCTGTCCAACCGGCAGAGGACATCGCGCCATACGCAGATGATGCCAACCCCATAATGCTCGCGGCCGCCCCTAAATACCCCATCCACTTATTGCCTGTCGCAGCGCCCAGCGCTGAAATCGTCGCACCGATCGCAGTTACAGCCGTGCTTGCTGACAAAGTGAATCCACGCGTTGCAGAAGTCGCCTCTTGGGTAGAGACTGCATTCTGCGTTACCGCGGTTGTCGAGTTTTTGGTGCTGCCCGTCAATTCGTTGAAGCCATCTTTCAGGCTTTTCAAACCTGATGACGCCAGATCCGATACGGATGTGGTCAGTGACTTGAAGGAGTTCTTTAGCCCATCAAACATGCTGCCAGAGTCGTTACCGGCGCTGGCTGGTGAAGACATTGCCTCAACTGGCGAGCCTGATTGCTGCGTTTTTGTGAAGCTCCCCATAATTGCATCTTTGGCACCCGACAGCTTATCGCCCCAACTGGCTCCCGAGTTTGTACCCATGCCCAGCGACTGCATCAGCGGCTCAACAACCAGTGCTTTGGTGCTAACCTTCAACATTTCGTCAAAGATGTAATCGCCAAAATCAGCGATGCTGAACTTGCCTGTTTTGACGAACTCGGTCAGCTTATCAGTCAGATTTTCGAAGCAGCTCGTCCACACAGATTCCATTTGCGAGGCTACATCGCTGTACTCCTGCGCCAATTTCTGCTGGGACGTGCCAACTTCTGCAATAAACGCTTTATTTCGGCCAGCCAGCATTTGTGAGATAGCACGGTCGTACACCTCTTTCATGCCCTGGTCTTGAGCGTTCTTCGACTGACTCTGCAGGTAAGCCAGGCTTTCATTAAACTTCTTATTCCACTCGGCCGCCGCAGACTGATAATCTGGTGTGTAGCCCGAGTTAATCACCTTGTTGGCCATCGGCGCGAACTTGGTAATGCTCTGCTCGGCAGCGTCTTGATTCAGTCGCTTGGAGTAGGCGTCCTTGTTCTGGTTGATGAACGCAAGCATAGTTTTGGCATTGTCGATCATCCCCTTGGAAAGCGTATCGCTTGGCACTGCGTTAGCCATCTCAGTCAGGTGCTTAGTGACTTCCTGAATGTTCTGGTCGAACTCAACGCTCGCTTTCGATGACAACCCCAGCTGGCCGGCCATCTGCTCCGCTTTTCCGATCCACGTCTCATTGGCTTTAAGTGCCTTTTGGCGCGCACTCTCCTCACGCTTAGCAGCTGATTCAGCGGATTTACCCGCACGCTCAGCTGCGCGCTGGGCTTTTTGCTCATCCTTCAGCTTTGCCGCGGTCAGTATGGAAGAAATCTTCTCGCGCTGGTCTGCGGTCAGTTGCTCCATCTTGATGGTTTCGCCGTAGATAGATCGCAACTTCGTGTTGGCCTTCAGCTGGGCATCGCCCATCACAGCATCACCGGCAATGTCACGCATGATCGTGCCGTCTGGGTTCATTCGAGTTTGCTTACCAGTACCGAGCTGGGAATTAACAAACAGCGAGTTCAGACGGTCATCTTGCTTTTTGGTACCGCCAACACCGGTGTAATAAGATCCATCCAGCATCTGCAAACCTTTGCCGGAATGCTCACGGATGTTCTTAATTTGCTCTTGAAGCCCTTTCAGAGAATCTTGCGCAGTGCTGAATGCCTGAGATTGCCCATTCAGCTGCCCTTGAAGTCGGGAACGATCGCTTTCATTTAGGGCTGGGTTTTCCAACAATTTGCTGATGCGAACGACTTCTTGCCCAAGGCTATCAACGATTTCCTGAGTCTTCTCTGCTCCTTCTAAAAATGGCTTCAGATGGGCATCTCGGTCGGCGGTGTTAATCGCTTCCAGCTGCGCACTCTTCTCAGACGGCGACATCTTCTGATCTTGAGAGAGAACGGTGCGCTTGTTGCGCGCATCTTTCAGGGTGGTGGTGCTGTACTTCGCCATACCCGCTTTGATGCCATTGTCTACGTCTTCAAGACGTTTGGTGACGATGTCTCGCGCCAGGTTCTCGTATTGAGCTTTATCCCCCATGCCGATGGTTTCTTTCAGCATTGTTGATTCGGCTTTGTTTCTGGCTAAACGGTCTTGAATAAGTTTGGTGTCAACGCCGGCACCAGAAATTTTGCCGCTCGATACCAAATCCAGCGTCTGCTGATCCAGCGCGTTTTTGCGATCCAGTTCACTTGCGCGAGCAGTCATCTGAGAACGCTGCGCCGCAGTCATCGCTTCCGGGATTTTACGAATCTCGGCAACAGTCTCCGCTGTTTTATCTCTCAGAGAAGACATGACGGCAATCAGGCCACCTACCGCGACAGCGATAGCTGTAATGGCTGCGCCAACTGGATTTGCTACAACTACAGCTGAAAAAGCGAGCCAAGCGGTGCGAACCATCTTGATAGCTTCACCTACGCCAATGATCAGAGTCGCAGTAGTGCCGAACGTTCTGATTGAGGTAATGACTTTGCCAATTGCACCAATGGTTTTGGCACCGGCTCCATTAACAACCTCAAATGCCTTTTTCAGACCACCGCCCATCTCGGCGCCAGCCGTGGCTACACCTGTAATAGTTCCTTTGAGAACCTTGAAGCCCACCATGCCAAGCGCGACCTGGCCAAGTGTTAACAGAAGCTCTTTGTTCCGCTCCGCCCACTTCGCCATATCCATCAGGCCATCCACAGCTTTGGAAAGCCCTTCCCCCAAGTCTTGCGCAAACACTTTGCCATCAGTGCTGTTCATGTAGGTGGACAGCTCTTTAAAAGCATTGGTGATTGAGTCGAGGTATCCTGCTTTACCAATACGGTCGGCAAATAGAGTGAATGAGGTCTGTAGTTGAGCCAGCGCGCCAGTATAGGCTTGCATCAGATTCTCAGCTGAGCCACGGCTTTGTGCATCAAGCCCCTGAAATAGCAGCTCTAATCCCTGCTTAGCTGAGACAGTGCCGGTAGAAATCGCCTTGGTAAGTTGCCCCATGGTGACACCTGCAGAATCTGCCATTGCCTGCATCGCGGTAGGAACCGCTTCACCTAATTGCTGACGCAGCTCTTCCATCGAAATGACGCCCTTACCGGACATCTGCTGGATTGCTACAGCTGCGCGCTTCAACAACTCACTATCGCCACCAAATCGCGCCACAGAGTCAACTAATGACTTTAGTGAGCCATTGGCAGGATCGATGCCAGCTGACTTGAACTTAACGAACGCGTCAGTCAACGCTTCCATTGCGAACGGGGCAGTTTTAGCCATGTTCACGATGTAGTTCATGTCATTGGTAGCAGCCAATTTAGGGTTGGCAGCTTCTTTGTTCATACCTTCAAGCAAGATGCGCATCTTCTGCATCTGGGCAGCTGCTTCGACAATCGGCTCCTGCCAACCGAAAAGCATCTCCTTGACGGTGTATGCAGCATCACCAATTTCACCCAGCATGAAGATATTGCCTTTCATGCCGTCCATCAGCCCGCCGCTTGAATGGCGACCGCCACCACGACCAGATCCGCCACCAGAACCACCAGAACCACCGCGACCAGGGCCACGTACATCTGCCCTGAGATTACCCAATTCTCTTTGGCGGTTGATTAGCGCATCCATTTCCGCCACAACCTTTTTCATCTGGGTAGCGGCTTTAGTAGATGATGCAGCCCAATTCTCCATTTTCTTGCTGGAGTTGGACAAACGAGTGTTCATGCCAGAGGTTGCGGTGTTAGCTTCTTTGACCTGATGGCCAAATGATGATGCAGAGCGACCAGCGTGATTAGCCCAATCGGAGAAATCACTCAGCTCAGATTGAACTGCCTGCAGCGAATGATGAAACCCTTTTGTGGCCTTGTCAGCAGCATCAATGCGTGTGGTATAGGTTTTGAGATTGGCATTGAACGCCACCAGCTCTTGTCTGGTGTCGCGCATGGCATTTGAGACAAGCTCGAAACCGGCACCTAAGTCCTGAAGACCATTGGCGACCGATTCCAGCTTTTTGTCGAGCGTCCCCAAAATCCCGGCGACTGAACCAAGAGAGCGCTCAAGTGTTGCGATTTTTTGGGCTGGCTTTGTGGCCTTCTCGCCAAAACTGACCAGCAGTTTTCCCGCCCGGTCGATTGCCGCGGTGAACTTTTTATCGTCCAGCGACAGAATAAACTCTACGTTGTCAGACATTCCCTTGTCATCCTGCGCCAAAAATTTTCATCAGTTGCTCTTTGGCGTCGGGGTCTGCTTTCGCATAACTTGGATCGTAGACTTTATCGGTAACGACTGGTCTTCCAATACGGTGTTGCAAACCCTCCATGAACGCCTTGCCGCTATCCGCATCTGCCTGGGCGACTCTTGCCACCTGGAAACTACGGACATCCTCTTCAGCCCGGAGTCGATCAATGTTTCGGCTTAACATCCAAAACATGGCCAACGGCAGCTGGAGTAGTTCTCTCGGTGAGACGGCATAGTGAGCAACAACACGACTGAAATAGAATCCGAGATCGATGGAAACCGTCGCCATCTTCCCGGACTCATCGCGGGTAATTACTTTGCTTCTTCACCGGCAGCTTTTTCGTTCTCTTCTTCAACAACTTCCATGGCGAAGGTGAACACCTGCTGCAGTTGAGGCAGCGACAGCTTTTCAAGTGCTTCAGGGGTAACGGTTGGCAGTAACTTCTGCACCAGATCCGCGTATGAGGTTACCTGGTCGGCCATAGACAGAGCGGAGAGATCCTTCCCTTCCATCTGCTTAATAGCGACGAACAGACCAACGGTCATTTCGACGATCGGGTATTTCTTACCGCCGAATTTGATTGCTTTTTGTGGAGGCGAGATTGCATCCAGATCGAGTAATTTGGTCATTTTCAAATCCGTTTAAATAAGAGGCTCGTCCTGAGCCTCTTTGGGTGTTACGCGACGGTGATTGCTGTCGAAGCAGTCTTCGCGCCGTCAGTGGTGGTGAAGGTGATCTGGGTATTACCCGCAGCCTTACCAGTTACCTTGCCGGTGCTATCTACAGTAGCTACAGCAGTGTTGCTCGATACCCACGTACCTGTTTTATCGGTGGCGTTGGTAGGCGCAAATACTGCGGCCAGCTGAGTAGTGCCGCCCACTGCAATATTTGCCGTGGTTGGATTAACAGCTACGCCAGTGACTGCGAGAGATGCGCCACCAGCATTAGGCTTTGGGTTGGTCATGGTTCCCAGAATGCCGTCGTCGTCCGGGTATGCGTTGAAATCAACGGAGAACACGCGAACGTCATCGGATTTGTAGGCCATGGTGAAGTTACCCGCGGTAGCGGCCTTTGGCAGAGTCAGCACGAAGTCGGTGCCGTCCTGCGGCGTCAGGATCAGTTCCTGGGCAACATCAACGAGGTTGACGCCCTGAGCGGAGCTGATTGACAGGGTATTTTTATCTTCAGACATGGTCGAGCCAGGCATCAGATTAACCAAGTTCGCCAGAACACTTTCGGCCAGTGGAGCGGTAACTTTCACGTTACGGCCCTGCACCAGTTCGGAAATGGTGGTCTGACCCAACTGGTCAACGGTGACTTTGAGGGTTTCGGTAGAAACCTCAACTTCAACGCCGCCTTTGGTGTAGCCAAGATCCTGGCCACCGAAAGACACTTTGCAAGCGCCTAATTTGATATTTTTAACATGGGTGTTAGCCATTGTTTGCAAACTCCTTTTTGCATTGGGTGCCGCATTCCTTGCGGCAAAAGTAAGTATATAGCTATTTTTTACTTTAAAAAAGTAACCGCGCAGCTATTTTAATGATGATTACACTGGATATGCTGCAAATTCGACGGGAATACCGGCTTCGAACAGCGATCCATCATCCTGCGGGTAAATGATCGGTAGAGACATAGGCTTAACAAATTTAAACCGAATGCCCTGCACTTCTGTATCAAGCAGAGGCAGAACGGCCATGATTTTGTTAGCTCTGGCCGACACTGCAGACAATGTTGGCTCTCTGATGATTACGGTGAAAACATCCTGATAAAAGCCATCAAGCTCGCGGTCAATGGCAATACCGGTATTGGGATTCACCAGCAAAATTCCGCTTTTGACTGAAGCAGGCATGTGATGCGCGAAAGTATCTTTACCAATAACGCCTAACTTCTTGTCCTGAAGAAATTTAGCAAACGCTTCAATAAACATTTCATCCCCTTGTGAATCCGGCCTTTCTCGCTGCTTCTGTCACAGCTTCCCTGAACCGTTTTTCGCCCATTTCAATTGCGCGCTCCATATAGAGACGCCCTACCCTCGCTCGCATTCCCTCGATCGGCGGGTTGGTAACGCTCTTCATTCTCGACAATCGGCCAAGCCGGTAGTGATCGTTGTGCATGTAATCCGCATATTGCCCAACCGTCACGCCCGGGTGTCCCTCGCGAGATGTTGCACCGTAGACATACAGCTCGACTTTCACCTCAGAGAAGTTATTGATCACGCGCGCGTAAATCGCCTTTTCCAGTGATCCGGTTTCAATCGGCGCCATAGCTCTGGCCAACCGCTCCATTACCTTAGCCACCTTCTCCATGTCGCGAAGCAGGTAACGCTTAAATGCTTTTTGACGCTGATCGAGAGAATTGGCCTGGCGTCGTAACTTTGATGCGTCGTAACTCAGACCCATACGTTTGCCCCGACTTCCAGATGACCAGGGCGCCCACGAAGCCCCCAACGACGCTCTACACTCGCCACCAGCAACTTAGTGCCCGACATCACCAGAACGTCATCCAGCTTCACATCAGCAGCCAGGGGCACGATTAACACAGCATTAAACGTCTCTACGTCAGCTTTGCCACGACTACCAGAGCTATCAGCCCTTACGGACGACTGGACAACACCTTCCGTGAAGTTCACCACGCCAACTTTGGCGCTTCTAACAAATTGATATTTTGACTCGCCGTAGATGTTCATTCCGCCTTTGCGGTACACAGCGAGTTCAGTTTGCCAGGCTACGTGCATACTCACCTCCATGTGAATAAACAGAGCCAGCGCCATTCAGCAGGTGCGGGTGCATCAAGGATGACTTCAACCCTGCCCCCATGCTGGTGGCTGCTGGCACGACAACTGGCTATCGACGAACGATAAACCGGTTATTTGTGTATTTCGCTAACAAACGCCAAGTGGTTCTGGCAACCGTTTTGGGTGCGCTCTTGCCGGTTCGGTACATGTTGGTCGTTTCGCCAATCGACTCCGACAGTATTCCATCTTCACGCGCGGCAGCTACATCATTGCCGTTGGCAATTTCACACGCTTCGTTGATCACAGCCAACATCACAGCGCGCTTAAAGACATCCGGGAATGCAGCAAAATCCTCATCGGTCAGCTCATCCCAATCCACCATATCAACGCGGTACTGTCCTGCTGCGCCAAACGGGATTGTGGTGACGTTCAACATGTTTTGCGGTCGGTCGTAATCGTCATAATCGATACCGAAGATTCGACGAATTGAGAAAGGCATTGTCTTGATGCGATTCGTGGCCTCAATAAGACGTTTGCGCATCAGGCTGTCACCATCGGCAAGTAACGCATCCCCATTCAGCATGTCGATTGCCTGCATCTGGGCGTCAGCGATTGTGGCAAACGAATGCCGTGGAACCGCCAGCTCAAAGTCTGCCATCAGAACATACAGCTGCTCAGTGAGGTGATTGATAGTGCCGTCATTGACCGTCAAGACCAAACGACGCAAATCCCGTTCACGATCTACAAGCTGGTTGTACTCAGCTGGCACGACAACAGTGACGGACATCTGGCCAGCCTCAAACTCCACTGGTACATCTTCCGCCACAATGTTCGCCCGGCCGTCCTTCAGGGTGTACGTTGCGGATGCCGCATCGAGCACATTGAGAGTGAATGACAGCGAAACAGCTTCGCCGCTTTTAAACGTGCCGAGCTGAGCCATCATTCACCGCCCTGGGCTTTCATAATGCCTTCGATCATCTCAACGATGCCCTTGCCCTTTACACCCAGCTCATTTCCGATCTGACGTAAACCGGCAATTCCTTCGTTGTCGGCTACCGCTTCCAGCTCTTCACGAGAGAACTTAGGCTGAGTGCTTACATGGGCTTGCGTGGTCACTCGCTCCATACGCTCATTAACTGGCGCTGCGGTCTCTTTTACGCTATCAGCGGATAACCCATGGCGCTCGCTATAAATCCCAGAAGGGGACACATTGGTGCCCTCAATGGTTTCTGCGCGCATCGATGAGCAAATGCGCTGCTGATCCACGAATGGCAGTTCTGATACAGAGATGCCATCTTCAAACTGGATGCCACACAACATGCCGCTATAACCCTTAAAGCATGATTCGAGCAGTCGTACTTTTGCAGATTTCATATTCATCCTTGAGTGGCCGCCAAGCGGCCACGTTCGTTAAGCCGCGGTTACTGCAACCTGGCAGGTGGAAGACGGGCCATCGTTTGAGGTGAAAGTAACGACTGCGTTACCCACACCAACAGCCGTAATCTTGCCTTTTTGATCAACCGTTACGATCGCTGCGTTGTTAGTGCTCCAAACGCCTGACTTGTCAGTGGCGTTATCTGGCGCAGTGTTGTAGGTCAGAGTTCGAGACTCACCCACTTTCAGACCGGTAGAAGCCGGGTTCATGTAGATGCCGTTGATCGCCACTTTTTGCTGACCGGAACCACCGGAACCACCGGAACCACCGGAACCACCGGAACCACCGGAACCACCGGAACCACCGGAACTGGCAGTGTTGCCTGAACCAGACTGCTGACCAGCGTCAATCACTTCTCCGCGAAGTGCTGCCAGCATTCGTGCCTGGCGGCGCTCACTAACCGGATTCGCGCTCACACTATTGACGAAAGGCACACCGAACATGTGACCCGTGTAATCCGAGAGCACTTCTTCGGTGATACGTACTTTTTTGTCTGCCATGTTTACTCCATAAAAAAAGGGTGGGCGACTTGCCCACCCTTGCTAGTGATCGCTTATAGGTAGGTGACTACCTATCAATAAGATTAAATCTTAACGCCTTTCAGCGCTGCGATCGCTTTGTCGTGCTTGTTCGCCAGAGAGCAGTACCACTTAACGCGAGTACGCAGGGCGTCTTTGTTCTGAACGGTGCCGATGGACTCAACCACGATACCGGCATTATCACCACCGTACAGACCGGTCAGACCGTTCTCTTCGGACAGGTGCAGGCCGTAGATGTCGGCAGCGCCGTCAACAACAGGGATGAAGTCGTTCACGATGAACGGAATGCCGTTGTGAGTCAGCATTGGACGGCCAAAGTTTTCGATCATCACTTCAGACGGGCCGACGTTCACGGTACGCAGCAACGCACGGTAAGCGCGCATATGCTCAGAACGAACCATCAGGCAGTCTGCACCCAGATCTTTCACCGCATCCACCAGCTCATCGAGCATGGAGAAGGTCATGGACGCGTTCGCAACGATGCCCTGATCGGCAGACATCAGCTTAGCAATGCCGTCGAAGGATTTCGCGTCTTTGGTGGAGTCACCCTGGATCAGGTTGCGGCGGAATGCGCGCGCCAGACCTTTCACTTTGGAACGAACCTGGATAGCCAGCTGGCTATTGGTGTCGGCCATGGTGGTTGCCAGGAATTTATCAACGTCAACGTCGCCAGCCAGAATACGCAGCTTAGCCACATGCTCGGTGAACGTTGCAGCGCCTTCTGGAACCACATCGTTCACGTCAATGAAGCTGGCTTCAGACAGTGAATCTTCGCGGTTGTACAGATACGCCTTAGAGTTGATCTTCATGAAAGGCAGAACGGCAAACAGGTCATCGCGATCGATGATAGTTTCGATTACGCCCTGTTCCAGTTCGTTGTTAGACAGCTTTTCAGCTTCGTCTCGCAGTAATGGCATCTTTTCAATTCCTTTTGATTAAGATGTTATTTTGTAACGATTTTTCCCAGCCCCGCAGTTAACTTGTCAATCGTTGACTTGTTCACCGGGGTGGTTACTTTGGCACTTGGCTTACTTTGTGAGCCTGCACCTGGTTTAGCCTCGCTTCGCAGCAAAGCGTCGGCTTCAGGATCTGCACGCAAAATACGCTCAATCGCTGATTCGAATGCGAGAGGTTGGCCATGGCCATCGACCAGCACCGCACGGTCTTTCTGACCAGCTGGCTTGTCGTAACCTACAACGCTGCCGTCTTCGCCTACTTCAAAATGGTTGCCGTAAATCACACGAGCCTTAGCTGGTGTCATCAGAGCTTTGTCACGCAAGAAAGAAGAGCCAGAGAAGGATGCACCTACGGTCATCTCCAGCAGCTGAGCCTTCAGGGTGGCATTCTCAGCCTCAACCTGGGTACGAGCATCACGCTCTACCTGCAGATCGGTTTGATGGGCTGCAACCATTTGCTTTTTGACCGCGTCAAATTCACCACGGCGCTCAAGCTCAGCTTGCTCCGCTTCTTGACGGGTACGTTCTGCCGCAGCTTCAGCATCCACCAAACGACGAGCACGTTCAGGGTCGATGTCACCATAAGCAGCCAGTTTTTCCTTGCGCTTCATGCTCTCTTTCAAAAGCTCAGCGCCTGACTTCTTGGCATCACGCAGTTTTGCGATCAGCTCTTCTTGCGACAGACCTGCGTATTCATCGTCGAGTTCTGGCTGACGTGCCTGTTTATGTGCGCCATCAGTGTCAGGGTTGTGTTCGCCACCTTCGCCACCAGGCTGTTCACCCGGTTGCTCTTTAGTTGGTTCACCACCACCACCACCGCCCAGCTCTTCCTTGCCAGCGACGTCCATCAGGCCACGACGGGCCATCATCATTTGCCACAGATTCATAAAATTCCTTTTTACGCCTTATCGCTCGGTTGCTTGAGCAGATGAGTTCCCTGATCCTTGGGAAGAAGTATTCTCGGTTTCTTGAGAAGATGCCTTATCATAGGTAGTTGACAAGCTATTTTCAATACCCACCGATACATTTTTTGGAGGAAATTTCAAGAGATCTGCCTCAAATTCCTTTTTCATTTTCTCCGTGACGTTCGGGAAGATCTTATCGATGAGCATTTCCATCTGATAACGACGAACACTTTCCGGCGCCTGCAACTCTGACAACTGCTGAGCGACAGCAAATTCGTCAGTCAAACCACGGATGTCGAAACTCTCCGGGTAGCTAACCAATGTGTGATCGTCTTCCAGCTCTTCACCCATCCATTTGCCAACCAGGGCAAGCATCTGGCGCTCTGCTCGCTCCAGACGTTCAGCTTTCGTCACCAGCAAGCTATTCACGCGCTGGAAGTCGTATGCTTTGGCTGCGCCAGAGGAATTATCAATGCCCTTGGCGTTGTCCTGCTTAGTTCGTTCACCGGCGACACCAACAGAGTGGTAAATCTCGTTGATGACAGTTTGAACCGTGGTGATGATCATCTGGGCTTGCTTCGGGTCTGGCGACATGTAGAACGGCTGCGAGCCACCTTCACCATCAAAGGTAAACACTCGTTTAGTCCCCATCTCCAATACCTTGCCGTGGTTCTCATCGCCAGGCAGCATTGCCTGCACTGGAATCGCCAGCTGGGAGAAAGTCTGATCCTGAATGATTGCATCAAGGTTCGACAGGTAGTTGGCCACCGCACGGTCAAGGTAAGCGATGTCATCAATGAGCGATGGGCTGAAGTATGGCGATTCGCTTTGACCAATACAGTCAACAGGGAACACCGGCACAACACCCAGGTTATGCTCACCGCTATCTTCGAGGTAAACCTTAGCATTACCTTTCTGGCCACCCTTCTTCACTTCTTCGCGGAAAAGATACCATTCGTTTTGAGTCCACAGGCGATAACGCTGGAACTCCTGTCCGGTAGAAGCAAACGGGTCGGCATCATCACGGGCGACTTCCACCACCAGCGCCCACAGCAAATTACCGTCGTCATCCCATGCCAGATCCAGCATCTGCTGCGGTGAAATCCAGTAAGCGTAGGCGCGGCCATCTTGCTTCTTCTGATCTTCAACCGACTCAGCGCCAGCTTCCATTGTGCTATCCACCACAACCCAAATTCGCCCGTAGATGGAGGATTGCAGATCGATGGCGGCCATGAACTCGTTAACGGAAACGTTTTGACGAGTCGCGCGGCGCCAGAAATCCCGGATGAACTCTGGTGCATCTTCCTCAGTGCGGTGAATATCTTCGCGGAAAATGTATTTGTTGATCAGGTTTACAACTTCACGCGTGTGGTTGAAGCGGTATGCTCGCTCTACACGTTCTTTGTATTCCTGATCACCTTCTTTGAAATAGCGGAAAACGTTGTCATCGAACCATGCCCGGCCACCCGCGTAGGTGGCCGAAATAAAGTCCCAATGCTCCTTTTTCTTTTCGTACTCAGGATGCCGGCGTTTAACCAGATCCTTGATTACTTTGTCAGTCAATTCCATTTGACCAAACCCCAATTTAATATAAATACGGTTTTAAGATAGGTAGTTAACCACCTATCGAGAGCCACCAAGAATAACACGACTTTTAACCGGAAATCTTCTATGAATTGGATAGCCGAGGGCGTCAGCGCTATGCTCTACACCACCTGACTTGTCCATATCACGCGAACCCGGTTTGTAGATCACCTTTTCCAGCGATTCAATCAGTCCCTTACACCTCGGGCTGATATAAAGTCTCACATCCCCAGACGCGGTCATCAGCATACGGTTTACTGCATTCACACGGTCAGCGATCGGCGGGTGCTTCTTCGGGTGATCGATGCGCAGAAAACCCTTCTCCTTAAAGATGTCCACATCCGATTCACCGCGCGCATGTTGTCGGTATGCGCCTGCAGGGTCTGGGAAGATTGTTACTTGAGACTTCGAGCGCCAGTACCGGCGTTCCAGCTCATCACATACCTCTGCGGTGTTTGAAGAATACAGTACCAGCTCATCCACCGCCCAAACTTCACCATTCGGCTGCGGCTGCAGGATGACCGAGGACATTGGATCGATGTTGAAGTCCTGACCAACCCAGATAGGCAGCTTCGGATTGAAGGCAACATCCTTAACATGCGTTTTGCGGTCGAACGGGTAATACACGCGTCCTGACATGTTCTCAAACGACGCAAGGTATTCCTGAGCGAATGATTTAGGGTCCATATCATTCCGCGCGGCTTCGATCTCCGCCTCTGGAACAAAGGGTGAATCGGCTGTCACAAACTGCCAGCTCTTCCACTGCCCCTTCTTCTGCAAATCTTCGTTTTGCCCGATCGTCCAAAGTTTATGGAACTCAGAGAAGCCTTTCGGTGTGCCGATAATCAGCGCACCACCGCGGGTAGAAGACAGCGTTGGGCGCAATACCTTGTACCAGGTGTCAGGCTTCATATCCTGGAACTCGTCGAGCACGACAAAGTTCAACGCAACACCACGCAATGTATCTGGCTTATCCGCACCTTTTAGGGCAATTTCCGAGCCGTTCTTGAGAACGATCGTCATTGTGGTGTCGTTCTTTTTAGCCACCCATTTGCGCGGGATTGTCTCCTGAAGGTCATCCCACAAAATCTGCCTGGCCATCTGATACGTTGGCGCTACGTACCATACACGCTGTTTGCGGCCTGAAGCGGCCGCACGAATAATTTTAGAAATTGACAGTCGAGACTTACCCCAGCGTCGGCCAGCACACACCACTTTGAAACGATGGGGTGATTGGAACACTGACATCTGCCCAGAATGCAGCTGAATCAAGCTCAGCGATGACGGGATGGCCATGGTTATGCTTCCCCACTATCATCGTCAGCTTCGCTCTCTAAAACGCTCTCAGCGTCTTTTGCTGCTTCCTCTTCAAGTGCCTCAAGCTCATCATCGTCAATCAGATCTGGTTCTTCTGATTTACGCAGCTCTGCCACCTGATTTGGTGTCAATTCGCCAAACACCAAGTTCGGGATTTCGTCGGCCAAGCCTTCGTCTTTATCCATGCCCAGGGCTTTGGATGACACATCAAAGCACTTAGCCAGAATATTGCTGGCTCGCTGAATTGACTTTAGATCGCCCTCGATAACAGCAAGCGATGTGCCTTTGGACTTCGCCTCGGCAACCTGACCCATCGCCATTCTGCCAAGTGTGAATGCCCAGCTGTCATACTTGTTACGACGATCATCAATTTTGTCGGCGCGCTCTTTAGCGCGGATCTCTGCGTCTGACTTCAGGGATTCGCGCACCATCTTGCCAACTGAGTCGGCTCCTTTGGCCAAACCCTTCTTTTTGAAATAACGAGAGAAGGTCTCGCGGCGCAGCCCATACTCGTCTTCCAATCTGGAAAGCGTGTACTCACCGGACGCCCATTTCGCCTCGATCTCCGCCCACATAGCTGGCGTGACCTTGACCTTTACCTCTTCAGCTTCGGTCGTCATAGTTCCCTCTAAACCACCACGGCGCTTCCTTGCGCCGAGTAAAATCATTTTCTGGAGTTGCTAAACAAATTGGTTTCTACGGTTAGAAAACAACTTAATTGGGGAGTGGTAAAAAGCCTGCTTCCGTATATTTAAATAACCAGTTATTAATTATTTATGGGAAGCAGGTCTTTCTCATGCCACCATCAGCTTTACGCTTGCTCTACCCATAACGGTCAGACCGAGTGTGCGGCGCTGGTAGCCATCGTCTCCGCGCGCTCGAAACTCACCTTTCTCGACAAGTCCCTTTTTAATCAACGCTCGAAGAGAAAACTGCATACTCTGCTTTGTGGTTTTGTATGGCAGAACCTCCAGCAGCTCATCAAGGTCAAGTAAATGGCCGCGATCGTGGCCAAGGTAAATGGTGCGCAGAATATCTTTCTGCTTATCTGTCAAAATCATTTGCTCGCTTCCTTACGAGATACGCGCCAGATCCAGCGGCGCATTTAATGGTTGGTTGTCGAATGCCAGAAGTGGCAACACGTCAGGCAAATCCCTGCCAAAGTCCGGGTTGCGGTAAACACCATAGAGCGGCGACGTAAAGCTAAGGTTGTGAATGTCCTTCAGCAATTTCACGATACTGGCTTCATCCACCAGCGAATCAGCGATGTCCTGCACGGTTGTGCCGCGGTTACGCCCAGCTTTCGCCAACGATGAGTTCTTGTGGTAGTCGGCAACGAGATCCACCAGCGCGCGGCGGCGGCGATTCTCGCTCATCGAGAACAGCTCTTTCACAATGCTCTCATTGTCGCCCGGGTCGGCACGGAAATGCCGCTGGAATACGCGCAGCGCACTTTCGTAACTCTTCGGACGCTCTGGTCGAATAAACTGATAGCCTGCCTTCATCGCAAACGGGTTGTATTTGCTCATCGAGGACTGGATTTCGATGATCGGCCTGTTGTGCATTCGGCTCACCAGGTTAATCATGCGATATGAAACACCCACGCCACGGTATTGTGTGTCCACCACTGAACGGCTGATCACTGCGAAATTGTTATTCACGTAACGCCCCCAGAACTGATTGGCCACCGTCGTGTTAGTGGTGGGCTTCAGTTTGGGGAACATGCGGTGACGCGGCGCCAGAAGCAATTTTGGAAAAGCCACAACAACAACGCCCACCAGCCGACCATCAAGCTCGCAGCGGTAATAGGTTGGTGCGAATGGTTTGCCGTCAGTTTTGTAGTGCAGCGATTTCAAAGCATTCCAATCATCCACAGTGCCGCGCGTCACTGTCATACGCTCCAGAAAATCCAAATGCTTCGGAAACTCTTCAGGCTTGTAGCGTTTGATGGTTACGTCGTTCATCGCACCACCTTCCGACTGCCATAACCACCGCGACGAATGGTTGAGGGGTGACGCGTCACAATATCCTCGATCGCCGGCAAACCACCCGCCTTCTTGTCGGCCAGGAACTTAACGCGAGCCTTTACGAACTCTTCAACGATGTAGCCCTGAAGATAAGTGAAAGCCTCCTGATCTGAAGGCATCAAATCATGGTGTTGACCAGTGATAAGCGCGATGTGCAAGGCTTCGTGCCAGTAAACCGACTCATTGTAGTTTTCAGGCAGATATACGCAGTGAACATTGGTGTCGTACTGGATATAGCCCAGGTCAGTGACCATGCCACCAACCCCCGCCACATATTCACTCTCATCCAGCCCATAGAGCTGTTTGATCACCTCCACATAGCGTTTCTCACCAAAAACCACGACGCAGCGGTTGTAATATGGGGCGACACGGAAGCCATAGGCGCCATGGGCACGAAGCCAATCTTGCCATTCAGCCTCGTGTGTCCAGCGGCGGCGCAGCTCAGCCCCTTCATAAATCGGGAAAACCTTTTTAAGCTGCATAATCCACCTTCACACGTTCTTTGTAGTGCTTGGTGATCTGCACATCCGGGCGCAGAGCATTTTTTAGGTCTTCATGCGTGGTTGCCACCATGACAGTTGCCCCGGCTTTGCGCGCTGCGCGCTGGAGATTGGATGCAACCACCTGGGCAGTTACTCGATCCAGAACAGCGCCAAACTCATCAGCAACCCATACCTTTGCGCCGGTTTCGATTAGCTTTGCGATTTTCAGGCGGTAACGCTGGCCGTCTGACATCTCAGAAGGTTTGCGAACAAACAAATAGGCATCGTTAAGCCCAGCCATAGATAACAGCCCCAATGCCTCGCTGGTGGTTTTACCCAGATGGTCAATGACGTTCTTGCTGTCGTCAAAGGCAAAGTCTTCGATTGAGGCCACATCCTGATCTTCTTCTTTCATCAAACGCTGAAGCTCGCGCAACACCACCGATTTACCAGATCCTGATTGACCGGTGATGTACACGACATCACCAGAGCGGATTTCCAGCTCCAGGTTGTCGTAAAGAGACCATTCTTTTTCATCCAGACCCAGGCCAAACGATTCAGCGATCTCCAGCGTTCGGGTGGTCTTTGTGACACGCGTTTGGAAAGCTACATTGATGAGGTAGTTGCTCATGCTCCTTCCTCATCGACAGCTTCTTCAGAAACACGCTTCGCATAAGCCACAAATGCTTCTGCCCCGCTCTCTCCCGTCACTTCTTCCATGTGGGCAAGTAAATCCCCAACAACCAGCGCAGAGCCAGCGGGAAGCGTTTTAAAGCCCAACACGTCGATCACTCGCAATTCTGACTCCGCCACTTCCCGGGCGATCTCTTCATGCTCTTCATGCTGGCGCACGGATTCATGACCCAAGTCCATCACCAGAGAGTCGGTGGCCATGTCTTCCGTCATGCTACCAACCAAAACGCTCAGCTCACGCTCGTCGAAGCCAATCACCACCTCGTCGCCCAGCACCAGCTCTTCAAGCTCTTTTTGCAGCTTGATGGCATCGTAATCGGTACTGGCCAGACGGTTGTCTTCCAGACGCTTGGCACGAACAGAGACCTCGTCGAGATCGGCTCGGATAATTACCGGCACCAGGTCAAACCCTGCATAAATTGCAGCTTCTCGGCGGCCGTGGCCGGTGATGATCACCATGTCTTTATCAACGGTGATTGGTTGGTCAAATCCACGCTTTGAAATTGCCGCAGCCAAATCACGAATCTGGGTTTCGTCGTGTTTTTTGGCATTGGCCTCATATGGAACCAGGGTTTTAGGGTCGAGATACACGATCTCAAATGGGGTGCTCATCAGTTACGTTCCTTGTAAAAGTCTGCGAGCCACACCAGGGCTTCTCCAGCGTCTTCCATGTCGCTGCCAGTATTAATGCCCTGCTCGGCAATGATCGATTTAATGGCTGTAGTGACTGAATCAGCAGAGTCGAAGGTGACTTTGAAGCGCATCGTTTGGTGCTCCACACCCAAACGCTCAACCTTCTCGCGTTTATCCTCTTCTGCCGCTTTCTCGTCGCCATCAGTCAGTCGCTCCAGTTCCGCCATATCGAAAGCCGCAGTTCGGGCCAGTGTCGCTGCCATCTCGTCATCAAATGGGGCGATTTCTGAAAGGCTGAAGCCAGTTTCTGACTGGATTTCTTCAATCAGACGCTGCAAAGCGAGTTGATCGTCTTCACCGTAGCGCTCGTTATCAACGAGAGACATTTGCTTTGCCACCACGTCGCTGATCTGACCAACGGTGATAACTGGCACAGTGGTAATGCCCTGCTCAATGGCTGCGCGCCAGCGGTGTTCACCACCGAGGATCTGGAATGAGCCATCTGGCAGCTCGCGAGCCAGGATCGGTTTAAAGAAACCCAGGCGGTCGATTGAGCCTTTCAGCTTTTCAAAATTCTGAAGACCCACGGCGTTTGTATTCCACGGGTTTGGCTGCAGTCGCCCTACTTCCACCTGCAAGATGTTAATTTTTACGTCCATGTTTTTGATATAATCCATTAAGTAACCAACTACTTATTAAATCATAGCCTGTTAGCACAATAAAGGCACTAAGGAAAGACACATGAGCGTTAGAATTGTATCAAACGCAGTGAACGCGTTAATTTCAGGGGCGGATGACAACGTAAAAAAGATAGTTCAGGACATGTTGAGCTACGATGTTGATGGCGCCTCATTTTCAGGTAGTGGTGGATGGGATGGTCGCAGCACCATGTTCAACTGGTCAAAATGCTCGTTTCCGGCTGGATTTGCTCGATCTATCGCAGCAAAGCTAAACCGGGCTGGTATTCCTGCAACTCACATTCGAAAGCCAATGGCTTCTGCACTCGGCAAGCCAAATCCCGCGGTAAACCCATTCCCCTACAACCCCGATTACGCTTATCAAGATCAGACCGTGGAAACCATGGTAAAAGTGGGCGGGATGATTGCCCAGGTCGCTACCGGTGGCGGCAAATCGAATATTGCCTGCAAAGCAGCTGCACGTATCGGCCGTATGACGCTGTTCATCACGACCCGATCAGTTCTGATGTTCCAAATGGCAGATAACTTTCAAAAATCCATCGACTATCGCGCTGAGAATGGCGAGCCGTGGCTTAAGGGGCAGAAGGTTGGTGTGATTGGCTCGGGCGAACTGAAGGTATCACGTCACATCAACGTTGCGACCGTTCAAACACTCTCCAGTTTTCTAAATGAGCCTGGATCTGACCTTTCTCCCGAGAAGCGCGCCCAGCACCTTAAGCGAAGAGAGCTTATTAAACAGCTTCTTGCCAGCGTTTCACTCCTGATTTTGGAAGAAGCGCACGAATCATCCGGCTCCAGCTTCTACGACATCGCAAGACTCTGCCACAACGCAGATTACCGTTTGGCTTTAACCGCTACTCCGTTTATGAAGGATTCCACGGAAGCCAACATGCGATTGATGGCTGTTGCCGGCCGAATTGAGATTAAGGTGACAGAAAAATATCTGATTGATAAAGGTATTTTGGCAAAACCCTACTTCTTATACCATAAAATCGCGTACACTCCAGATGAGGCTAGGATTAAGGCTGAACTTGCATCAAAACACCTGAACTTCCGGGTTGTTATGAGCACGCCATACCAAAAGGCGTACCAACTAGGCATCGTTTACAACCTAAATCGTAATGCAGCGATTGTTCGTGCCGCTGTTATGTATAGGTCACACCAGTTAAACTGTATGACGTTGGTAAAGCACAAAAGGCATGGTCAGATCTTAATGGAGATGATGCAGGCAGAGGGATTGCGGGTTGACTTCATTTACGGTGAATCATCCCAGAAAGTACGACAAGCAAAATTGCAGAGCCTGGCTGCAGGCAAAATAGACATTCTCATTGGCTCCACCATACTCGATGTAGGCGTTGATGTCCCAAGTGTGGGCGCGGTGATCCTAGCTGGTGGTGGTAAGGCAGAAGTCGAGATGCGTCAGCGTGTCGGACGCGGTCTACGAGCTAAAAAGAATCAGGCAAATGTTTGTTTTATCTCTGACTTTATTGATAGTTCCAATAAGTACCTGATGTCTCATTCCTACGAGCGCAAAAACATCATTGACACTACACCCGGCTTCGCTGAAGGCGTGTTACCGGTCGATGGGAAGTTTGATTTTAATGTTCTGGGCAACTGATACATGGAAAAACCAAAACCTGTTTTTTGCCAGGTCGCTTTGAGTCCTCGCGCTAACGACAAAGTCGAAGCGTTTAAAGACAAACTCAAAGAATCTGGCGTCAAGATGACCAAGTCTGAGATAATCGACATGATCATCGCAGAAGTAAATATGGCCGACTTCGCGCGGTACTCGAAAAGGGCAATGGCCACCAGTAAAGCCGCACAAAGGATTATTGAACTGTACAACACCACCGACATGACCGAAGAAGATCGGGATATTCTGCTCGCTGGTTTGGAACACTCAAACACCCCAGAACCGAAGCCTTAACTTCACAATGGGCTGGTCTCGACCAGCCCGCTACCTCGGCAGCTTTCCCACCTCAATTAGATTGCGTGTTACCCTACTCAAAACATTTACTCGGACACCAGATGACTATCACCGACATTACATATGGCATACCTGCTGAGGTCTGGCCGCGAGATTACAAAGATGTTGAGCGCTCACTTCAGTATTACCGCGCTAAGCGTGTTCCTGTAAAAGTGTCTTTAGAGGATGGGCAGGTATTCTCTCTCTTCGTGTATGGACTGCTGACAGCGCGCAACAAACTTGACCTGACACCGAGGTTCGATGCCAATGATCACCGCGTTCGTGTACCGCTGGAGCGAGTGACGATGATTGAGACAATCAAGCCAGAAGAGGTGCAGACGAGCTTTGAAGGCAGATTAACGATCAATCCTGATGATTACCAAAACCAACCCTCTAAGCGCGACTTCTTTAAAATTTGTCGCCAGGCGCATCAAAGTGAAAAGCTGATTCGAGTGTACATGGCCGATGGGAGAGAAATAGAAGGCGAATCCGCAGGTGTCACTGCCTGCCATGTGAATATCCGTCAAGATGGCGGCAAGCAGCTGGTGGCGCTATTCGATTGGGTTGACCGCATCATTCCATTTGAGACAAATCAGTAACCTTCATTACGATGTCTTACGCAAAAGGAATCTAAAGCAAATGAGTGAATATTCAATTGATGAATCTGGGTATACCGGACGAGATCTTCTACAGAAATCTCAGCCTTGGCAAGGCGCAAGTGCTATAAACATTTCCAATGATGATGCTCGGTATCTAATTAAACAGCATTTCCCGAAACTTCAAGCTCCAGAATTAAAATTTAGCTCTCTCAAAAGACGGGCTACAAACCAAAAACCTCTCTATCTGTTGCAAAAGGATATTTTAGAGAATTTTAAAAGCGTCACTTGTGTTGCTGATAAGCGGTTTCTACTTGTCCAAATGTTCATTGAGTATGCTGTCGAACCCTTTTACTACGCCAATGATATAAATCTGTATGAAAATGGCGGTAATGTCACTCTGGCTTCTATGGCTTACTATGTCTGTCAGGGTTATTACGGTAGAGATTTTGACAATATACTTTTGGCATTTCAGAATGCGATGTTTGAGAAAACACCCACTTCAATCGAGACCTTAATTTCTAGTATCCAAAGTATAAATTGGAATCGACTGCCAGAATTTTTCGGTCCATTAGCGCTTGAACACCCGGATTGTATAGATGCAATTGTGAACCCAAGCATTTCAACCGACGCTGCATTTGTCATTCTCCAAGCATTGATTTCACGCACTGAACTAATGGCAGACGAGGCATATAGTATAAAACATGATCGTTCAGACAACCTTTTGCAATACAACAATTATCTATCCATGCTAATCAATTGCAAAAGCCCTGCTGAGTTTAAAATGTCTGAAATCGCAGGCATTAAATATCCGTTAAAAGTCAAACAAGTAAATCAAGTCGATTCGAAGCTACACCCATCCGTTCAACTTTGTGACATTTTAATTGGAGGCGCAATTAATGGCGTCCGAGAGTTGATAGAAACAAAGGAAATGTCTTTTTACTCGCCACTGAAACTTTATGAAGGCAATCAAATCATTCACTTTACTCCAAACATAGACTTTGAAAGTGAAATGAAATTCAGAAATGGCTCTCAAGGTAATGAAATGATCAATTTTATAGCCAAACAATTAAAAACTTCAGGTTATTGATTTCATGATTAATGACGCCCGTTAGGGCGTCAATTATTACCAAGCAGTTTTGTTCAGATAGAAATCACCACCGGCATTGCTGCCAAATCTGTAAGCGGCCTCCGATTTCACATTCACTGTTGTCTCTACGTTCTCACCGGCACAGAACGGCATAGCTCTGGAAAGTCGAGCACCGATAATGTGTTCCCCGGGCGCAAGGTAAAGGCTCACCTTCTCAGACATCCCCGCTTCGGCCACATCTTTCCCATCAACCGCAACCGTCGCGGTGCAGAATGCTCCCTTGGTTCCAGAATCGCGTTTAACGACCGTCAGCACCGTGCCGGTGGCTGATTGTGTAAGGGTGCGATCGATGATCTGCTTCGATGGTACTTCTTTTGCTTCACCGGTCGCTACTGGTTGGTTGGAGCAAGCGGAGAGAAGGAGTGCAGCAGCTGTTGCAGCGAAATAGGCAATTTTCATATTCATCCCGAATCTATAAGGGCAATCTAATTTAAGTTATGTAGTGCAGGCGTGTTATTAACCGTTGCATCATATCAGCAAGCTATAAGGTTATCCATGCTGCAGCGGTCAAGTGGTTAATTGTTGAGTCGGTCAATTATATATAAGGCCAATAGCTTCAGTGTCTGCAATATTTTATTGGTCGGCATGGTCAACCGATAAATTATATGTAAGGGGAGTAGCCGATATAGGGGATTTATTGAGGGAACACCTTCCTTCCTTATACGCTTATTTCTAGGACTTTGCTTTTTTCATCTTTTTTAAAAAAATTCACAAAAAGGACTTGCACGGTTTTTTAACTCATCCATAATGCAACACATCGAAAGCAAACACGCTAACGATAAACAAAACTTTCAGCGCATTGCGCAAATATATAGGATTAAAAATTATGTCTAATATCATCTCAAAAAAATCTGTTCTTGAAGCTGCTACCACTGTTGCAACTGAATTAGCTGAAACTGTTGCAAGCGTCGAACAAAATTACACTACTCGCTATAACGCTGGACAAGATACCAAAGCAGACAAAAAAGCGATGCAAGCTGCTAAAACTAAACTTGCATACTTCACTAACAACGTTTGCAAGCCACTGACAGACGATAAAGCAAATAGCGTGTTTTATTATGCGATTAAAGCAAGCAAGCAAACGCCAGAGCAGTTTTTCCGCGAAGCAATGGAGAATAGCTATAGCTTAGAAAAACTGGTCTACTTGATTAATTCAATCCGCGCTAAACGTTGCGAATACTCATTAGCGGATCAATCTGGTTCACGCGTATTTGCAATTGTTGAAATTATCAAAGATGAAATGGAAGTCTTCACCAATGGCGCAATTAAAACGCTGATGGATGAAGCGAAGAAAGAAAACGAGAAGCAAGCGGATCAAACGTATACGCAAGCCAATCAGTTAATCGCTATGTGTGAACGTTTGGGCTTGATTGAGAAGATCAAAGGAGCTGGCGCAGCCAAAAACGGATCACAACAATATAAACTGTTAGATAATGATTTTGTGTCTTATATCCGTGATGCTTTCGCAGTAGCTCAATAAAGGAATATAGCGCCCACTATGGGCGCTTTTAAATGGACACAATAGAATGACTAAGCAAGAATATTTAAAGCGCCAAAATAAAGCATATTTGAAATTTAAAGCGGAGCTTTGCGCGGAACTACAAGCGGAAGTTGACGCAATGAATTTAAATTTTTTCGATGTTGTTAATGGTTATATGACGGAACGAAAAAAACGTTATATGTTCTTAGTCGATACAATCGGAAAACTAAAACGCGATCTTTATTGCTAATGTTAAGCGCCCACTATGGGCGCTTTTTTGCTTTCCAGATCCGCACCACTTCAGCGCCCACTATGGGCGCTTTTTTCGTTGTGTCGCAGCAAACGAGACAAGCCCAAAAATCGACGCTATGAGACGATCACAGAGACGCGTTTTAACGTTGGGTAATGCGTTACCACACGCTATAGATTCAAGCGCTTAGAACGCTTTACAGCGCGTTTAAATCGCCATGTTTAAATTGTGATCGTTGTCTGGTGTAACGTTGCCAATATGGGCGCGCTGTTATGTGTCGGTATGGTGCGGCATTGTGCGCTGGCATCGCGTGGCGCTGGTACAATGTGCGCTTACTGGCTGGCATGTCTGGCTGGCTGGCTGGCTATCCAGTGGTAAAGCAGTCAAGGCGTAAAGCCATTCAGGTGGATGCTCGGCAAATGGCTGGGGTCGATTCTGGGGTGTCCCTGGCCACCGCCCTACCCCACTCCTGAAGCCAAACCTGCTGTATACCGAAATCCCTATACCGAAAGCTGGCCGTTTCCCGAAAAATTCCACTCCCCGTTTCCCTGCAGCTCCCCTTCGAGGGCTATGGCCGTTTTCAAAAATTTCCCTACGGCCACGGCTCCCAAACAAAAAAGCGCCGTTTCCGACGCCCTAAACAAAGTTTATAAATTTGCGCCGTTATTACTCATTGAGGTCACTGCATACACTACAAAAGCATTAGTTACGCGAATATCAGGTCCTGTCTCGTAAACGTCATCCCCCTGAATCATACCGTTCAGATACATTTCATCGTCTTCAACGTGGAAGATAAATCCTGTGTATGGCTGCCCTGATATTTTTAGTCTGAAGCCAAAATATTTTCCTGTATCCACCTTCGATATGCTTTTGAATCCATCCACATCGTGTAATAAAGCAAGGTAATTAGCTAAGGAGATGTAGTTTGAGTACGGTGACCCAGGACCTCGTGAGATGTATAGTCCTGAAGCAAGCTGAGCCTCAGAGAAGCCTAAGTCGCTAACTTCTTCTTTATGTTTTTCGTATGAGTCTTGTATGGCTTGTGCAGCTGTTTTCACATGTGATTTGTCATACTCTTCTTTTTTAATATCTTGTATTGCCAAGCTTGTAGAAATGCAGTTTGAAGGGCCTTTTGATTTATTCAGCATCGTCTCACAAATAGCATCATTGCGAGCTATGTACTCATCTCGCACACATGCGTCATTACTACATTCATTTCTTGTCTGGAGCCAAGCCTTCTGCTCAATTTTCGCATTCGAAACCACATCCGCATCTACCGGTGCCTTCAATAGGCTCTTGTAGTTTGTAGATAGAACATCATCAAGCCGACTTATCTCGTAGTTTTTACAGATAATATTTTCAACCTGGGTTGAAGCTTTGGCACAGTCAAAGGAGGCCGCGTTAGCTTGTAATCCAGCCATCAAACCGATAGCTACCATACCGATGAGTTTAATCATTTTCATTCCATTGTCCCCTTGAAATAACAACCAAAGTTATCGTCTCAGGTACAAATATCTTTAGGGTATTCAATCAGTGAACGAATGCGATCTTGCATAGCAATGACTTCCCAGCGCACGAGGGAACGCTGCTGTAGCCACACATCGACTTTGGCCTTCCATAACCCATATGCTTGGGCATAAATGGTGCTCCCGCGCTGGTGGGGCTGAACCTGAGCGATATACTCCTTTGCCATTTTCTGGCAGAAGGCTTCCGTCTCCGGGTTCTGGATTGCTGGCGTTGGTTGGAATTTCATGGCGCCCTCTCAGTGCATCAAGCCGATGTCTACGCTATCGCCACCTTCAGTGAGACGGATCATCAGCATTGCGAAGGCATTGAGTGGATAACCGGCGTGCCATTCAGGAGCACGGTCATCAATCATGAAATCGGCCACATCAAAGAGTGCACCTTCGTGGTGGAAGAAACGGGTGCTTCCCTGGTCGTCATATTCGACGTGATCCATTTCGTTCTGCTCGGCTTCGTTCAGGTCGTGCCAGGAAAGCAGGTGGACGTTTTCTGCTTTGGGTGTAACGTTAAATTCGGTCATGTGCTTTTCTCTTGTTTTATTGTTGGACTAATTATCGCAAGTGGCACACGGCAGAAAACAAATTGTTATCGGGCATAAGAAAATGGCGCGGGTTAGCGCGCCATTGTGGTTTAAGCAGTCTGGCCTGCGGCCAGCACATCAGTAGGTAGATAATTATCCAGCGTTACGCCGGAGGTAATCTTCATACCATATGCGCCGATCCAGGTGCTGGTGTTGTCGATGCCTGTCTCAATGAAGTCAGTAACCTCACCCATCAGGGTTTCGAACAGGTCTTTACCAGAAGCACGGTAATGACCCTCAATAGCCACCAGCAGCGGGTCGCTGCCATCCATAACAGTCTGCGCACCGATGGAGTACACCGCAGGTTGCGCTTTGTCTTTCGGGGTTGTACGAACCAGGGTACTAATCTGCTTCTCAAGCCCTACGGACGTATCACGGATCTGGACAGTAATCTTTGCCACCTTGCCACCGTCTTCGGTGCGCTCAGAGGCGTAATACATGTCGTAAACCAGTTCTGTTGCCTTGTATGTCATATGACCTCCATGTCATGTTTAGTCGCGGTCATTGTAGATAGGTAGCTACCTACTTACAAGCCATAGGGCAACGAGCAATAAAAAAAGCCCACCAAGGATTAGAGGTGGGCTGACTGAATTAGTCAAAGGCACATGATTATACTGCTACGGCGATCGTCGCTCGCTGAATCTCCATCTGGGCAATCTGGTTAACAAGAACCAGCACCCGCTCAAGTTGGTCTTTAGGGAAGTGCTGAATATTTGCGAATCTGTATTTTCGATTTGTGCGCGTAACAGAAATGGACAGGCGCTCACCCACTTTGTAGCGTTTGCACTCGCCGCTCTCAAACGACTTATGCTCAAAAATCTTCTCACGAAACACGCCGATGACTACGCCGTTCGCAGTTATGTCCACCAGATTCACGCGGGAGATAGAGCGCTTAACCGGATTGAACGTGCTGCGATGGTAGTTAGCGATAGCTTGCATCAGATTCATATTCACACCATGTAAACAATTTGTTTTCTCGTTGGTGTAAATAATACAGTGTCTCAAGAGGGCACAAAGCATAACGTATCGGGTGCTGGTGGATGATCGGCAGCTGGTGACCGCAGGTGAAAGTGGGCAAAAGAAAAGCCACCGTGCTGGTGGCTCCCTGATTACAGTGAATCTTCTTCGTCTGTCTTTTTCAGATCGGGAAACTCTCTATACACCGCATCCGACAAACGCTGCTGCTGCTCTTCGGTCAAATCATTCCAGACCTCAGCTCCTGTCGGGCCATCTCCTTCAGCGGGGATATATGACCACAGTTTCTTGTACAGCTCTTCGCCTACACCATCCAAGCATTCGGCCAGCTCGTCCACGCTCCAGTAGTTGAGCAGCCCAGGCATTTTAATAGACATGTTTTTCCCTCAGTTCGATTCGGAAGTGTTGCAGTTCCAGGCCACAGACATTTGCTGATCATCAACCGGCAAAGCGAATGAACCTTCTCTGTATCCCTCACCAATCAGTGAGCCGATTCTCTTGGCTACATCCTCCGAACGGATAACGTCATCAAGTGAGATCTCGTCAGTGTCCACACCCTCAAGCGTGATGCTGATATTTAAATGTTTATACATGTGCATTACTCTGTTGTTTTCTTATGGGCTTAATTATGACAACAATGAGTAGGGGATAAAGCTGAATTGTTCGGGTGGCTGGTGGCTCCCGTAGGCGGTTTCTCCATTCGGGTGCCCGGAACCCTTACAATAGGACTTGCACCCCTTGAGAGTGCGACTACATTTACCCACTGGTCATGGATGACCACAGGCTCAGAACCGAAATCCAACTATAGGGATATGAGTCTGACCATTTCTCTGTGGCGAGCCACCACTCGCCTCTTTTTTCTATACCGGCATCCACCCGTTTCCCGAAAATTTCCCCTGACCGTTTCTATACCGGTTCCGCGCCGCTTCCCGGAGGCTGGCATCATTCGTCGGTGTGCTCAGGTGACGATCGGCGAATCGAGGGAATGGGGCGGCGGTGACATTCTCCCTGCGGGTGAATCGAGCGAAGGGGGCATGTGAAGGCGACGGAAATTTAGGGGTTGAATAAATACGGTGATTGAAGCGCGCCCTCCACCATTTCACTCCCTTACAGTTCCCCCATTCTCTATGCGTAAACGTACCCATATCGACTGACCACTATAGACAGCAATCCCTATGTGTTTCTCTCCTTCAACGCTTAATAGCGCGGTCTCTTCCTCTCTGAGATTCGCTTTCTTCCTTCTGGTGTATTCGTTACTCCCTATAACGGTTAGTGGTGAATTGCTGGTTGTGGTGTCTGGGTGTTTCTCTTCTGATAATCGTGGAGGTGTGGATAATGGCATGTCTCCTTTTCCTCTATTCGCCTCTCAAGTTTCCTCTTGGGGATTTCTCTTCTCGGTAGCTGGGTGTGTTGTGAATCGTGGATGTGAAAGTAATGGCAGTTCCCCCTATAGCTTATTCTCTCTGTAGCTTATGCGGGTTGCTTCTCCCGCCAGTGCTGGTGCTGGATTATCTGGGCTGGCTGCAGTAAGTCGGAGGGTTGTTCTCTGATAACCTGACGAAAGTGAGGTGGGTGTTTGCGGTTATGGGAGTGTGGGTAATGGCAGTTGTGCCAGCTCCGCATTGCATTAACAATTTGTTTTCTTATGTGGTGAAACAATTTGTTTTGCTATCCCATATAACGCAACGGGAGCGATTCTCAGCGTGTCTATCGAGTGGGTGGCAAATGGTATTGCTTTGGAGAGATGTCTCTTCCCTGGTGTGGTTCTGGCGTTTCTTTGGCGGGTATAAGTGGGATGACTGCAACAGATCAACTTTTGGGGCAAAAAGAGGGTATGGCGTTGACTTTTTGTTGATCGGTTATTTATTTGTTTTCTTATGGGTGAATATGCCCACAATCCCAGGTGGTAACTGGTGTGAGCCTATCCATTTAGTGTGAAATGGCCAGGTCAACTTGCTCTTATAGAAAAGGTCAATATTTGACTTGCTTGATAAGTGGGCAACGTCATGATTTAGTGTGATTTCCGTGGTAAGAGGGAAAGTAAAATGAACGTTTGGACATGGTCAGGTAAGTATTTCGGCTACATAACCAATGACGAACTGTATACGTACAGGGGCAAGCACGTTGGAAAGTTAAGCGGCGATGAGATTTATGGTGCTGATGGGCGTTACTTAGGCGAATTGAAGAATAAAAGGCTTATCGTCAATCGCTCCAAGCAACACCGTAAAGTCGCTCGGTTCACTCCGAGGAATAGATCGGGAACAACGAGATACGTGAACTATGTTGGGTATGTCATGTATATGGGCTATCAGGACTTCCCTCAGTGGGACACCTTTTAATGACTCTCGGGCCAAACTCAGCTTCCATATTTGGCCCTTAACTCCGAATAACTCATTACATTAAGCTCAAGGTCGTACCAGACTGCATCACCGGTCTTCGATTCGTGTTGAGAGATGCAGGTGTAGCCATGGCTTTCTAATGCCTGGAATGAGCTGCGGGCGATACAAGCCGAATAGTCTCTATCCCAGCCGTTCCCATTCCTCCCCTCGAAGCGATCATGTCTATAGTTCGCCTTCAGGAACTCATAGTGCATCTGTTCAGTGACCATGAGCGACCTCCTTTTCCGCAAGCAGCTGCGCCGCAAAGTCGTGCATGGTTTTGCTGACCTCAATGAAAACACCGTCGTGCCGGCTAAGACAATACTCGGTCTTCTTACCACCGGCAGCGCGCTTACGTTCATGTTCCCGTTGCTGCTCGTTGTCCCAACGAAACATCTGCATTCTGGTAGCTGGCTGCACCTTGTCCACTTCTACCTGCTCTGGCACTCTGCCTTCATTCACCAGGCGAATTACCAGTTCACGTTTTGATAACGCCATGCCGTTATAGCGGATGTATTTGTTTAAGTGACGATCCGCACGTACTGCCTGAGCTGCTGCCATAATGCACATAATTTATTCCTTTGTTTTCTAAGTGGTGTAATTATCTAATGCGTGAAAGCGGGAGCGAAGCCATTAAAAAAGGCTTCCGAAGAAGCCCTTTATTTAGCTGATGCGCTTAAAGATACAGACCGTCACCGTTACGCCGGTGTCCTCAAACTCTCTCTCAAATGTCTTACCGATCGCACACGCAAATCGACGTTCATCAATCCACTCTGTCAGGTTTGGTACACCTGGAAGGACTGCCACCAGCCGGCCACCAACATTCAGATGTTCCAGAGCGGTGAGTGTGTGAGATTTGGCACGGCCTTCGGAGTACGGCGGATTCATGGCGATCTTGTCGAACTTCATCTGGGCATAGTCTTTCGACCAGGCAATGAAGTCGGCGTTATACACATCTTGGTAGCCTTTCTCTTTTAAGATTTCAGCAAATAACGGAGCCACTTCAACGCAGGTCGCGAACTCGTTTGCCAACGGGACGGACGCCAACAAATCACCTCGACCAGCTGAAGGCTCAAGCAGTGTTTCGCCTGGCTTCATATTGAGCGCCGCCGCAACATAATCCGCGATTGTTTTTGGGGTAGGGTAGAACTGGTGGGCAACTACATCCGGTATCTGACCGGTGGCCATGATCATGCTAATGATGTTGCCAGGCTCATATGGGAATTTAAAGCAATGGCTGCTGGTCTGGATGCCGCCGATCCGCTTGATGACAGCATCAGCCTTCTCTATCTCCGATTTTGACAAGCCATGATGACTGTACGACCAGCTGCCGTAACGATTACTCATCGTTGATAACGCTCTTCTGGCCTGGCTGCTAACTTCCGTATGAACATGCCCAAACTCTTTGGGCGGTGCGCTCTTGGCAGGTGGCTTACGCAATTCAGATGGGATTGAGGCTGGCATGGCCACCGCCAGAACTTCATTGAGTTTCCAGGCCACGTCTGGGTGTACCTGAATGTGCAGGTTCCCATTTTTGAACATCTTCACCCGCATCAGATTGCCATCGATGCTGTACCATGTGTTCATTTCTTTATTGTCACGGTAAAGAGCGCTGAATACATGACGTGACGGCGCCATCTCAGTAATTTCCTGATGCGCGAAGAAGTGAAGCATCACTCGCAGGTCGTCGAGCACATCCTCTTTGCGGTGGTTAATTGAAACGCTGTCATTCCAGTAGTCGGTAAAGACATAGGAGATGATCATCTTTTCCGAGAAGCCAAACACCTTGTTCGTTTTGTGGTTCGGACTCAGCGCCTTGAATAGTCCATGCACACGCTCAACCAGATATTTGTGCCGGTCGTTGAGCAATGACACCATGGTTGGCACAACAGTGTTAAGGGTGAACTCTGGAACGCCCACATATTTCTTAGCACGGTAAGTGTCCTTGAACATTCCCGTTTTACGTTCCTCGGATACTTCCATCTTCCCGTAGATGAATTGCTCACGCCATTCCTCACGGCGCGCAGCCGGCATGATCATTAAGACATTGGTCATTTCAGTCACCCGCTGCCAGTAACGCGCGTGAATGTTCTCCTTCACATGTTGCAAGTTTACTTTGGAGAGGGTGCTTCCCGGGCGCGCGTTGCAATCTGGCTGGTGATTCAACTCCAACAAACGATTAATCATCTGATAACGGTCATCACCATAAACGTAGTCATGCACCTCGTGCATCAGGGCAATCTCACGATCGCACTCAGCTACGATGTTATTGATTATCGCCAGCTCTTCGCGGAATGCCACGCTGCTGCCAGGGGATGATGCTTCGATGATTGAGAGTGCTGTGCTCATTTACCCACCATTAAACAAAATGTTTTCTTATTGGTGTTATTATTTCATATAAGACACGGCATAAAACAATTTGTTTAAGGCGTTATGCTAATTGTAAAATGTCAAGACTTTCAACGGTTGAAAAGGATTTTAACCATGGCTTTCGGGCTTCAATGCTGGGATGCAAGCGGCAAACTTGTCGTCGATCTCAGTGATTACAATTGCAGGTATATTGGAACCTATGACATCACAATTCCTCGTGGGCAGAACTCGGCAACTGTCGGAGTAGCAGGCATCTCAGCAACCACCGCATTTGGTGCGATAGTCAAACCGAACTTATTTATTGAGGCATTTGCTGAAGCAAGCACGAATGCAATTACAGTCTACCGGTTGTTTGGGACGAGTTATGGCGAGACCTATACGGTCGAGGTTTACAGTTACGCATAAGGAGATGCAGTTATGGCAATGGGGTTTGAGGTATACAACAGTGCAGGGGCACTTCAGGTTGATTCGCAACATCGAAATACACTAGTGAGTGATGTCCGTAACATAACCGGTCTTACTGATATTGGTTATTACATGGTTAAAAATCCATTTGGGGGTGATTACCCATTTGGCTTTCTGAAACCGGCCGATAGTCCAGTTCCGGGATATTTATACTGGGTTCAGCTTAATCCGGGCGCGTTCTGCTTCCCTGGCGCCCAGTCCTTCCAGAACAACAGCGGTCGTATCTTACGAACAAGCCGAAATGTACCTATTCAAAGTGGCTATCTTGATGTTCTTGATGCTAATGGAAACTTAGTATGGAGTGCCAAAAGCGCTAACCTTGCACCACGCATCCGGGGATTCCTTGAGCTGAAACCAAACTCGAACGTTGACAATGTAACAGTCTCAACGTCTCCCGGTTTTAACCCTTGGTTCTTAATGAATGCAGTACCAGGTAATATTTCAGATGATGGCACGGTTACTGGATATTCTGGGGTGATCATCCGCTGGACAGGTTCTGAGTTACAAGCTCGCTACGTCAGCAAATACCAGAACACTTTCGCCAACTCTTTCGGCAAGCGCGTTGGGCTTCGCATTCCATATGCTCAGTTCGCAGACTACTAACTTAGGGGCAATTTGCCCCGTTTAGCTTGGCGTTTTGCAAAAGACGACCTAAAATAACTGTATATACGTACAGTTATCATAGTAAGGCCGTCAAATGTTTGCCCTTGTTGATGCAAATTCGTTCTACGCTTCATGTGAGACCATTTTTCGACCTGACTTGCGCGGGAAGCCAGTTTTGGTCTGTTCTAACAACGATGGCTGCATCGTGGCTCGGTCAGCTGAAGCCAAGAAATTAGGCATAAAAATGGGTGATCCACTGTTCAAAAACGAGCGTTTCTTTGAAGAGAAGGGCGTAGTGGTCTTTTCCAGCAATTATGCCCTGTATGCCGACATGAGCCGACGAATGATGACCATCATGGGTGAGATGGCGCCAGGCCAAGAAATTTACAGCATTGACGAAAGTTTTCTCGATGTAACAGGCATTTCAAGTTGTATACCTCTTGAAGATTTTGGGCATCAGCTTCGAAATCGCATCAAAAAAGAAACGTTTCTAACCGTAGGTGTGGGGTTTGCGCAAAGTAAAACTTTGGCAAAGCTGGCAAATCACGCTGCCAAAAAATGGTCAAAAGCAAACGGGGTGCTGGACTTATCCAGTCCGGTGCGACAGCGCAAACTGATGGCTCTCATCGATGTAAGTGATGTCTGGGGTGTTGGGAGCCGATTAACTAAGAGGCTCAACCAGATGGGCATTGAAACGGCGCTACAGCTGGCACAGGCCAACACGACGATGATCCGCAAACATTTCGGCGTAGTGCTTGAGCGCACCGTCCGTGAGCTGAATGGTGAATCGTGCATCCCACTTGAAGAGCAGCCGCCACCAAAGCAGCAGATCGTCACCTCCAAATCCTTTGGGCAGCGCGTTGAGCGCCTGGAAGACATGGAACATGCCGTTTGCACTTATGCCGTTCGTGCGTCAGAGAAATTGAGAGAACAAAAATCACGTTGCCGGCTTATTACTGTTTTCATTGCAACGAGCCGCTACGCCAATGAGCCTCAATATGGCAATAGCTCTTCGATCACCTGCGAATACCCGACTGCCGACACGCGTGACATTGTAGCGTTTGCCATGCAGTGTCTGAAAAGGATATGGCGTGATGGCTATCGTTACGCGCGCGCGGGTATCATGCTCGGCGACTTCTTCCAGGGCGGTGTCGCTCAATTGGATATGTTCAGCGAGCACCAGCCGCGAGCCAAAGCAGATGAGCTAATGGGTGTCATCGACAAGATTAATAAAACAGGGTTGGGGAAGGTTTGGTTCGCAGGGCAGGGGGTTGATAACCAATGGCAGATGAAGCGCGAGATGCTTTCCCCGCGCTACACCACATGTCTGAAGGAATTACCGATCGCTTACTGTAAGTGACGCATCCCCCAAACCGGTCGCGGCCAGAATAAGACGTGACATCTTGCCCTTAGCCACTGAGTTGAGATCGCGCCCATCGGCTGGGTATTTCGCCCACTCCATCAGCTCGAAGAGGTCTGGCAAATCGACACCCTCGCCAGAAATAACTTCCGTGTATAGGAACTGGTCGAATGGTGTGACGCAGTCAGTGCCGTCCTTTGGGTCATTCTCATCGAGCCACACCTTGCGCGCCGCTCTCACTGCCTCGCGGAATGATCGTGACATGGATTGTAGAGATGACAGCTGCCAGCTCTGCTTGTACAAATCACGCGCCTGAATCACCTGAGCGTGTGATTCTTCGAGCATTGCAATACGGTCTTTGGCTGCGGCCAGTTGAAGAGCTGGCGTCTCTCCATCATTACGCTGGATAGTGACCGTGAAAGCCCCCATTTCAGGCAATTGATATACCAGCTCATAATAGTTTGTGGCCGGTGTGTCCTTAAACTCCCTGGCGAACATCATTGCTGCCATACCTGACATCGGCCCACTACTTAGGAATTTCAAAAGTCCACCAGCGGGTGAGTCCATTTCATCGCGCATTTCCTCGGCTTGCTCTTGCGCTTTGTACGCATACCAACTGTTAATATCGTGGTTGAGAAGCTCTTCGGTTGGCACACCCTTTAGAAACGTCTCCATCAATGCCTGGCGATCGAGGGTGCTGGTGGTCTCATGCTGCATCTTGTTCACTCCACGCAGTCTGGATGGTGCGCAGATGCTTCAAATGGCGCGCCTTGAAGCTGGTGCTCAACTGTTCATAGCCCCACACTAATTTTGCACGGACAATGTCGGCCAGACCGCCTTCCATCAGGCCGAAGATTTCATCCATCATGAACTCTTTTTCAGCGAGGTAGATCGCAGCAAATCCGTGGTCATGCTCAACGATGGAAGAGGTGTTATGCAGCAGATCGCACAGCTTAATCACCATCGTTTCTTCATCGAGGCTATTAATCAGCCCGCGGCAGTTGATAACGAAACGCTGAACGCGGTTGCCATCTTCTTTGCCGGCTTTATTGGTCAACGCGTCAACTTTCCAGGCAATACTCTCGCCAAACGCCTCTTTCAGATCGTCAAAGGTCAACTGAGTGTCTTCAATGACATCGTGAAGATACGCGGCCGCAATCATATCTCTGGTGCCGCCATGAGCACGAACCAGCTCGGCAACAGCAGTTGGGTGGGTGATGTATGGCTCGTTAGTGTACTTGCGGCGTTGACCAACAGCGCCGTGAGCAGCGGTCGCATAAGTGCGAGCTTTGTCGATGATGATGTCCATGATTTACCTAAATGAGATGGGCGCCGTAGCGCCCATTTTAAATTAATGAGAGGCCGTTTTGTTCAGATCGTAGCGGTTGGTGATTTCACGCATCCAGAACTCGATGCCTGCTTTATGGCTTTCGAGTTTGTCAGCCACATTAGACAAGGCTTTGACGGTAGAGCGTGGGTTTGACCCATCCAAAACCGGCAGCTCGATATTCATGCTGGCGCTTAACGATGCCAGAGCGTCACCCATGGCCTTTCCATTGGTGGCCTGCAGATTGATCTGGGAATTAAGGCGTGCGACTTCTTTTTCCAGCTCTTCAACACGTTGGTTCGAGCCTACAGTGCTATCACCAGTGCGCGGCGCTTTGTTCGCCTGCATTTCATCGTCAGCTTTAACAAGCAGCTCCAGCATCATCTCCGGGTCTTTCATTACCGGCATCAGGAATTGCAGTGCGTAAATGGCCTCAACAGGATGCAGGTTCTCTTTAGCGATCAGAGCACGAGCATGTTTGGCCACTTCTGAGAGGCTGACTTCAGAGGTGCGCTCTTCAGATTGCTTGGCGGCAGCTTTTTTCAATTCGCATAAAATACACATGTGCTTTTCCTTGTTTTCTTATTTGTGATAACAACTTGTTTTCTAGATGGATGTATATTGCCACCATCGGAAAAGGCCACTAAGCAATTTGGTTCGGCTTGGGCAGGGGAGTGGAGCGAATAAAAAGGCGTCCGAAGACGCCTTTGGTTACTGCTTTTTCAGTAGCGGTAGAAGAATGACAACTGCGACCGCAAGCAATGCGCCATCGGTGAGCACTGACATCAACCGGCTGGCAAAATCCACCATGACTGCAAGCAGTGCAAAGAACCCGGCAGCGCCGAGGCGAATGTTTCGGAGCATCAGATGTACGGATCGAGTGAAAGCTGGAGCGCCTGAGCAATCTTCTTAAGGGCTTTCATTTCGTCTTCGCCAATGCCATCGTTGTCAGCAATGTCGATACACAGGCACAGAACGTCCACTGCATCAGTGGTGCCTGCAATATCTTCTAACTCACGAAGAGCCTGGGCAGCTGCGCGGCGTGCGCTTGCTTCGAACTGCTGACGCACGTTTGAGCTGAGCTGAGCGATCTCACCAGCGAAAGGCGCAAATGAAGGAGTTGCGGCCATTGTCTTTTCAAGCACAGCGACTTCTGCTGGTGAGCAGTCGCCATCGAAATATGAAATGTAGTAACCGCCCCAGACAGTCGCTTCAACCGCGTCGCGGTTCTCCATTTTTTTAACTTCGATTACTGCTTTACGGGTTTTCTTTTTCAGCAAACCAAACATGCGTTTTTCCTTTGTTTATTTAACAACTTGTTTTCTAAGTGGTCATATCGTAGCGCGCCCAAAACGGGGTAAAAGCACTACGTTACGGACTAAAAGAACCCGAGCGCTGCACCCAGAGGCGGAATGAAAATGCCGATTACTCTGGCAATCTCTTTGCCTCCCCAGAGGGGCACCGGGATGTCAGTCGTGAAAACCTTCACGAGATTGGTGATCCACGAAACAATCACCACAAAACCAAAAAGCACTAAGCCTTTGAACCACATCAGGCGTCTCCTTTAATCGAAGCCAATCGTTCCACCTGAATCGAAGGAACTGCCTGAGTCATAGCTTCCACAGCCATGGTCGAATCCACTATGGCTCCCGTGGGAAGAATGGTGGCTGGTGTGGCTGGAACTGCTGCTGACGGAGCAACTGCTTGCGGGGCTGCTATGGTGCGAACTGCTGGCACTCTGAGAGACGCTGGCGCGAGCTGGAACATCGTCCTTATCGATGTACACAAAAGGCACATGGTTAACATCACTAACAGGGGCTGAGCTGCGCGCCGAAGTCGTTGAAGCTGGTACTGCTGCATGAGATTTTTCCTTCCCTAGAAAAACTGGCGGATCGGACAACCCCCACAACTCCACTTCAGAACGGCCACGTTGCTTCTCGACATGCTTTACACCGGCTGCGGTGCCGAACGTAACCAAAGCATCGGAAAGGCGATCGCAACGTGACTCAAGTTCACGGATGCGGATTTCCATCTGCCGAAGCTGGCGCTCGAAGCGGCTCTTGAAGAACAAATAGCTGATCATTTAGTTTCCACTCGTTTCCAATCGCAGGCGAGCTGGTCAATCATCGAAGCCAGGTAATCAACCACCTTGCCATTTGGAAGAACCATCTCTAAACCAGGAAATACGGTGTAACCGTCTGGCTGGTGGACTTCAAAAAGGTTGAGCGGAAGGCCGAAGAACACTTTGCCTTCAGTTTTCTGGTATTCGCTTGAGCTGATCACCCCGGTGCGGAGTCGTATGGATGTGTCGGCAGGCCATTTCTGGCGTGCGAAGGAGGCGCCGGTTTTAATGCCGGTCAAAACGTCTGCGTAAGACAACAACATGTTCACAAACGAATCCCTTCTTGAGACACAGAGAGTTACGGCTGGGCGAACCCAGCCGTGTTTGTGCTCCGTCCATGGAGCAAGCGCTAAACCAGCGCCGTCGTCGTCCTGACGCGGTCAATTTAATATTTTGAATGTAGGTAGTCAACTACTTATTAAGTAATTGTTTAAAACCCCCCTCATAGGGGGGTAAGAGCTTTGATAATGGATGCCCCAAGCTGGCGCGTATTTAGATCATTGTTGTTTGAATTGACGATGCTGACATCGAGTGCCTCAGCTATCTTCCTCAGCATTGGTTTGACTGGTCTTGCATCCATATCGTTAACCTTAACGGAAATGGAGCCACTTGCGTGTTGGTTAATTACATACTTTTCGAATTCGGCGGATTGTACTATTTTGTCTTCACTGTTTGGGGACATTACAACCTCAAAAGTTGCTGCAACGATTCCCCTTTTCGACCAGTTCCGAAGATAACCCGACCAGATATTCGCTCTTAAGTTCGAGCTATCTTTGAATGAATGAGCACTCCATTCACCGGCCTGAATCGTGCCATCTTCCATTCTGAGTTCGACGTAAGCATGACGAGACTCAACTAGTCTTGCTTTAAATTCTTCTTCGTTTTCAGGTATAAAGGTCAATTTCGGCTTCTGCCCCGGAACAATTTCATAAGCATCTAGCAGTCGTTCGATTACGCTTTCAGGGGTTTCAAAGCCAACTGCGTGTTTAGCCAGCCTGGTATAAATGTGATCACTAATGTCTAACTTTTTCATGTAACACCCCATAATTTCCATTAACCAAATCATATATGATGAATGACATAGATCAAGGAAATTCGGAAATTTCTCGCGCGAAACAATTAACTAGTTGAAAAATATATATAATACCCAGAATGGGTTTAGAAGTGAGAAACCGAACGAATGTGAGGTTTCCCTCGAACGGAGTGAGAGGTTGTGTGTTCTGGATATAATTCACCCAGGGAAGCAGGGTGCTGAAACCCACGCTAACCTGAGCAAATCATAGCCAGAAGCTATGACCGAGATCTAATGCCAGTCCCGGTTAGGAAGATTGTGGGCAGCAATACCCCAGAATCAAGATCCTTCCTCACTGTAGGAGGGGAACACCAGACACCAACCTCTTGGAACTCGTCTGGTTTCGACAACCTACAGTGACTCCTTTTCTCTCCTGCTTTGATTCTCCCTCTCCCCGAGCGGCTTTCGCGTCCCGGTTCGATCGCTGGTAACAGGTTCCTTTAAGCAGACGCCAGCGCCATAATCCTCCACCCATCTGCCGAGCCATTCCGAAAAATGACGGCGGGATGTTAGCACTGGTAGATCAGACGGTAAATAGCTAAATGACTATTTAACAACGTTACTATTTTAAGCGGTGACTTTCTGCTCAGTGCGTCCGTGAAGTTGAACATTCAGCCCATGAACTTCGTTGATTAATTCGCCGATCAGCTGCTCAACTTCATTCGTATGCTGCCCGCCGCGGATCGATTTTAGCGCCCACTCATAAAGCGTGAAAGACTGATCGCGGCTTTTGAGTAGCTGCCGTGCATTGGCGAGAAAATCAGTGTCGATCAGTGCCACTACGTTGGTAGGGTGTGCCATGTGTAATTCCTTATGATTGATGTCCAGCGATCATAATTTTTCTGGGAAGGGGATCTACCAACAATCCCAGGTATGACAAGGGCTGGTGGGTTGCTTACGACCTGCTTCTCTATAAATAAATAACGAACCAGTATATAAATATACGGAAGCAGGCTGGATAAATTGGGTTTGTAATGGTGCTAAGCTGCCAGCTCCAACGTGGGTTGTTTCTTCTTGGAGGGGCTCTTCTTTCTGATTGCTTTTGAAGGATCATAACCACCCAGCTCTTTCATTACTGGCAGTGAAACCTTGCGAAGAATATGCCCAGCCTGGTGGCAGTGACCGCGGAAGACCACCAGCATACTTCCACCAGGGTTTTCACGTACTTCCACTAGCCCCAGCTCCACGTCCGGCTCCAGAAAGGCCACACGCCCACCGGTCAGCACCACCGTCTCATTGGCTGATTCAGTAGCAAACTCATACCAGGCGGTATCAAGTGATTGGGGGATAAGCATTACTGTCGATACGCCGCGACGCTGCTCACGCATAGCAGCCTCTACCCAGGGTTTAATCTTGGAGTAAGGCGGATTGAGAAAAGCATTGGTGCCAGGCTCACCCCAATCACAAACAAGCGCGTCTCTTTCCTTGCCGATAAAGTGAGGCAGCAGCGCGTTGCCGGCATCACAAGCAACGTCAACGTCAAACTGGATGCCCAAATATTTCTGAATGGCCTCGAATAGCCACCGCGGAGTGCGCCACAGGTCGCGCAGCTCTCTGTCACGCTCGCGCTTTTTAATCTTCTCTGCGGCAATCATGATAATTCTCTGTAGGTAGTTAACTACCTATATGATCGCAAATTATTTTTCCGTTAGCAATGCAATAAGGGCGCAAAGCGCCCTCATGTTATCTACGGTTTAGGACAAGCTTACCTTCTGATTTCTCAACGACTTTATATTTTCTAAGGGACTTAAGAGTTTTCATGCCAGCAGCTACACCCCCAGAGGCCAAGATCACACTGATGGCTGACGTGGTAGCGCCAATTCCCAGCACCGACGTTGCGCCAGCACCTGCCAGTGCAGCGGTGGGAGCGGCAACGGGGGTCGCGGTTCCACCAGATCCCATGGTTATAAACGCTGCGCCACCCGCCACGATAAGACTGGCGGCTACGACCGCCCAGGCAACTGAGCCTGTCGCGTGAATTTTTAATGTTTTCTTAGACAGATCACCGGTGATGGTAATAGTGGATTGGTTAGATTTTATTGCTTGTGCGAGTTCTTTCTCAGTGGTTACTGTTGTCATTCCCTCTACCCCAGAGTGGTATTGTTTTTGTTTGACTATATCAGCATGAAAAATACGTTCAGGGAAGCGCGAGGGAAGCGTTTCTCGCGAAGTGGATGGGTTTGTATTGTTTATTTGCGTTAAGCCCACAGCGTCCTTCCCGTGGGCGAATTTAGATGGTCTCTTTACTCTTCCGCCATAAACTTTTTGACGATAGGAGAATCAGCATTAAGGGTTAACGATTTCCCATCTTTCTCAGCGATACCCAGCGCCGGAAATACTGCCATCATTTGGCCAGCCTGAGTGGAGGCAGTGCCAACTGGATAGGGCTTCTCAGGATAGCTCATCATAGCCAGTTTGAGGCTATTGCTGCTGGCCGTTTTGTCAGCGATTAATGAGTGTAACGAAATACGGGTATACACGCTCAGATCTGGGCCACCACTGAACCAGTGCATAATGTTTTGGATTTTGTCCATTGCCTTCACTGGAGCCTCGTTGTAGCACTTCATGAAATCCTCGCGCTGCAGGCCAGCTTTCTCAAAGAAGGCATCGTCCTTACCGTCAAAGGTGAATCGAGCACCACGAGGTGTGCTGGCTTTTTTAGGCTTAGGTTCAGGTTGCTTTTCCTCCTGAACTTCAGGTGCGGCCGGTTCTTCTATCACCGGGAGAATATTCTCTTCGCCACCGGCCAAAATCTCCGTTGATTTCTCTGGCGGTGTGGCCGTGTTCGACTCTTCTAAATCAATGATCACCTGTTCCATATCACCTGAAGCAGCAGCTGGCGTAACCGGTAATTTGTTTTCGATCTTTGCCGCGATGCTCTCTGGTGTCGATGTGGCGGCCTCAGCTGCGTTCGTTTCCAGCTCATCGAGCAAAGAATCGATGCCTTTCATCTGACTGTCAGCGGCGGCTGGGGTTTCATCAAGGGATGCCAAGATCGCAGACAGAGCATCGAGATCAGAAACGTTTGTTTGGGCTGCGTTGGACATGTGCTTTTCCTTTCTTTGTTTTAAATGTACTTCGTGATGACAACTATTTTGCCAAACTGAGTTAGGGGAAAAAGCAATTAAGTTAGGCTCAGAAATATTTTGAAACCGTCATAGGTTGGTTTAACATAGTTATCACCCTCTCTATAAAATTTAATTTAAGTATGAAAAAAACAATATTCCTTTTGGTTGCAGCCCTCTGTTCCTTCCCTGCAACTTCATCCTCAGCAAATATTTTTTCTGTAAATGATTACCTTAAATATCATGAAGTTGCATCAAAAGGCGTAACGAATAGTAATGTGCAAATTTACAAGGCATACCTTAATGGTGTCGCCAGTGGTTTTAATACTTCAAATGCCTTTTCAGACGTCATTAATCAAAAGCCACTTTTTTGTACACCGAATAGTTTAATTATTAATGGAGATATGTTGGAGTTGACATTGCAAAGCTACCTCAAGGGGGAAGAAGGTCAACGTGTCATAAAAAATATGGGAGATAGTCCACTTGAAGCTGCTGCTCTCAAAGCTTTTATTACTATTTACCCATGTAAATAGGCCGCTTAGCGCGGCCATTGTGCAAGCTTAGAAAGATAGTTGGAATAGGCCGTATTTCTCGCGCGCAAGGAAGAAGCATTCCATCATCAGATCTACATCGTAGAGGGCGCTATGCGCTTTCTCCGTGTCATAGACCAGCCCCAACGCAAAAGCCAGCTCTTGCAGACGAGGGCGCTTCCCATCTTCTGTAGCCCACAGCCCCTCTAACATCGTGTCAAACATTGGCTTGTCTGGCATGGTGTGACCAGAGAGATTGAACTCATGTTGTAGGAACGGGCCATCAAAGCCTTCTCCATTGTGAGCAATGTAAAAGTCGCTGGCGTCCAACATCGCGATAAGCTCAGGGGCTTTGTCTTCAAAGAGTGGGGCGGTGGCCAGCATCTCTAATGAGATGCCATGCACCTTTTGCGCTTCTGGTTGGATGGTTCGCCGCGGGTTAAAGCGCATCTCCAGGCTTGCTATCTTCTCTTTGGTGATGATGTTGTAGGAGGATAGGGCGATCTCAATGACTCGATGGCCACCGCGGAAGTCCAGCCCAGTTGATTCAATGTCCAGCCCGGTTGCGATCATAATTTTTTAGCTCCTTTGACAATGGCGTTTTTGGCAAACGCAGCTGCCTTTTTGATTGTCTCGGTCTGCGTGTCGCACACGACCTTGGCCAGCTCAGCACCGGTGGTGACGTTTAGAACACGCATCGTTTTGTCGTCGAGATCAACGCTGATGAAAATAGTGTTGCCGCCTGGCATTGCCAGGTGCATGGGAAAAATGGGCTTACCTGGTTCGTTAGCAAACTGAGTCATCACCTGATTTAGTATTTCGCTGATGGATTCAGTCAGCAGCCCCTGAACACTCTCAAACACTGCGCGGATGGCAATTCTTGCCTCACGAGCAGTCAGAAGTTTTGACTCAAATTCGGTCACCACTCGTTCGAGCGCTTCAACCGTCTTCCGGTCGATTTCATCCTGCAAGAGAAGGTCGGTGGTCATGCTTGTATTCCGTGATCATGTGGTGCGCGTATTGTTGCGCACCACGAGAGGGGTTCAACATTTAGTGCAAGGCACTATCGACTGGCCGCTTGTGTGCTTCTGCGGAATTTCGGATGTATTGGCTAAATGAAGTAATCCGCGCATCCAGATCAGTTAAAGTTGGCGGGAAAAAGCCGACTGTAAGATTCCGCTTGTTCTCAAAGAGGTTGAGATTGTTCAGTTCGCCACACACCAGCGCATCAATTCGGCGAACATACAAAGGGTCGAGAGAGCCTCGCTGCTCTCGATCTTTGTCCTCTTGAGAAAGCTCGATCCCCGGGCGCAAACCAACAATCACGTTGTAGTTCGCAATTGCGGTTCGCGAGCACACCTGCTGAATCTCATTGAACAGCGAAACACAACGATCATCATTAACCTGGTGGAAGAGATCGATGGTGTAGGCCATTACGTCAATTGGCGTTCGATCCATAACGAAACTGCCTGAGCCACTGGATTTGTCGGCAATGTGTTTTGCGACGGCCAGCTGCACCTGCAGTCGTTCGAAGAGAGGCATTTCTTTGCCAACCACAACGCCTAGCTTACTCATCAGCGCGCCGACGCCAGCATCGACAAACCTGTAACCGTACTTAAGTGCGAGACGCTTAGCTAAAGTCGTTTTGCCCGTTCCCTGGGCGCCAGCAAAACCTATGCGATCCATTCTTTATCTCCATAAACAACTTGTTTAAAGGCTGGCGTTGTTTCCGTTTCCTCTTGAACCACTAACGTCTCAAGCGAAATCAGATTTGCGGCGGCCATTTCTTCCATTGGAAAGAAGGTATCTGCGTCTGGCACTTCAATATCAAGGTGGGTGAGGTAAACGCGATGAGCGTATGGCAAAGCGAGACGATAAATATCAGCGCCCCCAATGATGGCCACCTCGCAGTTTGAATAGACCGACAACTTAGCCACATCAGACATACCTCTGAGATGGGCGAATCCAGCCGGTACACGAGCTGCATCACGGCTGATAACAACGTTCACACGGTCAGGCAGTGGCTTACCCAGGCACTCCGCTGTTTTACGCCCCATAACTACAATCTTACCGGTCGTCATGCGCTTGAAAATTTGCAGATCTTCTTTGCTGCGCCATGGCAGCTGATTCCCTTTTCCGATGGCGCCGTTCTTGGCCACCGCAGCAATCAAAAACATGGTCACTCTCCCTTTCGGACGACATAACAAACAGGGCGGTTTGGGTGGCTTGCCATTACGTTGACAAACTCTTGGCTGGCGCCTACCGCTGCAATAAGTCGATCGACCCGATGCTCCTGCAAAGTCTTTTTCAAATAAGCTCCGTACTTGGGCGTCATTCCGCCGAAGTAAAGCCAGTCGTAATCAATGCCAGCACCTTTTAGCCATTGCTTCGTAGCTTCACTCAATTTGGCTGAGCGATTTGAAACCAAAGCAATCTCTGCCCCGGAGCGCATGAAGCCCCGGAGCATTCGGCTGGTGGGGAAGATAAGACCATCGCCCATTACCAGACGATCATCCTCGGCCGACAATGCACTGCGGTGATTTACCTCAGCCAAAACATTGTCGATCTCACAAAAAACAATCATTCCCCTGGCCATTGCTACACCGCCACCGGAACCTTGATCCATGGCAGTGGTTCATAGCCTTCAACCACGACGCCATCCCAGCGGAAATCGTCAATCTCTTCCCATGCTTCGGGAAGGATGACCACCGGGTCAGAGCTTTTGGGGATCTCGCGCGCCTGAAGTTCTTCAACCGCCTCTTGGTGATTGTCATAGAGATGGACGTCACATCCGTAATGAGTCAGAGACGCGGCCATGTGGCCGGTAATTTGGGCAATGAAGTGAGTCAGGATGCCGTACCCAGCAATGTTGAAAGGCATACCGACAAACACATCAACGCTGCGCTGCATTACCGTAGAGCAAAGAACTCGCTTTGGAATACCCAGGCTGTCCATCAGCTCGTCATTAATCTCAGTGCCAGAATCCAGCAGCTCAAGCAGGCGGCTATACATGCTTTCATGCCCGTACTGAGAGTGCGTCCGGCCGACATCACTTGCCATCGACAAACGGGTTGGGAAATCCAGCTCACGACTCCACACGTAAAACGCAAAGTGGCAAGGTGGCAGTGCCATGTCTTCCAGCTGAGCCACGTTCCATGCACTCATCAGCATTCGGCGATCGGATGGGTTGGTGCGAAGCGTGTTAACGATACGCGCCAGCTGGTCAACGTTTCTGGTGACAAGGTAGCGTTTTTCGTCAATTTCAGTTTCAAGCAAGTAACCACGATCAAGATACTTTTGCAGATCGCTGCTGAGGATAATCCGGGTATCTTCCAGGCTGCGCCATTGCTTTCCGTAGACCGGCCCGAGGTCATCGTTCTCATCGGCCCATGCGTCCCAGATTTTGACGCCATGCTCTTTCAGGAAGCCGATATTGCCAGTGCCTTTGAGATACCACTCCAGCTCAACCAGAAGAGGTTTGAGGTTGGTTTTTTTGCTGGAAACAAGTGGCACTGATGCACCAGTCAGCAGGTAATCGGTTGCTAAGAAACAGGTTCCTTTTGTGCCGGTTCCAGTTCTGTCGCCAGAGGCCATGCCTTCTGATTGAACCCGGCTAATTACTGAACGGTATGTGTAATCCGTCGCCAGGCCATTAGTGAAAGGTTTGTTGAGTAAACTTGTCATATTGGTTTCTTTGATAGGTAGGTGAATACCTATTTTATAATAAGTAAAAAAAGAGCGCCATCAAAGCAACCCTATAACTTAAAAGCAAAAAAAAAGACGCCTAGAAGGGCGTCTATAAATCAGATATTCTGATAAGGTTTATTTCGCATAAGAATCAAATATACCTTTATAGCCATTTAACTACAAGGCGCATCTTCATAATTCCTTCACAATAGTAGACGTCTTAGCCGTCGCAACAAAGCCAACCAGATCAGCTTCACTGTAGGTTGGTGACTTGAGGATTTTGCCATCTGAGATGCGGAATCCGATTCTTAAATCAGTACCTTCACAAGCACGGAAGCCCAGATCTGAATGGTCGTATTGGCAGCGATCCACCGCCACAGCCCGCTCTGCATCGTCACCCGGCCACAGCTTCGTCATGTTGGAACGGTGAACTTCCGCCACCAGCTCTACAATGTTGATGTCCATTAAATCAGCCAGGCGATAGGTCATGCTGCAGGCGACATAAAGCATGTTCAGGACTCGGCGCAGCTCGTTAATAAGAGCACCTTCTGACAAATTCTCTGACTCAATTTTGGTCGCAAGAGCCTCAAGCTCATCAGCGACTTTGCCAGCTTCATAAAACGGTAGCTTCACATCATCGATCGCTGCGGAAGTCATAGACAAAGTCTCATGGAATCGACCTACGCTTTGATCCTGGGTATAGATACTCATCCCCATAGGTGCGCCGCCGCGGATCGCCACCATAGTGCCAATACCGACATAGAGGAAGTCGGCCATCGCATCCAATATCTTCTCTAAATTTGAGTTATCGGCAGCTGGGATGCCTTCTTCAACAGCTTCTTCGCGAATAAGTTTTGCACGTAAGCGAAGCAGCGCCGGTGTTGCAGCTATACGCTGAGGATGCTGAAACAGCCCGTGGAATTGGTTAACCATCTCATAGATGTCCAGAGTATGATCGCCGTAACCCGGATGCAGCTCGTAAAGATCTGGCTTGAAGCCGACAACTTTGTCACCGAACAGCTTCACTTTGTCCATAATGCCAGTAAACATCTTGTTTCCTTATTTATATAAACAATCACTTTATTTTCAACATAGTAACGTGTTGGACGTAGGCATCCAACACGTAAATTCATCAAATGTCGGCGAATTTCTTCAGGCTCTTCGAACTCACCGTTGAGTCGATCTGCCCAACCAGATATGAGCCAACCTCAACTTCTTGCGGCGCCACTTGCACCTGGTCACTCAGCAGCCATTTGTTCATCCACGGCAGTGGGTCATTTAACGCATCTTCGAAAATTGGCTTAAGCCTCATGCGACGCAGGCTAACGTTGGTGCGATATTTCACGTAATGCTTCAGGATTTCTGCATTGAGGCCGATCATAGAGCCATCTTTGAAAAGATGTTCTGCCCAGCGCATCTCCTGCTCAGCCACGTCCTTCATGGTCTGGTAAACAAAGGGCTCAAGCTCATCAGCCACAGCCTTCCACTGCTCACCCTCTTTACCGACGCGCATGTACTTGATCATCATTTCTGTAGAGTGACAATGCAGAGCCTCATCACGCGCGATGAAGCGCATAATTTTTGTATTGCCTTCCAGTAGTCCACGCTCACCAAAAGAAAACGTGCAGGCGAAGCTGACATAGAAGCGAATTGCCTCCAGAGCGTTTACTGCTACCAGGGTGCGGTAAACCTGTTTCTCCATGGCAAGTTCGCCATAAATCTCATCAAAACGGCCTTCCTGCTCTGATAGATACTCGCGAGCGCAGATCAGCTGATACAGGGCGTCATACTGCTCAGTAACCGATGCGGCGCGGCTCACAATTTCTTCATCGCTCACAATGCCGTCGAAAATTTCAGCCGGGTTATCGACCATGCCACGAATGATGTGCGTGTAGCTGCGGCTATGAATGGTCTCTGAGAATGACCACGTTTCAATCCACGTCTCCAGCTCTGGAATGGACGCCAGCGGCAGCAATGTAGCGTTCGGGCTGCGACCCTGTACGGAGTCCAGCAGAGTTTGGTAACGCAGGTTGCTCAGGAAGATGTGTCGCTCATGCGGTTGCAGTTTGTTGTTGAACTCAATGCGATCTTTAGAAATGTCCACTTCTTCAGGGCGCCAGAAGAAAGAGAGCTGCTTCTCGATCAGCTTCTCAAACAGGCGATATTTTTGCTGGTCATAGCGAGATACGTTTACTGACAGGCCAAGGAACATAGGTTCTTTTGTCGCGTCGTTCGCCCCAAGCCGGAACGTTGAATATTGGCTCATGTGTTTTCCTCGTTGTTTTACGTGCCAGCATTGTGATGCGCTGGCACAGGTGTTCAATTGATTGGAGACGGTGGGGCGGCTGCCCCACGCTTTAGATGGTGCAGGTGTCGCAATCAGGCTCGTCGTCAAGAATTGGCTCTTGATTAGCCTGGAGCGCGCTGGTCACATCGCTGGTGTCTTCCGTTTGGCCGGCACCGTCGCGCGTGTTGTGGTAATAGAGAGTTTTGATGCCCAGTTGGTAGGCGGTGAGCAGATCATCAAGCAGCGTTTCCATTGGGACTTTGCCATTAGGGAAGCGCTCAGGATCATAGTTCGTGTTGGTCGAAATAGACTGGTCGAAGAACTTCTGAATGATCGCCACTTTGGTCAGATAGCCGTAGTTGCTCGGCATATCCCACAGGTATTCGTATTGCCCTTTCAGGTTCTCATAGTCAGGCACAACCATTTTGATGGCGCCTTCTTTAGAGGATTTGATGGACACAGCGCCGCGCGGCGGCTCGATGCCGTTCGTAGAGTTGGTGATCTGGCTCGACGTTTCGCACGGCATCTGAGCTGTCAGCGTAGAGTTACGCAGACCATGCACTTTGATGCGGTGGCGCAGCTGTTCCCATGGGAGTAGCAGCGGATGCTTCGCATTGATCTCCTGACCATTCAGGGACTTGCGATAGTGGTCAATTGGCAGCTGGCCGAGAGAGTATTTGGTTTCGTCGAACCACTCACACGCGCCTTTCGCTTCAGCTAATTTGCAGCTGGCGTCCAGAAGGTAATACTGAATCGCTTCAAACGTTTCGTGAACCAGCTTGTTGCCTTCGAGATCGGAGTATTTAAAGCCATTTTTCGACAGGTAATACGCAAAGTTGGTTACACCAATACCCAGGCTGCGGCGCGCTTTTGCTCCACGCTCTGCGGCTTCCATTGGGTAGTTTTGGTAATCAAGCAGTGAGTCGAGTGCCGCGACTGCAAAGAATGCGACTTCCTGCAGGTCACCCAGAGAATCGATGGCGCCGAGGTTAAACGCTGACAGTGTACAAAGAGCGATCTCGCCGTTGGGATCGTCAGTTTTCACCAGCGGTTTGGTTGGCAGCGTAATCTCAGCACATAGGTTTGACATACGCACTGGCGCAATGCTCTGGATGAAGGAGCTATGCTCGTTCATGTGGTCAGCGTTGCCGATATAAATACGACCGGTAGAGGCGCGCTCCTGCATCATGGAAGAGAACAGCTCAACGGCAGAGACACTCTTCTTGCGAATAGCCGGGTCAGCTTCGTATTTCAGGTAAAGCTCTTCGAACAGATCCTGATCTTCGAAATAAGCGTCATACAGACCAGGCACATCATTCGGGCTAAACAGAGTGATGTTCTCTTCACGAATAAGACGGCGGTACATCAGACGGTTCAGCAACACACCGTAGTCAAGATGACGTACACGGTTCTCATCCACACCGCGGTTGTTTTTCAGCACCAGCAGGCTTTCAGTTTCCAGATGCCAGAACGGATAATACGCAGTAGCTGCGCCGCCACGGACACCGCCCTGAGAACAGGATTTAACGGCTGTCTGGAAATGCTTCAGGAACGGGATAACGCCAGTGTGGGTCGCTTCGCCACCACGGATTTCGCTTCCCAGCGCACGGATGCGGCCAAAGCTAATGCCGATGCCGGCACGTTGAGAAACGTAATCGACGATCGCGGCAGCTGTACCATTAATGGCTTTCAGACTGTCGCCAGATTCAATCAGTACGCAGCTTGAGAACTGGCGCGTCGGTGTGCGAACCCCTGCCATGATTGGGGTTGGCAATGAGAGCTTGAATGTACTGGTGACATCATAGAAGCCTTTGACCATTTCCAGACGAGTTTTACCACTGGTGCCGTCCTGCCAATCCTGGAACAGACACATGCCCACCAGCATATAAATGTGTTGCGGTGCTTCGTGAATTTTTCCAGTGACGCGGTTCTGGACAAGATATTTGCCCTGCAGCTGCACGGTGGCCGCGTAGCCAAACAGATCATCGCGAGCGGTGTCGAGATATTTGCCCAGCTCGTTAATTTCGTTTGGATGATAGCGTTTCAACAAATCTTCATCGTAAATGCCACGATTAACGAGGTTCACGATGTGTATGAACAGGTCGGGGTATTCGTACTGACCAAACGCATCTTTGCGCATTTTGAACAGATTAAGACGGGCTGCAACCTGGGAGTAGTTCGGAGTTTCCGGGCTGATCAAATCAGCTGCGGCTTTCACCAGCGCCTCATGCAACTGGCTGGTGGTCATGCCGTCAAAAATGCTGGCAGAAGCACCGAGGGCAATGGCTGATGCACTGACGTTTTCAACGCCTTCGACCGCCCACATTACCACGCGGTTATACTTTTCTTCGCTCAGTGGCTCCGATCGCCCGTCACGTTTCTGGATGTTAATCATGTGTTTTCCCAATAAAAAGGCCACTACATATAGTGGCCGTCATGATAGTAGGTAGTTGACTACCTATCAACGATAAATCATAAAATTGCTTTCAGTACGCTTACCACCTGCTTGAATTGATCAGTATCTAAACCGACGTAAATCGCCGCTACAGCGTCAGCAAGATGCTCATTCTTACCGGTCAGCACCATTTCACCTTTGGACTTGTGGTGCAGCCAGGGGGCGTCTGGTTGCTCCTGAATAGCCCACTCAATGATGTCCTCTTTGGCAACACTCGCTTTACCGCCGACATACTTCTTGATTTCGTCAGGGGTGATCTGAATTAACGGCTTTTGAATGCTTGCCAGAACACCGATGCAAATGCCATAGCTGGTTTGAGCACGAGACGATTGGCTACCCACCGGCAGCTCAGCAAAAACGATATGTGCCTCATCAATCATTGGCTTTGCTTTCGCCCAAATCTCACCAGCGCGGCGCAGATCGTCGCTGTTCACGCGAACCGTTTTCTTCTTGCCACCGGCCTTCGTTTCAGCCAGCTCAAAGCGCGTGACCTTAACTTCATTGGTGTCCAGATCGAGTGTGCCGGCAGCGATGCCAAAGTTACTCATGCTGGGGTCTAACCCGACGATTTTAATCAACTTACTCATATGGTCTCCTTACCATGTTCCCCACTGAGGGTGGGCTTCCTGCGTTTTAACCGGTTCATCTTTTTGCTGGCTTCTTGATGGTAAGCCCAGCAGCTCATTGAACAAAGAATCATTATCCTCTGGGGTCATCATTGTTTGCGCTACGAACTCACACAATTCACTTAAGTAGTTCTTCGGCAGATTGTGCTTAACATTTTCATGTGTATCGCCGTCAGCGACAAAAATGGTCTCACCTTTGCCATCCTTAAACTCAACAATAGTGTTTCGGATGAGGTCATCACCTTCTTCGAATTTGATAGCAACGCTTTCGAATGCAGTGCCACCGCTGGCCACCAGCTCCGATTTGTTTTTTAGACGGCGGATAAAAGTGTTGAACGCGCTGATTTGCTGGCTATCCAGATACAGTGACGGGTCGCCAATACTCATGGTCAACGTGTTTACGTCACTCAGAGTGACCAGACCGCACTCGCGAGGCAGATAGCCGCTCGGATCTGCTAAGTTGATCATAAGCGGCTTTATGTTGCTTTCATGCGTCAGCGTCGTCATGACCGGGCTGGCGTCAAGCAACTCCGTTAACGCGGCGCGCTGCGCGTCATCCACCTCGCTTAGCTCGAAGTACCACTTAGGCCGTACCGGCTCGTCCACGTAATCCGACAGGAGGTTAATGGATGCCAGTACAGAAACCACTTGCCGGAACTGGATGTAACTCAGCTCATTAACTGACATAGCTGCGGCCATCCTTCACTTCAACGGTGATAGTTTCGCGGAACCATGATTTCATTTCTTTGTGGCTGATGATCATTACGGTGCCACGCTCGCGCGCCTTGGTCTCAAGGATGCCCATCAAGCGCTCAAGCCCTGCTGAGTCCAGCGCATCATCAATTTCATCACCGATAAACAGCTGGATGTTTTTGCTGGCGCGGCTGGCCACCAGATCCTGCAATGCCAGTGAGCAAGAAATTCGCACCTTGCGTTTCTCACCACCCGATAAACCCATGAATGATTTGCTGGAACCTGCTTTCGACACATTGATGTTGAATTTGTCGCGGATCTCACCTTTCTTAGTGGTCTCCATGGTTGACCATTCAGCAAAGATATTGCCGTCAGACAGCGTGTTGAGATATTCGGCGGTGCGCATGTTCAGGAACGGCGTCACTGAGCTGAGAATGTGCGAACGCACACCGGCTGGGGAATATACCTGGCGTGCTTTCTCAAGCAGCTGAGCCTGATCCTGATGGTTTTTAAGTTCTGTTTTAAGTTCTGCGTATTTAGTTTTATTGGCGCGCAGGCTCTCTTCATGGCGCGTAATGCTCGCCAGAAACGGATTCACTTCTGCCATGACACGATCCACTTCAGCCTTAGCGCGGCGGAAGGTGGTCTCAAGCAAACCCAGCTCACCGGAGCGCTTGTTTAAGGTGCTTAGCTCGCCATTCAGCTGCTGGATTCGGGCAACGATGGCTGAGACGTCTGGTGTTGCGTCGATAAGTGCTCGCTCGATGCCGCGCGCTTTATCAAGACGGCCTTGCTGTTCAGCCACTGTCGCTGCTGATGCCTGCGCTTCTGCAATTTCACTGCGTGCCTGGCCAATATAGTTCTCCTTAACGGTTGATAAATCTTCGCTGCAATAAGCCTTTCCGCATGTTGGGCACGGAGTGCCAACCTTGGAATCAATGGCATCAGCCTGCGCTTTGTTATTGTGGGCACGTTTAACCGCTGACGCTTTTAACGTCTCTGCGGAACGGATGTTGCCTTCCGCTTCGGAGATAACAGCCCGGACACGAACCAACTTTTTGTCGTGTTCATCTTTTGTTGCCAGCTTTTCACGCTCTGCGGTAATGGCGTTCTGCTTATCGCGGATCTGTTCTGGTATGGTTCGCAGCTCCAGCTCCGCCTCTGCCAGCTCCACTTCAGCACCGGTCAGATCTTCGCGGGACTTTTCCAAACGCTGGCTGCGGCTCTTTTCCCACTCTTCCGAGGATGCCTTTGCAGACTTAAGCTCTGTTTCAGCTGAGTCCACCAGCGACAGAGTGCCTTCCATCTTGGTCTTAACGTTATCTACGCGCGCGGCAGCTGCATTTGCTCGTTCGCGAGCAATTGAATACGCCCGGGTCAGACGGTCAACGCCAGCAGCTTCTTCGACTATCGCTTTAAGGTTCTTGTCAGTCATGCCCGGCAGGTCTGGCATAGCCTCCTGGCTTGCATAAATCGATGCGGTGAACACTTCCTTCGATGCGCCAATCAGACGTTCGACAAGCTCCTGCGTAAGCGTGTCTTTGCCTTTTGTCATGTCACCATCTTCACCACGAACAATCAGACGGTTTTTAAACTCTTTGTGGTTGCGGTGACGGATGATCGCGAACTTTTTGCCTTCGTCCTCAATGGTCACTTGAACGCGACAGTTCTTCTCGTTCCCCGTTGACAGAACATCGTCACCCTTCACACCGTGGGCTGTTTCGCCATAGATGCACCACATTAAGCTGTTCATGAGGGTGGACTTGCCAGCGCCATTGCTGGAAGCTGATGAGTCGTCAGTGTTGATACCCTGGATCAGCACCAGCCCGCGGTCGGAGAGTTCAACTTCCGCTTCGGCCAGCGCCATGAAGTTCTCAACCTTCATTGACAAAAATTTCATGTGCTTTTCTCTGTATGTTTTATTTTGGATGCCAGGTTAGTCAGCTTTGGCTGATCTTTCTTGAGACGAAACTCCAGGTGAGTTTTGTACAAAGCGCGATCTAAGACTCCGTCACGATAAAGACGGTTGAGCTTGTAGCGCACTCGTTCACTGCGGTATGTAAAACGATGGAGTGTGACCGTCCCTCCGTTGTTCAGGATATTTACAGCCCACTGGTATTTGCCAGTGATCATTCTGAAGTTCCGGTTTCCGCTTCAAGCAGGATGTCGCTGCAAAGCGCGCCCAATGCCTTCACATCAAAACCGCCGTCAGTGTCGTGCATAATCTGACAGTAAGCGCTCACTGACTCTCCAAGGCTATCTATCTTTGACGTAGCAGAAGTGCTGGCGGAGCCGGTCATCATTGAGGATTTACGAACGAAGTTGCACACGACGCCTTTGGCACCCATGGAGTTGAGGGTGTTTTTTATCTTCACGCCTTCTTCGTCGGCTTCAATAGTCGCGTAGAAACGAACGTAATTGCCGCGTACTTCGCTGTCATCAACGCCCTCTTCGAGGTTGACGAACTTTGGAGCGGAGGTTTCATGCTGGGTAAAACTGCCATCTGGCTGTACGATCATGTAGCCGGCCAAAGTTCCAACATCGCCCCAATTCTGGTGCGTTAACGCACCTACACTGACGACTCCGGGCAGGACTTCTTTGTGGTTATGGTAATGACCAGACAAAACTAGGCGGAAGCCAATGTCCTTCAGCTCCTGCGCATCGATGCCCACATCGGGCATGGTCGGAATCGCTTTATTGACTGAGGTATGAATGATGATGTCGTGGTTGTCGCCCTCAAGACGATTTCGCAACGCCTTCATATCACTCAAAAGCTCGGCGTGGGAGTTACGCCAGCTGATGAAATGAACATTCACATCACCAACTTCAATGCTGAACGGCTGCTGCCCACAAACGATATGCACCCCGATCGACTGCAGTGAGGCAGCTGCGTTAGCGCTGTAGACAGAATCGTTGGTTTCGAGGTCGTGGTTGCCGGCCAGCATGACCACTTCAAGGCCAAGCTCATTGATGATCCACTTGTAGGCTTCCGTCACGTAGTGCAGTACAGATGGCGTTATAGTGCCGCGTACATGGAACGTATCACCTGCAACAAGCAGATGCTTTGCGCCAGCCTCTTTGATGGCAATCGCAGCTTCTTTTGTCGATTCAAGCAGAATGGCCAGGCGGGAATTAAGCCCGTTGGCGTCAGAAACCGCGAAAGTATTCCAGTTGTGGTAGTGGGGATCAGAGATCACGCCATACGGTATAGTCATGTGTTCTTCCAGCTTGTTATAAATTCAACGCAATGTTACCAACACTGAATAGGCCATCAATTCAGAGCTACAGGCTATTGGGTTGGTTCGCAGGCTGGCTATTATGCAATATTTATATGTAGCTAACTACCTATCATATAAAGGGACAAATTTTAATTTCCTTAACTCCATAGCAAAGGCGCTCTAAGATGATGTTTTACACAGCATAATAGGGATCATAATGGCAATTGTGCTTTCAGTGACTGAACAAATTCAGATCGCATTAAAACTTGGTTATGAACGTGTGCCAGACGAGGACGCCTATACGTCGGCATACTATGTCAAAAACGGCTTAAAATGGATCTTCAACATAGTAGGCCTAAAGAAAACACTAAATGTCTCTTCAGATGATGAGCTGAGGGAACAGGATTACGATGTTGAAACTTATTACGACGTTCGGAGAAATTACAATAAATACAAACAAATGATTGTTGGTAGCGACCTGACTTCACTCTATGAAGATCTGCGAGTCACTGATGATCCTGATGAGTGGGTTTATTTGGCTGATGGCATGTGGATGAATGGGGATGGCGATTTGATTGAGCGGTAGATAGCACAAGCTCGCTGTACGCTTCTCTAAGAGGGCGAACGTAATTTCTGGTACGTTCGCTCACTGGAGGGGGTTAAATCGTCTTCTCGTGCTTTCTGCGAAGCGAGGCCATATCTATCACTGGTGCTTTTGCACGAGGATCTTCTAATTCCAGCTCATGATCCGTGTGATACTCAACGTCATGTTCACGGCTGATGCTCCGTAGATAAATGGCCGTCAGCTGGCTGTCAGGCTTCTGAAAATGCCCATAGGATTTGCGGATCACTTCAGAAACCCTTTCTACGCTTTCACCACCCATGCAAAGGTGGTTGAATCGACTATGTTTGCGAAGCATTTCTTCGTATGGCCCCGAACAGACACGATCTACTTTTGCGAACCTGATTCGCTCTCCGTTCGCTGCGTCTACCAGACACACGATTTTGCCTGGCTCTACACGGTTAACCCAGGTAACTCCGCTGCGGAGCGTGTTGAAGTAAGGCTCATTCAATCCGATGATCGGTTTACGAAACGCGATAAGTGGTACATACCGCAGACAAGAATTTAAGTGGAAGTCAGCCCCTGTAGCCTTGAACTTGTGCCGCGCCTCATTGATTGGGCATTTTGACGCAATCCCACATAGGTCGCATAGTTCTTTCTGGGAGTTTAGTTTGCTATCTGGCTCAATGGTATAGGTGCCATCTTCGAGACGGCGAACCCAGCGTGTACGTTTCAGATCCATTGGTCTACTCTTGCCGGTGGAAATATTTGCGACTGTAGCGCATAAATTTGGCGTTAGGCTGTAACTGCCTGTTTTGTTTATCCCCAATTTCCACAGTGTCGATCCAATAAATTGATCCTAAAGTGATCCTAACGGAGATCCAAAAGAGATCCCCGATCGCCGCAAACCCACGCCACCACAGGGCTGAGACAGGATCGATATTGACTGTAGTGTGCAGAATCATGACTGCGACATGTGAACCTACCAACTGCGGTACGCAAATCCATTAACTGCGGTATGTATTTACCTTGACTGAGATATGCAGTTACACTTACGGCATGTGAACAACTGCTGGTGCATAAAATGGTCAAGAAATCCAAAACCTTACCGATGAATTTGGAAGAAACAAACAAATCGACAGGTGAGATCGTTTCACTGGATATTAACAGCTCCAGCACTGTTCAGCCGGTTCCTCTCATGCGTCTCGGCCTGTTTGTTCCTACCCTAAAATCAACGAGTAAGAGCAAGACTAACCGTAAAAATATCACAGATGCGACCGAAGAACTTGTCCAGTTGTCCATAGCCAAGAGCGAAGGCTACAACGACGTGAAAATTACAGGGTCACGTTTGGATATGGACACTGATTTCAAGGTGTGGCTGGGGATCGTTCGCTCAATGGCTGAGCATGGGGTGCAGGGAAGTGCGCTTAAGCTCACGTTTGTCGAGTTCGTTAAGATGTGTGGGTTCGATAGCCGGCGTTCCAACCAGAAGATGCGAGATCGTATCAGTAACTCCCTGTTTAAATTGGCATCCGTAACGCTTAAGTTCCAGAACGATACGAAAGGGTGGGTGACGCACCTGGTAAAATCAGCCTCATACGATGTCGTTGAAAACGTTGTTGAAATTGAAGCTGAGCCTAAGCTCTTCGAACTCTATGACATGGACAGGCGTGTGCTGCTTCGACTTAAAGCCATTGATGCACTGCCACGTAAAGAATCAGCCCAGGCTCTATACACCTTCATTGAAAGTCTACCCCAGAACCACGCTCCCATTTCGATGAAGCGTCTTCGTGACCGGCTTAACCTGACTTCAAGCGTTTACACGCAAAATCACACTGTTAGAAAGGCCATGGAGCAACTGAAAGAAATCGGGTACCTCGAATACACCGAAACTAAACGTGGAAACTCCACCTTCTTCGTCGTTCACTACCGCAATCCGAAGCTGATCCAGACTTCTAAGTTGCCTAAACAAAAGGTTGAAGAGCAGCCGCCGTCAGAAGAGAACTACGACGAAGTCATTAAGGCTTTGAAAACTGCAGGTATAGATCCCGTCAAACTGGCAGAAGCTCTCGCTAAATCCAAACCCGATAATTGACTGAGGTATGCGGTTTATTGACTGCGATATGCGGTTTGTTTGCTGCGGTATGTAATATTGACTGCGGTATGCAATCTTCACTGAGATATGCGTCTCACATCCCATCTTGACTGCGATACGTAATACGCATACCGCAGTCAATGAAAATCACCCTGAACCAACCAGAATATGTGATTTCTTGACTGCGGTATGTAGAGTTGCGTACTTCGGCAAATGCCATTGACTGCGGTATGTAAAAGCCACATACCTCAGTCAATTCTTGATAACCAATTAGATGATTTTCTTAAGAAGCCCAAAGAGTGTCGGTGCGGTGATCGTCATTTCGTTTTTCAGCTTATCGAAGTGCTGCCACTGCTTGCGCTTGAAGGTGATGGTGCAGTCCCAGCGATCCAGAAGCTCTTCGTTCCCTTCACGCTTAAAGCGCTTTGCGCGCCAGTAACCGCTCTCTTTTTGGATCTCACTTTTCTGCATGGTGTAAATCATTACTAACCTCGGAACACTCATCAAATATGATACTGGTGTCCTGAGAAGACACGCTGTACACGGCATCCTTTTTAATAAAGGTCTGGCCATCCGAACCAACACCAAATTTCATCTTCTTCCGCGATTTCAGCGGGGGAGACTTGTAAATCGTAGAGCCGAGCAGGGCGTAAAACTCCATACCGCTGTCAACGACCAGCACACCGGTCATCCGCTCTGAAACTCCAGTGATTCGCTCTCCAACTGAATGAACGATGGCAGCGTGACACTGCAACGTTTTCATACTGTTAGCCTGGGCTAAAGTGGGAAGCATCAATAATGCGATTAACGAGATCCGTTTCATTTCAGCACCGGCGACAGGAACATGAATAATGCGGTGCTGAGCATGAAGGCGTAATAAACGCGCCCGGGCATTGGCTCGAAGGCTTTCTTCATCTGACGGCATAAAACTACCAGAAGGAGAGAGGTTAATTGCAAAGCTACTGTCATGCGAACTCCATAAGATAGGTAGATAGTAACCTATTTTTGAAATGTATGGAAAGCGTTAGCTGTAGGTTTCTAACGATAAGAGCCTCACCAGTGTTTCTGCATCCTCATTGGAGAGCGGTTGAGTATCTTCCTGATACCAACATTGGCTGCCGCGCCAGCGTACATTACTCTCGTCGATGGTTATCTGGTCATCGTCATAGCCGGTGCATTTGTTAATAGCGCGTTCAATGGCCTCGTCCATCAGTTCCTCATTCTCTGCTTCAACAATGAACAGAGGGAAGACTGAGAAATCACAACTTGAGTGGATTCTGACAAGCGTTTTCATGTGTTTATACCCTTATTATAAGTTGTTGGTTACTTAATTATATTTGACTTAAATAGGCGATTAATTGTTATCTACAGGCCACATCTTCGCGGCTACTCTGGGGAAGCAATCATCCAGGTGAAGGAGGAACCAGACGATCGCCTCTTTGCCATCTACTGAATTTTCAAAGATGTCGATCTTTCTAAATTGCGAATGAAAAACCTCGTGGCAAGTGCCTGGCCAAATTGGTAAGTTCTCACCTGCCTCCTTGAACAGCTTCAGCAGCAATGCCTGCTCTGGTTCTGGTGTCGGCCCAATCTCTTCGGCATACACGCGGATCAGCTTTTGCCAGGGCTGCTCATTCTCAGCCACATCGGGGGCGCCCATTTCCCCAATCGCAGTGCGCATGGATTCAGCCCACAATGGCTGCGGGAAGCCATCCGCTCTTAACTGGTCTACTTCATCAAGCGCAGCGTTAGAAGCGCTGTAAAGCGCTGTCAGAGCGCTTCCCTTTGGTTTACTGGTCATGGCATTTCCTTTTTGAGTTTTAGAGACAATTCGCGAAGTAGGCGAATGTCGTTTTCTTCACCAAAGTCAGATCTTTCAAGGTGACTTATGGCGAGTTCTACGCCTTCCGCAATCCATCTCTGGCGCTCAGCTGCCTTGTCATCTTTCTGCTGGCTTACCATCGGTTAATCCTTCTTGGTTTTGAAGATGCCGTGATGAGAGAGGTCAATGAAGATCAGGGCATCGTCACCAAAGTCGTCAGTGGTATGCAGCGCCTGGCCATCTGAATCTGACACACCGCTATACTCCTTACCCGGAGTAAACCAATCGACACCCGGCCACACGCTTTCGCATACAACAGTCAAGATTGCCCCCCTATACCTCGAAGAACGCGCAGCGCTTCGTACATAGCTGGTAAGGCTTTTGCCGAATCAGTGTTGTCATCATCATTGTCAAAGATGATCGGTGTGCCCATATCCACATTGCACTCCAGCCAATCGATCATGATTTCGATGATTTTTACCGGTGTGAGCGGCGTTGCTGACTTACTCGCCTCTTCTTTCAAGTGTGGGAACAGGCCATTTAAAAACTTCTCCTGCGCGACGGGGTGCATCTCTCCGTTCAGCTGGAGTTTCCCGAACCAGTTCTTGTCTGAAAGCAGCGTGTAGAGATTCGGCTCACCATCAGCCACCCATTTGATACCTTCGATGTTACTCATCAGTTTTGTTCTCCAGTTCGGACAGGCGGCCAATTTCTTTGATCCCCAGGCGAAGTGCCACGCCAACGGCTGACGCTTCTAATTCGGCTTTTCCGGCCGACACAATGCTGTCCATCGACTCTTGGATTAGTTGGGTTGAGAACGATAGGTTTTTAGGCAGGTTGCCAAGATGGGCAGACATTGAACGGTACAATTCTTCCAGCTCGCGCTTACCGGCTTTTCCCTTGGCCATTAAAGTTCTGAGGGATTGCAGATCTTCAGCAAGGTTTGCCAGCTGGCGCTGGGCTGCTTCTTCAATGTTCCGGTCAAATCGCTGACGTGTGGACTCCATCCGTTTGATGGGAGGGATGCGAACGCTATCGCCGGTTTTAGTGCGATTGAGCGTACATGGAACACCTTCGCCGAGGCCAAAGCTGCAAACCAGAGTCGCCCATTGAGCTGAACTGAGGCTGATGGATGTTATAGGACGTCGTGTAGCGCGCGCCGGGTTTTGCACACCATCCCTTTCAACCATCTGGCCTTCGTAGATCTCCAGCTCTATGATTTCAGCATGGCGAAGGTCAGAAGCGAATAAGGTCGTGCCGGTTGAGTGGATGCGGTTTACTGAAACCATCCCAAAAGCAGGGTGGTTTGAAACGTTATCGCCCCGAACCTGAGTCATTTCTGGTTCAATGGGTTCTAATGCAAAAGACACTTAATCTCTCCTTTCAATAAACGCGAGGGGGATATGTGTGACACTGTAACCATCCTCTTGAATGTGACGTTCGAATACTCGTTCCACAACGCGTCTGTCTGAGTTGTACATGTAGTTCCCGTAACGCTCATTAGTTACAACGTTCTCTCCCTTGGTCAGCCAATAGCAGTCAACTATCGCGATCCGAAGAGAGCGGGGCGTTGTAACGTCAATAAGAGGTATGTGTTTGAATTTCATATTCACTCAGCAAACAAGTTGTTTTCTTATGGGTCATAATGACAGAAAGAAAAAGGCGTCCAACTGGACGCCTTGTGTTTGTTACGGCTTGAACTGTACGAATGGTGGGGCGCTGTTGCCGCCTCCAGCGACATAAACCGGCGTCTTACCATCCCAGCGGTTAATCGCCTCCAGCTGCAGCACTTCAGGGTTACTACGAAGTGCCTGGCCGCGCAGGGTGATTGCATTGGCTTCAGCTTCAGCACGAATGCGATTGGATTCAGCTTCGCCGCGCGCCAGCTCTACGACTTTCTGGGCTTCAGCCTTGGACTGAGCAACCTCGTTCTCTACGCGCGCCGCTTTCTGATTAGCCTCGATCTTCGCGTTAATTGAATCTTTAACCTGTTTCGGATAATCGAGATCGGTTGTCCAACTCAGTTTGACGATATGAATGCCGATCGGCTCAAGTCCGGCGCGCAGATCCTTGGTCACTTCATCGAGCAGCTTGGTTTTTCCACCGGCAGCCAGCTGAGTTATGTTCATGTCGGTGGAGTGCTTAATCAGTGCGTCCGAGATGTTCTGACGTAGATTGCTGGTGGTAATGTCATCAACGCCTTTGCGGTACGTCTGGAAGACTTTGGCCACCTTGTCAGGCTCGACAGCGTACTCAACGCCAACATGCGCGGAGATGGTCATGCTGTCCGAAGTCTGGAAGACGAACGGGTCTTGATACGTGTGCAGCTGGTTAAATGTTGGGAACTTGTACAGCTCTTCGTTAATGGTCAGCCAGTAGCGGCCAACACCAACAACCTGCTGCTGTACGCCCTTCTCAGTGCCATACAGATCGACTTTCACACCAACGTATCCCGCAGGTACGGTTTCACGATCACACGCTGTAAGCGTGAATGCGGATGCTGCTAATAGCAGCGCGACAATTACCTTTTTCATTTCTTTTTGCGTTTCCATACATTTTTAGAAATGGTCACCAGGGCGACCGGATAAGAAAGAGCGATAACAACGGCCAAAACCATGGCGAAATCATCACTCAGTGAGAACAGTGCTGGCACAATGAATCGATACACCGCTAAGGCAGATGCAATCACTCCAATTGTGAAGATGTAGAACTTAATCATGTGTTTTTCCGATGTTTTATAGTGCTTATATAAAATAGGTAGTTACCTACCTAATTGCAATAAAAAAAAGAAGGGGTGCGTTAGCACCCCTCGATTAAATGGCTATTTGTTAGCCTTATTACTCTACTTCAGCGGTCTCTTTAGCGGCCTCAACTTTGGCGCGCTTATCGCTGTCGATCTTGGCCAGCGCCGCAACGATTTCTTCCATCGGCTTTTGGCGGTACATATCGACGATCTGAGATTTGGTGTATTTCTTATCGCCAATCTCAACGCGGCCAGAAGAGTTCTTTGGTAGCAAGCCTTCTTCAAGCATATGCTCAACCAGTGACTCCACCACATCGAGGCCGCGGTTAGTGTCGTAATAGAAATTCCAGCTGCATTTCTCGAATGGCGGCGCCACTTTGTTTTTAACGACTTCAGCACCGACGCACTGGCCGATCTTCTCTTTGCCATCCTTCAGCTGGCTTGCACCCAAACGGATGCGCACAGAAGCGTAGAACTTCGGTGAATCACCACCGGGTGAAGTGGTCGGATCGCCAAACATCACGCCAATCTTGGTACGCACCTGGTTCAGCACGATCAGAAGACAGTTGTACTGGCGGCACCATTGGGCAAGGGTAGGGAAGTTCGCTGAAGTTGCGCGCGCCAGAGCCGTGTTGTCGTTCATGTTCAGCTCGTCTTTATCCTTCGCAGTGCCTTCAGCCATCTTGGTGAACTTCTCTGCTTTCGAGCGCGGCACCATTGATGCCAGTGAGTCGGTCACGATGACGATCGGCGCATCTTTGGGGATCAGCTCGTTGCTACGGATGGTGTTAAGCAGGATGCCGATGTTTTCCACTGAGTCCTCGAAGGTGTTTGGCTGCTTGTACACCCAAAAGCCTTCATCTTCGTCAGCATCTAATCCCATGCCCACCGCTAGGCCAACATCAAAGCTGTTTTCGTGGTCAAAGAAGGCTGCAACGCCACCCATACGCTGAGCAGCAATCATCGCTCTGGTGGCGAGAAACGTTTTGCCGGCAGAAGGTGGACCGAAGATCTCAACGATGCGACCAGCTGGCATACCGCCATCATAGCGGCCAGAAATGGCGCGATTCAGTGGAGCATATCCGGTATCGAGCCACTGCTCGACTTTCTGGATAGTGTCATTTTTGCCCATCGCTTTATTCAGCGCCTGAGCGAGTTTTGATTTAGCCATGTGTTTTATCCTTGTGGTTTTATACGTTCTGCGGCTTTCGCCTCGTTCCACTCAATCGAGTCGCAATTAAGGTTTTTCTTTACGCGTGACAGCATTTTCACAACCTGATCTGAAACCTGCCCCAGCTCGCGTTTGGTAACGCTCATCCCGGCGCGTGACAGAATTGTTGGCAGACAGGTCACTGCGCTTTCCCCATGAAGGAAAACGACCTCTTTGGCCAGCGCGGTGTAGGTTGATGGGTGTCCGGTGAACAAAGAGCGGATCATGCGCAGTACCTTTCGAATGGCAGTTTGAACACGTCCATATCTTCAAGGAACGACCGGAAGTTAAGCTCCAGGCACATCTGCTCAAATGCTTTCTGGTCGCGCTCAGCTTTTACTGGCTCGATTACAGTCGGTGGAAATTGAGTTTTGATGAGGTTCATCAGTGACATGTTGCGCTTGAAGGCTTCGAGCATCCGACATTTGGTTTTCTCGTTGAAAGCGTTCTTGGCCAGGTTGTTGAATGCTGTTTTATGGCGACCTTTGTCGATGACAATGCTGCCGTCCATAATGCCCCGCACCATCGTTACAACGCTGCCGTACTCCGCAATGATCTCCTTGGCGCCACCGTCACCAATGCCACCTACAGCAGCAATATTGTCGGACTTGTCGCCTTGGAGTGCTTTGCCTTCGAGAAAGCCGCGGGGAGTTGCATAGCCAGTAAGCTCCGAAAACTGCTCGAAGTTGATCTGTTTATGCTGGGCGTCGGCTCGTACTGTCACCCATGTAACCTTTTCGCTAACCAGCTGAAGCCAGTCCTGATCGCCAGTGAGCAGATAGATGTGCTCAACTGCAGGTGAATTAACTAACTTCTCAACGAACATGCCGGCCAGATCATCAGCTTCGCCATCTTTGGCCGTGAACTGGTTTACGCCCAGCACTTTCATCATGTTGACGATGTAAGGCTTTTGCTTGGAAAAGCCTTCTTTCATCTTCAGCATTTCTGGGTTGTCGTCTCGGTTGGATTTGTACTCTGGGTAAAACGAACGGCGGCGATCGCTGAATCCGTCCCAAAAGACAATTGGCCGCGCGCGAAGGATGGAGGCGTAACGACGAACGTTTTTGACGAAGCCGAAAATCGCCTGCACTTCCATTTCACCGTTGTGAAGTTTCTCTTTCTGCTGCTGGTGGTAGTAGCCGAGGCTGTTACCATCGACGAATAAGTAGTTCAAGGTATGCTCCTTCCAAAAAGTAAGGCGTCCGAAGACGCCTTCTTTCCGTCTATTCGACGATTACAGACCTTCTAGCTCAGCCAGAAGTGAATCCAGTGCCGGGTCTGCTGCTGCAGGTGCTTCTGCCGCTGGCGTTGCCGCCACTGGCTCAGCAACTTTTTCAGCTTCTGGCACGAACTCAGCTTCAACCGCACGAGCAACCTCTTCATCAACGATGGACGATGGCGCCGGGGTCTCTTCACGCGCAACAGCTGCTGCACCGTGAGTAGTCGCTGGGGCGTCGTCGTGGCCGGTGATGGAGCCGAAGCCTGGCAGTGCTGCTGCTGAGGTGGTTGTTGATTTAACAGCGGCAATCGCAGAAGGTGCAGCGATTCCAATCTGACGGCTCATATGACGCGTGGTAGCCAGCAATTTGGTTTCGTCAGCCTGGTTTGCGAAAGCAATCAGGTCATGCTGCTTGTTCCAGAACTTGTCTTCGATGTTGCCTTTGAAGACTTTACGCTTAGGCGACACGCTGTATTTGGTGTCGCGACCAGAACCGGTACGGGTAATGCAGAACGCATAGCCTTCAGTTTTGCTCAGCGGGTTACCAATTTCATCGGAAAGGTCTTCGCCGATAACTTTCAGAATGTCATCGAACACGGTTGCTGGCAGTTCAATCAGCTGGGTTTCTTTCGCATCAGCGAAATCTTCACGAGCAGAAAGTACGCCGTTAACCAGATAGCGTGGAGTGGCGCGCATTGCCTGAATGCGGTCTTCCATTGCTTTGTTGCCTTTGTGACGAGCTTTACCTTCCATCACCATTTCGCACAGCTGGCAAGCACGACCATGGGTGTGCTGATCACACACGTAAGCGGTGGTTGCTTCTTTGCCTTCGTCGTTCTGGTACTTAACGAAGTGCATACCCCACGTTTGATAGAAGACGCCGTCAGGATCGTCTTTGTTTGGGAACAGACGCAGGTAGTTATCGCCATCCTTCAGGCGAGCCATATCGACGTTGTTACCACGTTTAGCTGCGATGTCGCCGCGAGCTTTGCTCAGAAGGTTCATTAATGCTGATGACATGTGTTTCTCCATTATTGTTTTTGGCCGAGGGTGCGTTGCACTTTGGGCAGTCGTGACTCGCTAACGAGCAAATGCATAATAGCTAGTTAACTAGCTATAATCCAGATATAAAAATAGGGTGTCAGGAGGGACGATTAAAACGTTCAGCACTCATGCGTTCGATTTCAATAATGGCGAGCTTAGATGCCTGCACGATCATGTCTTTTCGGTGATTGAAGGCTGCAACGGCATGTTTATACATGTCAGCCAGGTAACGAGCATCATCCAGCTTTTGTCGATGAGATAGGTAGCTGACGCTAGTCTTTACCTTGGCATCGAGGATTGATTCGTTGAACTTGATGCCGTTCATACTCAAGTCTTTACGGTGCGTGTCATAAAGTTTGGCCTCAACAGCATCGAGGCCGCGCTTAGCATCAGCCACTTGTCTTTCAGCTTGCGCTAATCTTGCACCGTACTGCATGAGCAGCACTGGTTGTCGTTGCCAGACCGCCTCAAGGTCGTCGCGATTAAACTCAAGGTCGATGATGATTTGGTCAAGAATATTGTTCATATTTCATGTAGCTCATTAGCTATTTTTTTTGGTTTCCGAATTTTATCAGAATGGAACAAAATTTAATAATTTGGCTGAGGTTTGCCGACCATTGTTGCTTTGACTTCAGGGACGAAACATAAGGTGTTGTCTAGAGTAAGAAAAAGTTGTTAAATCTATGGGATTTTTCTCAATAAATTCAACTTGTCAATGCGGATGGCGCTAAGAAAAAATGAAAGAAAAACAGATAGAATTTCTTTATCAATCGATTAATGATACCCAAGCCACTATTCGTGCAACAGATGTCAAGATTGGCTTCTTGTTTGTCGTTATCTTCCTTCCTTTGACTTCAGTTGAAGGTCTTTCCAAAGCTGTGGCAAAGCTATGGACTTCTCCATACCACTTGGGATTTGTTTCAGTAATTACAGCACTCTTATGGCTTGCCTCGGTATATGTTTTATTCAAAAGTTTGTCGCCTATAACAGACATTAAAAAACATATGATCGGCATAGTTCCAACAGATACTTTTTACATGGGTGGCATGCCCCTTATAGGGAAAAAGGATTTCTTTAGCATCAGTGATGTTAGAGCAACGCAAGATGTTCAAACTTACCTATCAGCTATACCTAAGGATGAACAAAAATTACTTGAAGAACTAGCTAGCGAAAAGATGAAAGTATCTTTAATTCGTAACGTTAAAAATCTTCGGGTCAATGTATGCACTAACTTGACTTTGTTATGGCTTACTTTAGGCATGTTTCTATCTACTGTTTATTACTTCAATTTTGGAGTTCATGCATGAATAGTGATCAGCGGACAATAATTGCTAACTTGGTTGATAGCTCCCTTAATCAAGCTGAACACCATTGGAGTAATGGTGGATATAAATTAATAGCAGAGAGTAGAGTCGGAACCGAAGCCTTCAATAAGAGTGCTATGGACTCGGCCCCAAGTCAAATACCTGGCCATGAAATAGTTATGGAAGGCGAAACGATAGTAGACGATTTCATAGCTATTGTTGCCGATATGCGCAATTCTACAGATCACATGCTTACTGCCAGTAATTCTATTAAACTTGAGGGGATACAGCGTGTGTTTTATGAAACCGCTGCTCTGTTGCCTGCTCTTGAGAAAACAATAAATATATATAAAGGTGGTGTCACTGAATATTTAGGTGATGGTGTCCTTGGGTTTTTCAAAAAAGAAGAAGAAAAACCTAATCAATACATTTATGATGCCCATAATGCGGCTAAAGATTGCTTAAATAATACGTTGGGTATTGTTAACTCTGCCTTAGCAATTAGATACGAGCTTCCGCCCTTGAAGATTGGTATTGGATTGGCACTTAGCAAGGCGCTAGTAAGCCTTTCTGGAATTGAAGGAGCTAGACATGCTAAAGCATATGGAGAATGCGTGTTCAGAGCAACTAAACTTTCAGGTGGCAACAATGTTATTCTTATTGATAGCAATTTAAGAACAGCTTGGCCTTCCTCTCAAGGCGGCAGACTGTCATTTGTATTAAGTGATATAGGCAGAGGTGGCGTTCAAGGTTATCGGATCAACGTCGAATAAACAAAGGGGGGGGGAGCCCCCTATTTTTTAGAGGTTATAATGGAACTGAATTCTGACGCCAAAGTGCGGGCAATAAATGAGTTAATTTTGCGAAGAGATATCATTAGAAATAAAGAAGATATTTGTTTTGGTAGCCGTGTTACTCAAAGGACCTTTGATGAAATTGAGGTGGCTATAAGGGCTTTGTATCCTCCAAATCATGATTTTGTTAGTGATTGGAAGGAGATCTCAGCGGTCATAAAAAAAACCGACATGAAATCTTACGATAGAGACCAAGACTATAAAGTTGTTCGCGATGACATAATTAGAAATACGGTTGGGTTAATTAATAAAATTACATCTGACTATAGAAAATATAGAGGCGAATTGGTTGGGCCTGCCAATGTTGACTCGCTATCAAAAGCCATAAATATATGTGTGCGTTTCGGTCTGGTCGTGGATGCTATGAAAATCAGATATGCCTCAAGACCACCATTGTTGATGAATGATGAATATGATGTGCAAGACCTACTCCATGCTCTTCTGAAAATTGAATTCGATGATATTAGATGTGAGGACGCGGTTTCTTCAACATTTAATCGGAACGCCCGCATCGATTTTGTTTTACCTAAAGAAAGAATCGTAATCGAATGCAAAATGACGAGGGCGGGTCTAAATGATAAAGAGATTGGAAAACAGTTAATAGAGGATATTATGAAGTATACGAAGCATCCAGATTGTGGGCATTTGATTTGCCTTGTATATGACCCTGCAGGATTAATTGTAAATGAAGCAGGAATACAAAACGACTTGAATAGATATAAAAATGTATTGAGCACAACTTTCCTAAGAGTTAAATAATTAAAGGCGCTATATAGCGCCTATTGCTTACGTTGCTTGCATCATTCTCGCAGCTCTTTGACGGCGGTACTCTCCAACGTCGCTAAACTTCTCGGCCTCAGTAAACTCATTGGCCACCTTTGTCACCAGGCTGTCGCGATACTTTTTTAGCTCATCCAGCTTTTCCAGCGCCTTGCTCGAACTGCTGATACCGTCAACGAATCGACGCATAAGAGGATCGTAAACGACGTTGAGCATTGCTTTAGCCGCCTTGCGAAGACGATTAGGGGCGCGTTCCCCGTCGTATTTGGCGCTGGCCACGGCCAGCTCAAGCGTCATGGTGCGGTCGATAAATTCCCAAAAGTTAGAACGGGTAATTGCTTCGCGCGCTTTCTCAATCATCGCCGGTGCCAATTCGATAGTCATTTTCGTTGCTTCCTGTTTTTAATTTCTTCTTTCCAAACGGCAATAGCCAGCGGGAGAGTCAGGTGGTAGATCTCAGTCCTGAATGGGCAATGACGTGCTGCCAGCTCTGTATGGCGCAATAACACGGGATATGTCGTGCCGTCCTCTTCCCACCAAAATTGCTCGGCATTCTCATCGGTCATTCGAATGACTTCAGGGGCTGATTTGCAGTTAGGGCAGCGCAAGTCTGCCCTATAGAGGATGTGAGGCTTGCTCACGAATTAACTGCCTCGGCAACGTCAGCGAGAATTAGCTCCAACTTTTCACCTTCTTCCGGGCGGAAGTGGAGGATGTTAGGGTTGAAACCATAAAAGACCGTTACATCCAGCTCCGGCAGATACTCTTTGCGGCCAACAAGATCTGATGGCTTCGACTTGTTGTTAAACAGGCTGGTGGACTTCGCACCGCACGTAAGAATGTACGTTGGCCGTACCAGATCCACCTCTGCTTTGATGAACTCGTTAAACTGGCCTAACTCGTCTTTGGTGTAGTCCTTTTCCTTGTCCTTCACCTTCTTACAGACGCCGGTCACGTACAGATCGCCCATCTTCAGATCACCGGCAACCAGCAACTTCGCCTTGAAGTCGTCGTAACCGTTCTCCATGAAGTAACCGGTTTTGCCATCGTTACCGTTGGCGTTGTCGAGGATGATCATCAGGCGCGGCTTGATGCCGATGCTCGGACGAATAAGCTCATCACCCAGCCCCATTTCAGCGGCCATATTGGTCATCAGCACGTTTACTTCAGCCTGGCGTTTCGGGTTCATTTCAAACTGGCGTATCGCTTTTACCGCATCGATCACCAGATTACCCATCAGCTCCGCCTGGTCACGGCGACGCTCTTCGGAAGTTGCGGGTACGCTACCGGGGATGATGCTGGCAAATGCACCGACACGATCGAGAGAATCACGAACACGGCTGTTGCAGGCGCGCTTCTCAACCGCCTCTTCAAACTGCATGATGTCGGTGAAATGGCCTCCCACTTTCGCCCGGGCGCGCATGATCGCTTGGCATCCATTCTCTGAGCATCCTTTAACCGCTGAGAAGGGCGCATACAGCACTTGCGTACCATCTTCCATCTGGCGGATCTCAATGCGGTTGGTCGAGATGTTTACATCTGGTGGCAAGATGCGAATGCCAAAGCTCAGCGCGTCTTTGACCAGCCCCTGATGCTTGTCATCACCCAAAATAGTCAGCGCTGCTGCGAAGAATTGGGCAGGGTAGTGCGTTTTCATGAACATCGACTGATAGCTAATCAGCGAGTACGCCACTGAGTGAGATTTGTTGAACTGGTACGCCCCGTTTTTCTCAAACGCTTCCCAGATCTCTTTTGCTTTGCTGTCGCTTAGTCCGGGCTTCGTGGAAATCGTCTCTAAAACTTTCATTGGTGCCTCTTAATCACAATCCATGTATTAATTTTCGCAGCTCAGATACGGCATCCAAGCTGCGTTAAACGGTTAGATGCCCAGAACGTCGGCGCCATCGTGCATTGCTTCTTCGATGGTTCGCAGCTTGCCATCGGCACATTTGAAGTGCTCCGCGCGGTGGAACTGGCGAGTGGTTCCGTCTTCCAGCTTCACCTCTATCCAGCCAGCCTGGGCCTGCTCGATAAACTGGCTACCGACCTTCTTCATCTTCTCCATGTCTTTTTTACCGATCGCTTTACGGACGCCATCAGCTTCCGCGAGCGTGAAGCCGGCCAGCAGCTGCGTGGCCTTCATGGTTTGTTCCTGATAGAGAATTACCCCATTGGTCTCAGAGGTCAGCTCATCGAGCACCTGGTGGATGGAATCAGCCTCTTTGAAGCCTTTGGCCACCGAAACGTAGCTGTCCAACATTCCAGATTCGATCGGGCCAGGTCGGAATAATGCTGTCGTGGCGACAACTGTTTCAAAGCTCATCGGATCAATGCCGCCTCCCAGATCCTTTAGCAGCTTACGCATCGAACCTGATTCAAGCTGGAACACGCCCTGGGTGTGGCCACCGGCAAAGCCATCAAGAACCTTTTTGTCAGTTAGTGGAATTGCATCGAGATCAATCACGCTGCCCGTGGCTTCTTTCACGTATTGCTGCGCATAAGCCAGCAGATCGAGCGTAGCGAGGCCGAGCACGTCCAACTTAATCAATCCCATGGATTCGCAGTAACGCTTGTCAAAAGCGATTACACGCGCATCCCCGCGTCGCTCTACCGGTGTGCGCTCGGTCAGCTTCACACCGGCTACGATCATGCCAGCTGCGTGGCGGCCGAATCCGCGCATGAGACTTTGCAGTTTAGTGGCCGCGTTAAATGCGTCTGGGTATTTGGCTGCGTATTTGTCCAGGCTGGAAAGCTCTTCGCGCATCTCTTCGAGTGACAGTGAATCGTCATCGACAAAGCGCAGGTCTTTCGATACCGCCATATCCGCTGAATCCACGCCAAAGATACGTGCGGTGTCGCGCAGTGCTGAAGCTGCACCGAGGTATGTGAAGTTGGGAATGCCAGCGACGTAATCCTCCCCGTAACGCTCACCCAGGTACTCAATGACCTCGTGGCGACGTGCCTGGCTAAAGTCCAGATCAGCATCGGGCAAGTCGAGACGTTCAGGGTTAATGAAACGTTCGAACAGCAATCCATGGCGAATAGGGTCTACGTTTGTGATCCCCACGCACCAAGCGACAAGAGAGCCAGCGGATGAACCGCGGCCAGGCCCAACAGGAATCCCGGCGCCGCGAGCGTAATTCATCAGGTCGTGAACCATGAGGAAGTAGCCGCAGAAGCCAAGGCGGGTTAAAACATCAAGTTCGTACTTCAGGCGCTCAACATAATCACGGTGCATTGTGGCTGGTGGTGCATAGCCGAACTCTTTGGTACTAAGACGCTTCCTCAGCCCCTCTACAGCGAGTTTACGCAATGTGGCTGGCTCATCATCTGCCATGGTTGGTAAAGCGGGTTCCAGCGGGTGCCAGCGCCATGTACACGCATCAATGATCGCGTCCTGAGTTGTTGAGACCATTGCTGGCGTGACGTTGACACTCATCCGCACCGCAAACTCCTTCAATAGCTGGAGTAAGTGGCGGCGATCATTAACGCCATTGTCACGTTGATAGGGGATTCGCATACGGTGCAGCTGGTCGATTTTGATGTTGTTCAGCACCATATGCGCGATGTCTTTGATGTCAGCGTCAGTGGGAGCCTCGTAGTAAGCAGGGTAGAACGCCACCGGCTCGATCTTAAGAGCACTGGCCACCTTGAGCGCTTTGCTATTCAGCTGGTCATAGAGTGGGGTAGCAATCGGATAAACGGCGCAGTAAAAGTTCTCACGGCCGCCAGCGTGAACCAGCTGGGCGATAATCTTCGCGAAGTCCGGGCGCTGGAATACGCTTCCCATGTCCGAGGTCAGCAGGATGATGTTGCCTTTGGCGAACGTCGCCAGCAGCTGCGCCAGCTCAAGACGGGGAACGTGATAAAACTGCTCGCGTGTGTTTGCCAGCGTCATCAGTTCGCAGAGATCGACATAACCTTGCTCGTTCTTAATGAGCGCCGTGAAGCTGTAGCTGCGCGCTCGCGTTAATGATTCCATACATCCTTTAGACTCCTTAGCGAGTCGAGCGCGGTGCTCGTATGTGGGATCGTCAACCAGGTTCAGCTTCACACCACAAATGACCGCAACATCGTCACCAGCCGCCATCTGCAATGGGATTACGGATGCCAGATTCATGCTGTCAGCGGAGATCACCGACGAGTAACCCATTTCGCGGGCTTTCTCTACGGCGCGCTCTGCCTTCAAAGACGACTCACCCAGGGAGAAGTCAGTTCGTACCATTAATGCTTTCATGTGCTTTTGCCTTACTTGTCTTTTTTATTTTGTCGTTTGGGAAGCCAGCGAACTTCCCGTAAATCTTGATGGCGGTCTCTTGTGCCTTAACGAAGCAATCCCGCTTGCTGGAACATGCCATGCAAACGGGATTAGTTTCAGAGGCTGCTATCAGTGAACCAAAGCAGCCTTTGCTCATACGAAAATGCGATCCGCAATCTCGCGCGCTGCTTGGGCAGACGCTGAAGGGAGTTTGTTGATGAATGCGCGTTGCAGACCAGCTGGAATGTCACCGCGGCGAATACCAACCTGAAGAGACAGCAGCAGCTCGCGCGGCCCAATTGGTTGTGAGATCACGCTGGTTTCGTAGCCTTCACGAATAAGAGTTGCGAAGCGCACCAGCTTCTGAGCGAAATCATCCGTAGCGCCTGCTTTGACCAGCATGTTGGTTTCGGCGCGTTGGCTCATGTAATGAACTTTCGAGACAATTCCAAAGCGAGAGAAGTTGGCGGCGTTCTGCAGGTTTGTACCCTGATACAGTCCTGTTTCGTCTCCAGATCCGTTTGTGTTGCCGGTGGCGATGAACGCAAAACGTTTGTGCGGTGCAACGCGGCGCCACTCTGGGGTAGCTTCTTTGATGACAAGACCTTCACCCTCCAGCACTGGCTGGTAGATGCCCAAAATTTGAGGGAATGCAAAGTCGTATTCATCTGCCAGATATACCCAGCCGTGACGCATTGCCAGTGCCAATAAGCCAGGCTCGAAATACGTTGAGCCGTCTCGTGCCAGAATCTGCCCGGAGATATGCGCTTCTTCCGTCGAAGCGGTGTGTTGAGAGCGGATAACCGGTCGATTCATCAGGGCGCAAAGCTGAGTTGGGAGAGAGGTTTTGCCAGTGCCAGCATGACCCCACAGATAGCCTGGAATGCCCAGCTCCATCATCATCAGAACATCTTTGATAAGCTCAAAGTCACCGTATACGTAGTTGTCTTTGGCCACCGGTACAAACTCTGGGAATGGCGTGTTTACGTTCACTGATACCTTGAGGGGCTGGTTCAGCGCGGTGGATAGATTTTTCAGATCCACGCCAAGCAGCTCGTGCGCGGCCACCATTTCCACCTTGTATTCCTCAGTGCCGATGTAGCCAACCTTAACGGTCGGTGCTTTGCTTTCAGCAGCTTGAATTTCCTGCTTGCGAGCCTGAATTGTCTTAATGGCCAAAGGTGAAATCGTTGGCGCATCGGGGAACTGAGTGGTGTATGCCGCGATGATGTCTTCTACGGTACTGCTTTTATGCTCTTCAGGAATGCCGGTGCATTTGCCCTGCAGATGCGATTTCAGGTGGTGGAACTCGCAAGAACACCAATGGCAGGTGATGGTTTCCTTCGCTGAGATGTCTTGGACTTGGACGGCGCTCATGTGCTTTTCCTTTATCGTTTTTGTTTATCTGGTGCTTATAGTAATAATTTTAAGATAAAAAGATAAGTAGCTGCCTACTTATCTTTATCGGCATGACTTAGCCAAGTATCAATTGAGACAATTTCCTCACGACAGTGGCGCCCAGGTCTTCCACTTTTTTTACCTCAACGTTGTTCTTGTAGAACCGGCTGGGAGCATCCGTAAGAATGCCGATACCCATTAGATCGATAAGGCCACTACCTTCAATTGACTCCGCCACAGCTTTAAGATGGTCGCTGAAGTCATGACCGATTCCAGCTGGCGCACCGTCACTCATGACAAGCATTATTTTCTTATCCTCAGTGCGGCCAGCAAAGTGCTGAGCCAAAGCCATAATTGATTCACCATCAATGTTGTCTTCAAGGGGGAATCTCTCTGACAAGCAGCCTAAGCGTTTGCGTGTGGTGGGCGTGTTTGCTCGTTCGTGCCAACCCTTGATAGTGGGGAGCATCAATGATTCATAGCGGTTGTAGCCGCGACCCATCTTCCTTGCTGCATCGATGTCACAGCCTGCAGTTGTAAACCCGGTAATGATGTTCGGTACATTTATGCGATCGAGCGCGTCAGAAATTGTGTAGGCGCAGGCCAGTGCGAGACAAATTTTCGAACCCTGCATTGAGCCAGACAAGTCGATAACCTGCTGCACACAAGCGTTTACTGCCTTATGGTCTTCCTTGCGACGGAATACGCGGTCATCGTTCATAGACAGTCGGTACAAATTGGCGCTATGCACTTTTCCACGACGTTGACCAGGTACGAACTGGACTTTGTTACGACTCGCAATGGCACGTTCAAGGTCTTTGGCCAGTGTCGAGGCCGATCCATCAGCGAGACGACGCTCGACATTCGAGGCAAATAAACTGGTGCCTTCGTCGTCGATACGCCAGTTCTTTAAACCACGGTTAAGATGGATGCGGCCAAAAGCTTTATGAGTTTTGCGGAGATGGTTCTCGACATCATCAATCGGGCCAATAAAGTCGTATGAGCGTTGATATGGGCGATATGAGCCTTTTGGCACACCTTTCAGCTCGTTGGCCATTACCTCGTTGAGCGCTTCCTCCATGCCCTGCTCTGGAGCCACCTCAGTGCCTTCCAACGCCTTAAACGCTGCGTCCAATGGAATGTCACCAGTACCGCCATCTTCTTCGTTTAGATCGCCCTGGGTGGCTTCCTGACGACCATCACTTTCTAGATCACGCGGTGTGCTTTGCTGGTCATCTGAGTTGGCCGCTGAATCAGTATCGTCTGCACCGCCCGAACCACTTTCAGGCTGCTCATTATCTGGATCATTGTCGTCCGACTCGCTCTCAAATCCACCAAACCCCTCAGACTGTTCAGATTCCTCTTCACCTTCTGGTTTATCATCACCATCACCTGATTCAGCTGGGGCGTCATCTTCGTGAGCTTCACCATCTTCAGGCTGGGAGTCATTAGCGTTGCTGGAGTCAGGATCTGATTCAGAGCCTTCTTCCTTATCTTTTATATTATCTTCATTACTATTATTTACAGGAGCAGGCTCTTCTTCTTCCTGCGCCTCATCGACACTACCAGGCTTATCACTATCCGATTCATCATTTGATTTAGTTGGTTGTTCACTACCTACATCATCAGACGAATCGTTTTCCTTATCATTTTCTTCCGAATCACCATGGCCTGATTTACCTTCCGGTTTCTCCATTTCTTTCTTTAAAGCCAGTGAAATGCGGCCTGCCAGCTTGATGCAGTCTTCGGTGCTCATCAACATTGGCACAGCAGCCGGCACACCAGCTTTACTTAGTTTTGATACAGGATCGCGAACATAAGCC